TAAACATTACTTTGTTTTTGCACTTTATCTTCTGTAACACCTTTAGGCTTCTTATTTTCTAATTCACCATTACCGGTATAGTAAACGTTTGCTGGTAAAGTACCTTCTGGTAGACGAGTATCACCTAACCAGTTAAATATAATATTATCGGTTAGTAGATTAGGAACATCCTTAGTCTTACCCTTAAGGTCTTTAGGAGTAATCTCCATTTCTATAGGACTAGGTAAACCTTTAACAGTGCGATAGTAGGCTTTAGCTCCGGCGCTATCGGCTTGTAATGAACCGGTGATTGTTTCTACTGTATCCTTGAACGATGATGTAGTTGCAACTCCAGCCACAGATAGAATGTCTAATTGTACAGCAATACCAACTAGACCGTCTTTTATCTCAGGCTTCATTTTCTTATTAGACTTAAGAGATTCAATAACACCCTTGTAATCGTTTTCTGTATTGAAAATACGTTCAATTAAATCAGTACATGTTTCGTTTCTACATGTGGGAGACGGTACAAGTATTAGTTCTTTATAATCTGGTACAAGTTCTGTTATCTTTACTAACATTGTAGTTAATAGATTACTAAAGTTACCGTAGGTAGAATCTTCAGTCTTATCAGAACGACCGTAATGAAACCATGTACCTTCAAATTCGAATGCTAAGCCTACAACTTCACTTGGAATATCTTTGTAAGTCTCTCTGGTGCCAGCAAAATAAAACAATTTCACAGTTGACATGGGTGTTTCCTTATACAATGGGTTTAATATCTATAGTAATTAAAAAGGTTGTTATTCTGACTTAGCTTTAAATTTTATGTTTATTAGATTATCACCTAGGAGTAGATAGAAATGGCTATAGCTAAATTACCCGGTTCACCAACAGAACCAGAAGAAGTACCTGTAGATAATCAGGTTGCAGTTAATACAAAGATTAATGATTTACCTGAGACAACAACTCCATGGGTTGATTCTGTTCAGGGTTATAAAGGTAACGCAGTTAACTATGATGTTGAGGGTTCACCATGGCGCGGTTACTACTACCAGATGTTACGTCAAAAGGATGATGTATCGGATGTGGTAGATGTTTTAGTCGATGCTAGTTACCAACAGTATACTAAGATTAATAACTACGTAGCAAAGTTACAGGGAGACCTATCTTATACCATTACCGAAGATACTAAAGAAAGTGCTTTAGTCGGTCAGATGATTATAGTGGATGCTATCGTTCCTAATAAAGGTGATGTATGGGTTGCTGAACGTGGTGTTAATCGTATTGGTGTATTCTTAGTAACATCAACTGAACGTTTAAGTGGGTTCTCTAATGCTGCGTATTTAATTGATATTAAGTTAATTGAAGAATCTGACTCGACTAGTAGAGGTAAACGTTTACAGTCACTAGAAGAAAAAGTAGTTAGTAATTATCATTATAATGAGAAGTATCTTTACTTAGGTTCTAAACCGCTACTTAGCACCAACGAATTACATCAGTCTAAGAACAGACGACAAGACGGTATACGTTTAGCAGAAGATTACATGCGTGAGTTCTATAGAAATGATGCGTGCACATTGGTACTAGATATCGACGGAACTCTAATATACGACCCTTACTTAACTGAATTTGTAACTAATACTTTCCCAGTCAACGTTAGTATGATTAGAGCGTATAATGATGAAGCTCGTTCTGCTGAAACATTCCTAGATAATTTAGTATCTAAGAACGGTAGGTTGAGTATGTTGATAGCTAAAGAAATGCATTTAGTTAGCGTGACTAAGGTTCAGGACTTACAGTTCCTATATGGAATACATCATACGCCCATTCAGTACTTAGTTAGACCTAAAGACGATGTGTCAGATGATACCGCATACTTAGGATACGGCTGTTTTGAACATTTAACCGAAGTAGAACTTAGAAATGTTGTTCCTATATCTTCACCGATGAGTACCGGCACAATACATCCAGTTCCAGTTATAGGTTATAATTCTAGTTATGTATTAAGCACAGACTGGTATAATGGTAGTACTGAAAATACCATATTTGAATCTATGGTAACTGATTGGTTAGAAGGTAATCCTTTAGACCAGACTAAGTTAGATAACGTCTTATTAGCGTATAAGCAATTTACGACATTAGAACGTTTCTACATAACTCCAGTTTTAGTTTTTCTACTAATGAATAATCAATAAGAAGGAAGTCCATTATGGCTATGACCGTAGCGTCTATTCGCAAAGTAAAAGATGAGAGTACTTATCTATTATTAAAAGAACCATTGTTTGGTATCTTAGGTCGTGAGTATGAGTTACTTACACCTGAGGAATTAAAACGTAAAAGAACGGTGTTACCTAGAGGTATAGATAGTGAAGAAGTCTTAACTGAAGGTACAGTACTGTATCGTAATATTGCAGATATGATAGAAACCATTAGGCGGGATGTTGGTTTTGATTTGGAAAAGATTACCGACGCTAAATTAATATACACAATTATAGATACCTTCTTACAGGCACAAGCTCGTTTGGTAGGTAAACGTATAGGTGGTATTAAAGACTTTATGGTAGATGACTTCACAGACTTAACTCGTTTAGCTAATATGATGTTAGCGTTAATTAGTATACAAGACCGTGTTGACTTGATGAATGCACCTAAAGAACCTTCTGCTAAATACACTTCTATATTTGACCTTATGTTATCGGGTAAAGAAGATAAGACTCATGTCGTTCCTGACGAAGTTGAGTATGAAGATAGCGGGTATCAGTCACCATTTAGTGAAGTAATAAAGAGTCGTAACCGTGCTCCTAATCGTGTTGATAGATTTAAAATCTAAACTAAGGAGTAAACTATGGGTATTGAAAACTCAGAACTTCTAGAAGATATAGTCGGGATTATAAATAAACGCTCTACAACAAGCGATACGAGGTTTAAATATAGTTTAGACATAATCGCTAATGATTCAACTGTTAGTGTCTTAAAAGTTCATACATTAGATATTACTAGAGACTTCGTTAGTAGATACGGTGACTATATGATTCTGGCGGTTAGTATTAATCGTCTCGAATATGATGCACTTATCTACCCTAACCGAGAAGACTTAACAGCTACCTTAACCGTAGAATCAGTCCACGATAAAACAGGTATAGCTGGTGGAGATAAAGCAGTTAGTCGGTATAGGGTTAAATTAACAGATGCTGTAGATGACGGTTTAGTTTATGGAGATACTACTGCTACTAGCGATTCTGAAAAGTCTCAGGAAATTAAAGACGTTACTATTCAGTTAATGGATTTAAATCTTGAGAAATTAAGACTCAAAGATATAACGGGTATTATTAGAGATACTAAGGTACTAGACTTACTTAATGTTGTGATGTCTGATAGAGGAGAATATTCTGTTGATGTATATCCTCCAGACAAAATTAATAACATTACTCAGTTAGTTGTAGGCGGTCAAGAAAGTATAGCTATAGCAGACTTTCCTAGTTGGTTGCAGAAATACGGTGGTGGTGTTTATAATCACAACATCGGTTTTTACTGCTATAATGGATGGGTATATGTTTATCCTTTATTTAAAGTAGATAGAGACCCCAAACGACGTAAGTTAGTATTATGTAGTGTAGGTCCAACTCAGTTAATGGGAATAGATAATACTTATTCTGTTGAACCCGGTAAGTTATCTATTATCTCATCTGGTAAAGTTGAGATGGAAGATACTACGGATAAATTAACTTATAACTTAGGTAACGGTGTTAAATTTAATATACCTAACTTTCTAAGAGATGGTGTAACTCATGATTCTGGCGTCACCACTGTAACGGGTTCTGGTTTACGTACTCACGGAATCAATAATGAAGTACTTAATAATGTTAAGTCTTATAAGTTAATAACTAATAATCCATTCTATGAGATAAGTCGAGTTAATAGTAATCGTGGTATTCGTGCATCATTCACATGGGAAAATGCTAATCCTTCTCTTATATATCCTAATATGGAAGTTACTGTTCTATATAAGACAGGTGATACTACTCATAGTCTAAAGGGAATCGTTATAGGAATGGATTACCAATCATCTATAGGTGAGAATGAAGCCACAAACCCAACACATACAGGTAATGCTATACTTCATTTATTCTTAGATAAAAACGTTATCTAGTTGTAATATTATAATATATATGGGTTATCACGATTTTTTGTTTCATTTTTTGTCGTGTCGTCCATAATGGGTTTCCTTCTTTTTAAGACGGCTTCGGTCGTCTTCTTTTCCGTGCAAATTATATAGTGAAGGAAATCTACTAGGATTTTATAATGAATAATCATATTTTAAGACCGGTATATACTGGGGTTGCGGTAGCAGATATAGAGTACGGTTCTAATGTATTACACGTTAAACCATTAGAGTCTAATCCAAGTGCCACGGGTGAAATTGACACATCCTTAGAATTACTAAAAGTGGAAGTGGAAACACCTAAGGGTACAGTGGAGAGTAAAGCTATATTTACAGATTACCTTACCTGTAGTTGGCTGAATAGAAATACTAATCGAATTACAGCACCTGATGTACGAAAAGGCGAAAGAATTCAGATATGGCAAAATGCGGATAGTGAGGACTTTTATTGGGAAACTATCGGTATAGATAATCATCTAAGAACTCAAGAACATGTTATCTTTGCATTTAGTAATACTAACAACGAAGATAGAGCTAATAAGAAATTAGACTTTACAAATTGTTATATATTTGAATTTGATACCGTTAATAAGAAGATACGTATAAAGACTAATAAGAATGACGGTGAACCATTTGAATATGAAATAGTATTAAATACTAAAGATGGTTTCCATAAGATGAGTGATGATGTAGGTAACTATACATTGATGGATAGTCTTAATACTGTTATTGAATTTATGAATAAAGATAAAACTCAATACCGTATGGATAAGAAGGATATACTTGAAAAGTGTGATGGTAATAGAACTGTTATTGTAGGCGGAGATAATACCGTTGAGATTACAGGTCATGATAAGTTAACTGTTAAGAAATCTAGTACTAGAGAAATAACAGATAATGAATTTACCAAGGCCAAAGGTATAGGTATGGAAGTGGCTGAAAGTATAGTTTCTAAAACTGGTAGTAGTTTTGACGTCGATAGTCCAGTAAGTAACTTCACAGGAGCAGTTAATGCTAGTAGTTTAGCAATTGCTCCTGGAGTCTCAGTTGGTGCTCCTCCAAGAGGAGAAGGTGGCGGTTATACAGCTACAGTAGATGGGACTATGTTCGTTAGTACATCATTAACTACACCAGAATTAAATTCTGATATATTAACTGTCGGTGAGATAACTGGTGATAAAGCAGCATTTAGTGTAGAGTGTACAGCGCCAAATATTTAATACGGTTTATAGGTAGGGCGTTCGCCCTACCTAACTTATGCCTTTAAAAGGTCTACTAATTCCATTATAGTTTTGTTGGGGTCTTTATGACATATGCCCATACCACCTTTATCTATAAATGTAGATACATTACGATGGTAATCATCAATAAGTAATCCACCATGTTTAGCATACTGGGTCTTATCGCTGTGCGTAGTAACTACTTCTATATCATAGTTAACACCAAACTGATTAAGGTGGCCGGTTAAGTTCAGTAACTTATGCGTCTTAGCTGTATCCAAATCATGGTGTTTGTTATCTAAAGACGTTAGTATTTTAACTGGTATATCTTTAGAATCTAAATACTTCATAATTTCTATTAGATGAAAGCATTCAGTAGTTATATCTAAATTAAGAAACGTATCGGGAAACCGTCGGTAATATTTCTTAATTAGTACTTCACGCTCAACCTTATCCATAGAATTCAAGATAGGTATATTTGCTCTAAAGTCTTTTATATGAAAGATATCAGAGAACAAGTGTAAACGCTTAGCAACGTACCCTTCCCAATCTACGAGACAACCATCTGCATCCATCCAAACTTCTTTAATTTTACAGTTCGATTGTGGGATAGTGTTCTTTAAAATATCCAGTGCTAGTTTAGCCATTAGATTGGATTCGCTCTAAGAAAGAATTAATTTCCGGAATAAGATTACTTACCCATGAAAATTCGACTATTTTACCGTCTAAAGATAAGCAGTAGTCTGACTCACCATCAGTAATAGCAAAAGTTGTATCGTTACTGTAACGTGTAGCGTACTGTGGATGGTCAAGAGCGATTACATTACAACGTTTACACAAATCCTTACCTAGGAAATATTTAAGTCTGTCGTCGCGCTGAGTGAGTCCTAACGCTATGTTATTATGATTAGGTACTATATTGAGAATAACTACATTGTAACCTTTATCAAGTAGCTCTTCAAATAAACGTTTAAGTTCAAAGAAGTCAGATGATATATCCATCTCCTTCGTCATGTTGGGAAACTTAGAGTTAATTAAGGTACGTTGATTAATTATGTCCTTAACTAGACCCTTCTTATCAATCTCCCCTAGACGATTAATAATATAACTTTCAGTATCAAACAATAACTCAGAATTAAAGATGATTGTGGGTGCATTGTTTTTATCTAGGTTAGTATTCAATTCAATCATTTGGTTTATCTCTCTTTGTTTTATAATCCGATTATAGATATCGGTGTATTTGAATGTTTAATTGTGATGGTGTTATCGTAAGCTCTAATCATTAAGTCAGATTTACCATCATCTATAACTATTAATGGTGGAAGTGGTTTACAAGGAACTTCATGTGAACTTAAGTGCGCTCGTGTTATATGTGCATCGTATAGCTTCTGTTGCTTAGTAAGAGTAAAGGGTCCAACTAAGGACTTAACGTCTCTTACGTTAACTTCATAAAGACGTAGGGAATGAACGTCACCACAACCCGCAGCGTCCTGATTGGCTACAAAGTCCAACACTGCAAGTTCTGGTTTAGGAAATAACTTAACACCACGTAAGTTATCACTACCGTAACGTCGGATAGGTAACACATAATTATCAATCTCATCTACAGAAACCGCGTATAGTTTAAATAGTCCAACTGCTACGTATCTAGACGGTAACACTTCATAAACTTCAGAGTATCTATCTATATCAATAGACGAACCGTGTAGTATAAAGTATCTACCTGCTTCATTATCAACCGTTAGCTGTGTACCACGCATAGTTAGCATACCCATCATGACGGTATCGTACGGTGATACAATAACCGTCGGTAGTATTTCGTTATTTAATGAGAAGTAACCGTATAGGTAATCTAAGGCTTTGTTGATTACAGTTAAAGGAACGTAACCGGCCTCACGATTAGTAGTTGTAACTTGATTACTATTTATATTCCACGAGAAACGTATATCTGGATAAATAGATTTCTTGTACTTTACACAGATATGTAATTTGGGATTTATATCTCGTAGAGAACTAACTTCAGCATATACTGAAAAGTTATCTTCGTGATAACGTCCTAGTATTATTTTTTTAATTAGATTAAACATTTCCATTATTCCTATATTAATGCTTCTCTTATTAGAAGCTTAAGCCACCACCGTCTGCACGTAGATTACCACCTGTATCATTTCTAACCTGAGACTTACCATCTAAGTCAGACTTAATAAAACCACCCGGCGTACCATTAACACTATGCATTTTATATACTGCATACTTATCTCTAGACGGCGTTCCTTTCCCGAGGCGATGTTTACCTTTAGCTAGCTGGTGGAAGTAACCGTCACCTGCTTCTTCTACATGAGCAAACAATCTAAAGTCTAATTCGTGTATAATGTACTTACTACCCGCTGACATATTTCTATTAACGGCATCCCTAGCAAATTCTTCAGACTCAGTAACTAAGTACTTAGCACTATCATCTATCTGAGCAGCAGTGATACATGTAATACCACGAGACTTAGTATAAGCCCCAATGATACCGTAACCGTTCTTAACTTTATAAGTATCCATCATACCCGGAACATTATTCATATTAAGAAGTAACATATAATCAAGACCAAATGCATGAATCTCATAACCATCTTGCTGTAGAGCCTCTAAAAGATTAACTACATCATAAGGAGAACTAGCATACTTCTCACCGTAAATAACTTTAAAGTGATAACCTTTAGACTGTAAGCGTTCTTGTACGTACTTAACAATCTCATTAGTAGATAAGTCATTTATTTCAGTCAGAGTATCGTACTGCTCTCTATATAACTGAACAAACATCTTTTCATATACTTCACGCTGAGTATCCTCAAACGTTAGATAAACAATAAGAGGTTTCTTATCCGGATTTAACATATGCGGATCATTACTAACTGCAATACCAGTTAACATCTTACGCATTGTCTCAGACTTACCCATACCCGATAGAGCTTGTATCTCACCAAACTCACCACGTAGTATACCTTTAGATGGACCAAATAAATCATTCCATCCTTGTAAGTCAAACTTAAGAACACCTAAGTCGCTATAAAGGTCTTGCGTTTCTTCATAGATACGTTCTAGTTCTTCTGAATCGCCCACATCGGTAGCTGATTGAATACCAGGTATATCTGTATACTTAAAACCACTACCTGCACTAACGTACGGTGTTAGTTCTTCATTTAATTTACGTACAAAACTTTCACGGTCTTTTAATAGGTCTGGGTCTTCTCTTAATTTAAAACTGTATTCCTGCATTACCTTTTGGAAACGTGCTTCACGTACGAAGTTATTAACCTGACTATGATAACTATAGTAATCTCGGTTAGCTAACTCTTCAGATTTAGTTTCCATGCTATTTAGGTTATCTTCTAAAAGATTAACTACATCTTTAAAGTAGATACCCATAATGCGTAATCTTGCCATTACATGTCTAACGTCGTAAGGGTCTTTTGTACCTATTTGTTTTAATTCTAATATTAGTTCTTTAAGAGATATTAATAAGCTAGCTTCATCATTACCACCTGAGGTAATTGATGGTGTTCTAATTAAAGGAAGTGCTTCATCGATAGTAGACATTAACGTCTGATTCTTATTACTACCGTAGCTCTGGTTTATTAAAGCAAGGAGTATGTTTATTAATACGATACGTTCCTTCATAACTTCGGGGCCTTATATGCAAAATATTAAATTGATTTTATTCCCGTCATTCGTCGGTGGTCTTTTAGAAGAAAAGACTATAGCTCCGAGTGATTTGAATGACATCGAAAAACTTTCCACTATATTAAGTGAGCTTAGTGTAAATAAAATCTTATACCTTAACGAATATCATGATGATACTACTGCTGTTCCGGTAACTGAAACTCGTCCTATGGATAAAGCATTGAACGTTTTTAGACTAGATATATTCAAAGCATATGTAGCTAACAACGAATTTGGTGTAGGGTATAAATCTAACGTGCCGGTCTATTCAGTTGGTTCTACACTTAATGCACTAACTGATGTAGGTAATGAAAACATGACACCTTCTCTTGAGAAGATGTTACATCTTTACCATCTAGGTTTTACCGTTTATCGAATCGAACCTAAAATATATGGAGTGGTTTTCCAACCTTTATGCGAGGTAGACTCACCGTACGTACGATTGGGTAAACATTTAAAAGATATGGAGGGTTTGCTATCCGACTTATCTTTGGAATTAAATGACAAGGAATTGATAGATGAAGACATTTATCAGTACTACCTTGATTTAATATAATTTTTTAAAAAACGTTTTTATATAAATAGGAATAAGCTAATGGCATTATTTAACCTAATGAGTAAAGCGGCTAAATCAACTACTGGTGTTGATATTGGTCTTCTAACACAAACAATCAATGATAACCAAGCTAGTCTTGTAGATAATGGTATCTCGGCGCAATACGTTGGTATTGAATCTGAAGGCAAAGTAACTTCTGAAGTTGCTGTAAGTCTTGGTAATCAATTCGATACAATTAAAAATACTTTACGTTCAGCTATGCCAAATGTTGGCGAAGTTGGTCTTGAAAATGCTTCACGTACTTTCATGATGTTAGGCGATGCTGATAATCTTGCAAAGCGTATCCAATCTGTACCTGGCCTTGAAGCTTTCTCTAAAACTAATCTTGGTGCTTACCGTGAAACAATGGTAGCCGCTAATGGTATGGTTGCTAACCAAGCTAGCCTTGTAGATACTCTTTACCCGGTAATCGAAGTTGGTGCTAACTACGGTGGCGTTGAAGTAACTCTTAAACGTTTCACATTAGTTACTAACCCTAACATCACTGCTAATGGTGGTGCGGTTGATTTCAAACGTCGTCATATCTTAGACGCTTACCGTGATTCATCTATCCTTAACAACCAGGGTAATGTACTTCGTCCAGTAGTTGTAACTGGTGATAACGAAGATAAGTTTGTTGATGCTGCTTTACTTGCTCCTGTAACAATTCCAGATACAGACCTTAAAACTGCTCCGCTTAAACTGTTCTCTACAAAAGATAGCCTTTTAGCTCTTAGCCGTTTACCAGGTGCGTCAGCTAATGACCGTAGCACATACAATGACCGTATTGATGACGGTGGTCGTATTAAAACAATTTACTTCCAAATCGGTGAAGATAAAACTGGTGCTGGTGGTAATGATGAACGTGCACTTTACCCTGTACCGCTTTCAATGTTTAACCAAGCACAATTCCTTCGCGGTTCTAACACTGGCGATAGCAGCGATGTGTCTTCAACAATCGATTCAGATGCTTTACCAATTGACTTAACGTCTACTAAAGCACAATCAGTTGTTGCACTTAAAGCACTTGCTGATATGGATTACACTCGTTTAACTCTTGAGTATACGTTAAATACTAAACTTAACTTAAACAGCGGTAACATCACTCAAACAGCTAGTCCTGTTGTAACAGTTTCTGGTTTATACAAAGCTGGCGACGATACTAACTACGTATCAGATGCATCTGTTTCAACTGAGCTTGCTGCGATTGTTCCTGAGTTTGCTGGTCAAGATTTCGACCTTACGTTATCAAGCAAAACATTACGTCTTCAAGGCCGTCGTGTTGATGACCAAGAAATCCCATTCACATTCGCAACTACTGCTCGTTCAGTAATCACTGCTGATAAAGCACTTGATGAGTCTGATGTAAGTGACCTACTAAGCGCAATGACTGCGACTGAAGTAATCGACCGTGAGCTAGTTGCTGTTAAGCACCTTATGGCTACTATCGATGATTTACATGCTGCATACGGTGAAGGCGGTCACAACGTTAATCCTATCGGTACTTCAATGCCTGGTCTTGCTTACCTTGTTAAGCCTTGGGTTAAAGTTGAAGAAGTAAATGCTGCTGACTTTATCGATTCTGAAAAGTCTTCTGAGCGTTTCTACGATATCGCTAGCGCACTTATCCAGCGTCTTGCTGATAATGCTTGTACAGCTCTTACAGAAACAGCTTACGTTGAATCTAAGCGTATGTACACTAACGATAAATCAGCTAAAGCTGAATTCGCTGTATTAACTTCTCGTGCTATTGGTCGTTACCTATACACTGAAGGCGACGATCGTTCATTTGGCGCTATGTCAGATGACCTAGAAGATAAACCACAAATCGTAACATCTGGTCTTAAAGAAGTAGATGATACTTTAATCATGGTTCCAACTTCTAGCGATGCTAGCAAAGGTTCTTTCGACCCGTTTGCATGGGGTAACACTTTACGTAACCCTTCATTAGTATACGATGTTGAAATCAGTGCAGACGGTGGTGCTAAGCGTCACTTACAATTACAACCAGTTTACGAACTGACTGTAAATGCACCAATCGTGTACAAACTTAAGATGAATGGCTTAACTGAGCTACTTGCATCTAAAGTTGCTAAGAAAACTGTTTAATAAATAGTTGACTTAAAAAGTAAAAAAAAAAGAGTAGCCTTCGGGCTACTCTTTTTGCTGCTGCATTTTTTTACCACTCTGCTCCTGATAATATTATAATCAAGAAGAAGATAACACCCGCTATAAATGGATGTCTATTAAAGAACCTTTCTATAGGATTCATTATACTTTCCTTAGTGCATTACACTGTAGTGATTTAAAGTAGTTATTAACTTCTCTGAGTTATCTTCTAAGATAATAGAGTCATCCATATGATGAATGTCTTTACCGAAATAAATACCATCATCAGTAACACCTAACCAATTACCATTATTAGCTAACACCACAGTTATATCTTCGTTCTTGTAGTAAACTGTAGCGACTGTAAATAATGGAGATAGCTCAGCTATTAAGTTATCTTTAGTTAATGACACAGAGCGTTCTACGCCTTCTGTGGTTATGGTTATGAATGCCTTATCGAAACCAACAGTAGTTCCTGTAGGACTACATAGTATAACCCCCGCAACTGTATTACCAGATGATAAGATGTGAGTTTCATTCATGAAATTTGTAGCTGTGCCGATTACTTGATTTACGTTATTCATAGGATTATTCCTTATTAAGTTAATGTTAGATTATTTAGTTGTAGATAGGATATTAGTTATTATCTGGTGTATACCTTCGGAATATACAGTTCGGTGGTTAGTTAAGTAATTTAACGCTTCCTCATTAGACATACCTTTCTCACCAGTTAATACTTCTAATATTTCTTCCTGATACATATGAGTACACGACGTATATGAAACATGTACTTCATCACACTCACGGGTTTCTATTTGACTAATAACTGCTCTATTAGAAAAAGGACTATTAAGTCTACTGTTGTTCATTAGACAATTCCTTTATTTAACTGTAGGGTTAATATCTTTAATCCAGAACGCTACCTTAGCCCACAGCTCTCTGCGTGTTAGGTCTTTAGTTAGCGTATAAGTATTAGTACACTCATGACCACGGATGGTAATTAAACCTGTGGTCTTACTGTGTTCTATACCACGTTCACCCACAGTAAATATGTTTGTATCAGAATTAAGACCGCCAAACGTAATTAGATTATTGACATCAGATAACAGTCCGTCTTCAGTAGGAAAGTAACCGTTATCACTAAGAACGCGAAGGATACTCTCATGGTCATCTTCATCAACCGCTACTTCATTAACGAACATACCGTCGTGAGTCATTATAACTACGTCGTTATTTTCTGTAGTGGTTACAGACGCTACTCTATCATCGTTATAACTAACGTATTTAGTATTAGCCGGGTATTCTACTTCAGCAAAAACAATACCGTTTTGGATTGAAGTCATAAGTTCTTCAGTAGTTTGAGTTGGAGTATTCATAGGATAGTTCCTTATTAAGTTTAATTTAATTGGTTAATTCACTTATATAATATAGGCTTATATTATTCTAATCACGCAATTATAGGTAAATAGAGATGGACCGAAGTCCATCTAATATTATATAGCTTTATTTAGAGTACGATGTTCTACTGTATGGTAAAGAGGTTTTAAGTCTTTGATACGTTTCTTATGATAATCTAAATGCTTAGGTATATTACCACACCACACATAAGAGAACCTAGTATTTCCATCTTCACGTTCCCTAAGTCTAAGACAGTTCTGGTAGTTCTCACCTTTACTAGATATAAGGATAGTCTGCAATAGATAAACCAAACCACTTATATCTGTACCAGTACCAGCTTTCTTAGTTGTAGATACAATGACTTCTGCATCTGCAAATTTAGACTCATCATCACCAGCTAAATAACTAACTGCTTTAATGTCTGGTATCTTTGCCTTGAGAAGCTCTAGGAACGCCTGTACCATGTTAACGGTACTAAAGAATATCAATGCGCGCTCTCCAGCTTTATGCTCCTTATAGTAGTCCATATAGAACACAGAGGCCATCATACGAAGATACTTATCTAGTAATCTCTTTTTCTTAAAGATACTACTTTCTAGTTTCATATGATTATAACCCATCATACCTCTATGAGGCGGTGGTTTATCTTCAAAACGATACTGATAAGTTATCATTTCTAAATGGGTAGTTGGCGGGTCAACATCACATCTATCTTTGTGAGGATATAATGTATCTTCCATATTACTAAGGAAGGGTGACTCCTGCATTATAGTACCAGTTAGAAAGTGATGTATCTTGATATTAGAATACATATCTAAAAGAGAATGAAAGTGTAACCACTTGTGTGCTTCATCAACTACCTTTAAACCAAACCCACTCTCATCGAATAACTCATCAGGTGAATATAACCATTCTGCATTATCATCTAAGTAACCAGTAAGATAACCTTGTAATGTATTTATAGAGAATATAACAACAGACCAATGATTAGTACCGTTCTTAACACACTGCATGTATTCATATAAACCATCACTACCTGAAACATATAGAATGTCTTCTTCTTTTAAATCTGTTAATTCAAGTAAGTTATCTACCCAGTTATCTTTTAATGACGGTTGTAATACTACTGCTGTTTTCTTTTTAAGAATAGTCATACTGTATATAGTACATAAAGTCTTACCTGAACCCGGACTAGCTGGTAGTATTCGTATATGACTAGATGTATCTGTCATAAAGTCGATGTACTCAGGTTGTCTCTTTCTAGGTAACTTAGGACTAGTATAATTAATCTCTATACTATTCCCTACAGGTGAAGTCTGTACCGTCTGAATAAAGTTATTGAAGTGAGGGTGTCCTCTTAAAGCATCCATAACCTTATTGATAGCAGAAGAATGAAATAGAATCATCTTAGCTTTCGGGTGATGTATGTAGAATCTAGCTTTAATAGACTTCTCTGTTGCCCCAGTTCTAGGGTCTTTTGTAAACTGTACTTCCGTTAATTCCTGCATGAGAGAGTTTAGACATGCAACTACCGAGTCTTCGTGGTAGTTGATGCACACTCCACCAGAACGGATAATAATATTGGTCATCTAAAACCCCATAAATTCGTTAATGTACATACTTTTTACACTAATTGTATTGGTAAAATAGAGTGAGGAAAACCCTCACTCAAAATAGGTATTACTTATTTATAATGCAGTAGGTTCTACAGACTCCACTTCAATAGTCTCTTGTACTTCCGTGTTGTCTTCATTGACATTCGTTAAGTTAATGCATGAGGTATTCGCTAATACAAGTTCTAACATCTTAGATATATCCTTCACTTAATGATTAAAGGTAACTACTACATATTTTATTATTAGAGTTCCCCTACACCCAGACTGGGTTGACATAAAGAATGAGTGGTTTGTAAAAATAAAAAAAAGAATTAAATATAAGTAGATACCCAGACTTAGATGTCTGGGTATCTATCTTTATTAATTAAGGTATAGTCTATCGTATGGATGGTCACTACGTTTATCATTAGTTATAGCTAATGGAGACTTTAATACTTCTAACTGTTTCTCTGATACTATCTTAGCAGCAAGAGAGCGGTTATTGTATAGTTGTTCCATCGGCATAAACTGACATGAGTTAGAATTACGTACAGGTCTAAAGTCGTAATCATTAGCATCGCTTATTGTAAATGCATATATAGCCATCTCCAATACTGCTAACTTAATACCTAACTTCTCCTGAGTAATATCTAAGAACGATTGTGCTGCTTCACCAAACGTATTATAATCAGTAAGGCAAGGACCATGGTCATGTATATCTTTCTGTTTACTACTTGGTGAATATAGGAATCGTTTAGTTAACTTATGTTGATTAAGCATATCGAAATGTTTGAATGGGGCTAAGAATACAGGTTGACCTTCTTCAAACTCAGACATATCAATAAAGTAATAACGTTTACGTTTGTAGTTACGCATAACTAAACGTGTGTGGTCTTCTTTAAGGTAACGTAATAATGCTGGAGTCATGTTAACAACTTCACCTGCATCACCAACAGAACCAGAGAACACCTCACCGAAATTACCTTCTTCATCTGGCGACGCTAACTCGATATGATTTACCTGACTTAATTCAATAGTGTTTAACTTCTCTACATCATCAGTATGGTAAATTGTACGAATGTACTCAGCACACTTCTCAGGTATAGCTAATGTAACCTTATTGTTAAATAATAACACTTCACGATTGTTACTACTTAACTTAAGGTACTTATCAAACTGAGGAGATATACACATAGCAAGAGATAGTGAACCTAAATCTTCATGCTTAACACCCAATACTTTCTGTGAACCTGTACCCATAACACGAGTTGATGCGTTATGACCTACGTTAGTACCTTTAGCAAAGTTTAACGAGTTAGCACTTGCACAAACAGAACATACCGCAGTTCTATCTTCTAGCTGGCAACCAGAAACCATACGTGTATTAACGGTTGTACCAATCAAGGCATTTACGTTATCTTTACGTATTTCTTTAACTGCGCCAGCTTCATCTAGATAATACTTACCGATAGTAAACTTAGCATTACGCTCAGTTATAGCTAGAGGATAAGTAACTGTACTACCACAATCACCCAGTACTAACTTCTGGAATGTAGCCGCAATCATCTGTACTAGTCTATGTAAATACTCAGTATCCGACATTGGGTCTTTCTGATACATAAACGCTTTAGCACCAGAACATGTTTCAGCTGCAAACTCAAACGGTGAGTTAAGACCATCTGCGAATGAACGAGTAACTACTGGAGTAAAGAAGTCACTATTAACATCACTACAGAAACCACGTGCAATAACACCCTGATTAACCTGAGTCTGCTTAGTTGTACCAGACATACCCAGCTGTACCAGACCATTATGCATGAACTTATTAGTTCCGTCTTTAGGCTTTATAAGTTCTTCGAAGTCATTGTATGCTTTTTGTAGATGTTTGAATTTACCAATACTAGTACTAGCACTCTCCACACCATCAACCATTTTAGAACGGATAGATGTTACTTCAGGTGAATGTACCAAGTCATAGTAATCTTCATAGTCAAGTACCATAGCGTACTCTTCCAAGTTCTTAATGGCTTGATTAATCTGATTACAAGTAATCTCATAACCACATTCAGATATTTCATTAAGTGGAATAGTACCATTTAATAAATCATACACCACCTTTAACCCAGTATTGAGTAAACGATTGTGCAGTTTATTACTAGGTAAGTCACCGATAGAGGGTATCTGTTTAATAGACACCTCCACGTTGTATAGTCTATTGAATGAGAAATAAGCCCAGCTGAAAGCCAATAACCCAAACGTACATTCCTTACTACCATCAAAACATTCAACCGTAACCTTTCGACCGCTTTTAGCAATCAGTGTTTCAACGTAAGTATCTTCGGGTAAATTAACTATTTCCGCTATATTCATTATTTACTCTCCTTCTTACTTAAGTCTGTTAATGTGTATCCGAAACATTCCATTAGATGCTTAAGTATACTTAAACCTCGTCCAGGGTAATCAGACACATCAGATAGGTCTACTAAACCTAAGTTAGTTAGTAATTCATCAGCCATACGTTTAGTAGCTAGGGCGTTAGAGTTTAAGTTCATTAATAGACGAGCTACCTTAGGTCCCGCTTTATGAATTATATCACGGAACTCAGACTCACCAAAACAACGAGATGATTGTGTAGACATCGGTGAATACTTCTTAAGTCGACTACTATGTTTAGCTGCGAAACCAGTAGACTGTCTAAGTGCTATATTACAAGCGCTACTATGTGAACCAATCTTCTCCATAGGGTAGACGTACTTATTAGAAATACGACAAGGATTACGAGACATTACCATCTTACCACCAGCAGTTCTAAACTTAACTAAGTCTCGTGGTGGATAGTATGGTGTACCTTTAATAGCCGATATAGTCGGGTAGCCATTATGAGGGTCGCCTAATTCAATTTCTAAATCGATACGGTTCTCAAGTACATACTTAACATGCTCAGTTCTATCAGCGTCTGTTGTTAACATAGCTACGAGAGCATGTGTATGAGGACTAATTAAACGATAGAACTCAATTAAGAAATCCCATAACTTAGAGTAGTCTGCACCTTCTTTTTGCATTTCCAACATCTGACGTCTAGTGTGGTAACATGCATCAGATTCCATACAAGCTAACAGTTGAGACGGATTGTTACGGTTGATAACGCCTACTGGATTAACGTTGAAGTGTGAGAAACGACCCCATTTATCAGTAGGCATATCTTCATCTGGTTTAAAGTTACAGATAACAAACTTTTCAGCTTGTAGACCAGTAAACTTATGACCTAGCTTAGGTGTATTAATTTTACGAGTAGTAATCTTAATATAGTAAGAACTAATAACCGCATCTGTACGTGTAATACTTGGCTCTGGCTTATTAGGTATACGTTCACCTACCAGACGTTCTGCATCGCGTACAGAGATATGCCAGCTAGGATGACGACGATAAACACCACCAGCGTTACGCATAGCATTACGACGTAACTGATTGTCTAAATCTATCACCTGTCTGTGAGAATAATAACTATTGTTGGCTAGAGCATCTAAATAAGAAACTAAACCACCAGGTAAGTTGTCGGTTTTAACTTTCTTACCTTTTATAACGGTTATGTCTATTACTTCTGCTCCACCTAGATTATAAATCTCTTGGTCAAACGGACGTTGTACTTCACTCAATGCACGCTTAGATGTATTAAGTAACTTAAAGTTATTACGTAACTCACGTTTAACCGCTAATAAACCCATTGGATTTAGAGTATCACCAATACTAGGTAAAGGTTTAAAGTAATCACTATCACCAAATAAGTCTAGTAATGTAAAGTTACTATCTACGTATATTTCTGTTTCAGTAATGATTTCAGATTTATACATACCTTTAACAGCCATAGCCGCTTCTGCACCATCTTCATTAGTTCCGAATGTACCAATGTAAGCTGTATTAACTTCTCTACCGTAGGCAAAGTTACCTTCCTTAGTTTTACTAGGACCGTGTGCAAGTATAGCGTTAGGCTCTAGTATATCGCCTTCATTTATATCACGTCGATTAATAAGGCTAAAACCAAAAGTAGTATGATGAGACATAAACTTAGGTAATACAACAGAACCGATTTCGAAAGTATCCAAATCCTTATACACGATTAATTGTTCTGGGTTATTGAATACTCTATCACCGTCTACACGATACTTATCAATTATCTTAAGTATCTGTACCTGACTATCTGACTCAATACGAATATCCCAAGTTGAATCCGCATGGTCTGCTTCTGTACCAGATAATAACTGTGGTGGCTCTGCATCTAATTGTGGTATATATTGTCCGAACTGAGGTTTGGCCATACCTAGTCGTCCGCCGGAAATTTGAGTGGCTAATCCATTGAGACCACCGCCACCTAAGACGCGGTCCATTCTAAAATCATTTTCCACTGTGTAACTCCTTCTTGTTAAATGTATTTATTTAAGGGTTAGAATTCAATTATATAATATATAGGTATAAAATTATGGCTTTAAAAGCAAGAGTGAATGTTCCAGACAGTAAATACTTTACTGACGAGTTTAGACGTACAATAGAAGACCACCTAACAATACTCAGGTCTAATACTACAGTACAATCGATAGATAGTGGTACTGGTCTGAAATTCAATAATAATTTTCACGGTCTAGTTGCATTTTTAAATATAGCTCCAAAGTACAGATATATAGTTATGCGTGTTAATAAGATAACTAATCCTAAACTATGTGGTACTATAGGGACGTTATACATACCAGACTTTAAGGTAGTGGAAACTTTAATTAGTACATTAAATCTAAGTCAACGTGACTTATTCTAAACCACTACATAAAAAATTAAATGATTTGTAAATATAGAAGACGGGTAATCCCGTCTTCTATTTATCGCTTCATTGTAAATGTCATTACCAGATAGTCATCTCTACGATAGACTGCATCATAGAAAAGCTTAGCCTCAGGTAATACACCTAGTTCTTCCAGTTCTTCTTTAATTCTATAAGCACATAGGTCAAGGAAGATAGGAATTACATTGTATATTAAGAACGAGTCGTAGGGTTCTAATGGTGCGAACTGACATAACCTACTCATGATACAAGCATTATCCTCAATGGATTCACCCGTTACATAAGAAGCCTGTAACTCATTTATTAAATCCCATTCTAAAGTTTTGATACTATGGAAGTCCTTAAACTCATCATAGTCAAAACGTACACGATTTAATTCTTCTAACATATTTATACGATGATTGATATCGGCATCCACTTCATCTAACGGAATATCGACAGATAAAATAGTAATACTCATCTAATCCTCCTTCATTGTACATATATTAAATATCACTCCTGTACTAGAAGCAGATACACCAGTTATGATATGTTTCTCTCCTTCCATATGACTAGTCACTTTATGTAATTCATTATCAACTAATGATAACATACTTATACAGACGTAATGTGTCATAAAGAATTCTTCTTGGTCTTCTAAAGAACCCCCGTACCCGTAATTGTAATTGATGAACTCAGTTGCTATATCTCTAACTTCACAAATAGAATCCATACCTACAAATGCATCTATGGCTGTTACCACTAAGTCCTTATCAATGTCCTTAACAGATGTATAATTATACGTGAATAGTTTAAAGTCTGGTTCAAGGTCACTAGTATCACCTAATGATTCCATTTCCATCTCTACTTGTTCTCGTATATACTCATCTAACAATTCCCAGTCTATAACTACTACGCTCTTTTGCATCTAGGACTATCTCCCTATTAAAAAACATTATTTAATGTAGGTAAATATAGTACACTACCTATTCGGGTAGTGTACTATTAAGTTTACTTAAAACAAGTCGCCATTGCCAGATTGACCAGGCATCATAGGAGAACTTACTTGAGGTGTAACTGTTTGGTTATTAGCAAACAACGGATGAGCACTTTGAGCTGGTTGGCTTGAAGGCATCATAGGTGAACTAGTTGGCATAGGAGAACTAGCTACCTGATTGTTATTAAATAACGGATGTGAGCTTTCAGTAGGTTGTGGTTGAGTTGGAGTATTACTAGGAACATTAGATGTTGCTGTATTACTACTAGGTTTAGACTCATCTATACCTTTACCACGACCATTAGGTACGCTGAACGCTGCTTGACCAATGATATCATTACCTAAGTTACCACGTAGAGGTGGAATAGGCATAGCTAACTTAGCTAGTTGAGTTAAACCATCTACCCATTCGTAAGTAGGAGTAATACTTAACTCATCATTGAACAGTGTCTTACAGGTTTTCTCAATAGAGTCTAACTGATAAGATAAGTTCAAGAAAGCATTAGCTAACGCATCAAAGTACGGTGCAGTTTTAGAATTACTACCATAAGTATACTGGTCATCATTTACACCCGGTAACACAGTAGAGATTAATTGCTTAATTGCACGTTGTGCTTTGAATGATACATTCTTAACACCCCAGATTTCTTTTTCTCCGTTGTCTAAGATATCATACAGTGGTGATGTGACAGACGCTAGACGTTTTACATCATGGCCATCGTACTTACAGTTCTTGCTATGTAAGTAGATACCAACTACATGACGACTAACAACGCTAGCTTTAGCTTTAGATAAGATACTACCTAATACAGCTAATGCTTTATCGTCAAAGTCTGGGTTTTGATTAAACAGTTTTGTCTGCTTAGGTGTAATCTTAGCATTACGTTTTTCAACGATAGCTGAACCTAAACCGATTAAAGACTTTAATAGACGCATACGAATCATTGCGTTAATCTGGTCTTTAGTTACTTTGATAGTCCATGACTCACCTTTAAGTGCGTCTTCAGTTAGTGGATGATAAATAACGTTATCGTTATCTTCACTGTCTAAGATTTCTTGAGTACCCATTACTAATGGCACACCTTCTGTCTTAACTGGTTTAAACGATACACCTTTAGAACCACGAATGTACTTACTAATTGAATTATCTTCTTCAATCTTGAACCCAACATCCGTTAGGAAGTTAGTATAAAAAGCCAATGTATTCTTTAACATTTGGAATCTCCATTTTTAATTAGATGGGAGCTACAAGGCTCCCTGTTAAGTTGTTATTAAAATAAGTCTTCTATACCAGAACCAATAGCTTCTGCCATACCCATACCCGAACTCATACCAGTACCATTACTAGCCATACCATTTTGACTATTAGAAATATGATTAGTTAAACTCATCATACCATTAGCCATTGCAGTATTACTATCTACAGTAGTTGCACCAGTAGGATTCCATAGTGAACTACAGAAAGTAGGACCAGCCCATGTTCTTGGATTAGAACCATCCACAGACATAGAGATAATCATGTCTTTAGAGATACTACACTGCACATCTAGAACTACATTATGATGTTTAGTAATAGATGGGAATACCACATTACGTAAGTATGCAGTGAACGCTGCTTGTGCTTCCATCTGAGGAATCTCAGGAGTTAAGAAACTAAGTTCGATACCCATACTACCGTGTTTAAAGGCGAATGTATTATTAAACCCATCCATACTTAAAGTAGAACTACCAGTAGTCATAGTAAAGCCAACAGTACTGATACCTAACTTCATCATTACCGCTGGTATAGCCGCCGCAAACTCAGCACATAGCGTAGTTACACCACGACCCTTCCAGTGTTCCATACCTTCCATAGTTGCGCCACCATCACCATTAAGAATCTCTGTCACCTGAGATAAGTTAGGTAAAGCTTCACATAGTTCTGCAAAGGTAGCTGCTGCTGTACGACGACTAGCTGCATTAGTAAGTATACTGTTAATTAACGGAGTAGAACTATAAGAACCTTCTGTTAATACAGAATGAGATGACATACCTTGCAGGTGATGGGTTAAATCATCTTGATTGGTTCCAGTCAATTGTGCATCGCTAAAGGCACGAGCAGTACGGTACAGATAATCATTACCTGATGCGTTAGTAGCTCTACCTAGTTCTGGTGCACGATGACCATTGTTTAAACCCATAGAGATAACTGGTACGTCTGAACCTATATTAGAACTACTTTGGTCAATAGTCTCCATACGTAAGATAGCGTTATCAATAACATCAGTAGGACGTTGTGGTTGAGTAATGTTACCGCCAACAGAACCAGTAAGATGATTACTAGTTAGAATGTTATCTGAATTAAACATCTGATAACTAATACTACCATCCATATTCTGAATAGCATTAAGCTCAATCATACTGTTGAAACGCAACTGTGCGTACTGATTGACATTCTGACCTTCTAAGAAGTCTGAACTAGTGAAACCACTAAGAATGAACTTAGAGTTATCGTTAATGTTTCTTAAGATTAAGATAAATACATTACGTCCTGCTTGCCACGTATCATCTATATCGATTACACCCTGTGATTCACCCATCAATTGTATAATGGATTGGTTTTCCAACTGCACACTATCTTGTGTTATATTTAAACCGTTATTGGTCTTTAACATAAGCTCGTCTAATGAAGACTCGGATGTATGCATAGTGAAAGGTCTTGCAACCACATCGTGATATTGACCGCTGATACCGATTAACATTCTCTCAGCAGTAAATGACGAATAATTATTTTCACCAAACATATTAAACTCCTCTAGCAATTATTAACATTATTAAATGATTCTTTAAATCTCTATCACCACACCATTCCTGATTCATACCGTATGATTCATGTAGGTTAGGTGGAGACATTTTAATCCAGTGCGATTTACAAATTGAAGCAACCAGTTCTTTAATACCTTCTTCACCGTAATTATTACCACCATCACTTGTTGGATATAGTGGTCGTAACTTAGTTAGTAGGTCTTTATTTGGTTTACTGTCGCTGGCTACATACTGATTTAACGAGGTTGTACTAGTATCTTCGTCTTTACGAGCCAGTAAGAAATTAACTAATTGTGGTAGATGCATATCATGTAATAATGCAGCAGCACTAGTTAACGTATCCATAGATGTCTTATTTGGAATAAGGGTTAAAGATTCAATATTAGCAAACTTAGGAAAACATAAACTAATAAGTACTTTCTTTTCTATGGTAGGTGTAGGTGGATGTAACTTAACGTGTGCTCTAAACTTCTCATACGTTTCAGGACTAATACTGTAACGTTTATAAAAGTCTGGGCGAGACCATTCCTTAAGGAAGAATCTACCATACAAATCACTAAAGCGTTGTATAGTATTGGAAGCTTCTTGATTAGAAGTGTTACCTGCATCAGTACCGGCACGTTCACGTGGAACTTCTGTATCAGAATAACTAAAGTTACTTTTGTTAAGTTCAATCTTTTTATCGATTGCCTTAGTTAACTTAGCAGTAATATTGTTAGGCACACCATCGCGTCTAAACGCTACATCTGTTTCACTCAGACATAAGGTACGAATAACCTCAGTACTAATAGAAAACAAAGGATAATGTTCTGCACCAATACCCTGAATTAGTAAACCCATAGGTACAACTATTTCATTACGAACCATTAACTTATCTTTTGCCTGTTCTAATAATTTAGCAAAAGGTGGAACTTCTTCTAGATGTAAGTCTGAGAATAAGAACATCATGTTGTATTCTTTAAACTGTGTACCAAATACTTCTTTGAACTCTTTCATGAATTCGTAGGTAATAGGTAACACTAGTTTAAGTGCGGTAGATAAGCCACATAGCTCAAGATACTCATGGCGATTGTAACTCGTACTAGCAGGATAGTTACCTAGTACAGTATGCTCACCTATGGTCTCAGGTACAGCGAACTTATCATAACTACCAGTTGCCCAAGCCATAATACCCTTTAAAGGAATAAGCTCAAATATACCAGTAATATACGTTACTAAGTCAGCTACTAATAAATCGAAGTTATCACCGCCTACTTTATGTAACGTTAAGTCGTAGATGTTTGTGTATATAGTAAACATCTGGTCTTGTTCTTCTGCATCTAGAGCAGAGAATAAAGAGTTTATTGGATTGAAGATATTGGCTAAGTCTGACCACCCACGTTTACCATTAGACTTACGTAGGTTAAAATTCAGTACTTCGTTCTTATGTTCTATTTTTATACCTGATAAATCATCACTTTGAATAGCTGGGATAAATTTCATTTACGGATTGCTCCTATTATAGTTTAATCGAATTAACTTCACCTACATAATATAGGCTTGTATATATTTAAGTACTAACGTCTAGAACTCATACTAGAACCATTAACATATAAAACTGTACTTGGTAACTTAGGGAACGGTAATACGTTATTATCAAAGTCACTCGTATTCTTCTGTGTTAGTATACGTAGCTCCTCAGGTAAAATATAATTCCTTTCCTTTAATTTAGAATCGCTTAATGTAAAACATTTAACGGTATTTGGTATATTCCTTATTTCCTGAGCAGAAGTCTTTCTGATTTCCAAAGTATCAATATTAAGATTATTGAAGTCTAATATAGTACACTGAGCATTTAACACACTTAAACCACGTAACTTCTTAAAGATACTAAAGTCAGGTCGTTCTTCCTCAGGAGAACAAGACAGATAATCTAAATTACCTATAGGTAGGTCAAATAGAGATACTCTTTGGTCGCGTATAGTTAAATACTCTAAACCAGTTAGTTTACTAAGATTAGGATAAGATTCACATCCTAGTATTAGTAAATGTTTAAGTGATTGAGGGAACTCATTTATAATACACGTTTCTGTTACAAGAGATAGACGTTCTATACCGTTAGGTAGAATACCTGTATCTAAGTAACCTGAGTTAAATAGAGTTAACTTCTTAACTGTGCTGGGCCAAGCATTTACAGAATCAACATTACCTTCTATATAAATATCTTCTAGTATACTATGAGCTAGGCCAGTAAACTCAAGTACCGTTGGTTGGCTACCTACGTTCAATTTAATGAATGTAAGCTTATCCGCCTCAATAATTTGTTTCTTCATTTCCTTTATAACCTTTTATCCATGTGTAATTTAAGAACAAACGTTAAGATACTCACCAGTATAATTAACTTTAGTCTTACTATGATTTTTTATACGCCATAAGTTAGGTAAATGTTGATGTAGGTCGATGTTATTAATCTTTCTATCATCTTCTTGAACTATTAATAACTTAATACTAAACGGTAAATTAATACGTTCCAATTTAAATGGTAACGTCTTAACCGTATCTATATCCCCTAGGATACGCATTTCGCTAGTTAGAACTTTGCCTACATTCAATTGTCTAACGTCTCCATGTATCTCCAATGCGTCTGTGTAATCGCAGTGTAAGATATCTAGGTCATTAGTAATAACTTGGCCAACCTCTAAACGATTACGTCCAATAGAGAGCTGTTCAAGAGCTTCTGGGAACTTATTAGGTAGACGTGTAATAAAGTTACGACTAACAATACACTGAACTAGAGTTTCTGGTAATTTAGGTAACTCACGTATGTAGTTTCTAGCTAGGTTCAAGTATACCAAACGTTCAGGTAAGTTATTTAAACCCGGAATAGCTGAGTCATTAATAACTAGCTTGCGTAAGTTAGGGAAGTAAGTAGACAGGTTGTCATACATATCGCAAGTTAATTCTGTACGTGGTACATTTAATAATTCTAATACTTCAATAGAGTCTGGAACATTAACGAACTTAACACCACCTACATTCTGAACAGTAAGCTTACGTAGCATACTATCGGTTGTTTCTTTAAAGGTGATTTCTACTTCGTCGCCTGTATGACGTTTAGTTCTATTACCGGTATACATTGTACTATCTTTTACATTAGGATTAATGATGTGTTTATTCATGAGATTATTTCCTTTTTAATTTGTAACTCACCAGATGTTAGGTTTATTGAACGTAACACCCTTTGGTAGGTAATCAGGTTTATTTATATCTGGATTACCGTATAATGTTATACTTTTAAGTATAGACTTATCCATACTCGTGAACTTAAGTGTTGCTTTAAACGTTGGGTCTAATACAGCTACGTAATCTACTTGACTAGAACAATTAATACATAATTCTACTCCACCCGGACTATACTCTATATCTGCTATACCTTCTTTAGAACTTAAGAGAGGTAAGTCTTTATTAAACTTAGACTTAACTATCGTACTGTTTATACTAGAACCATTAAGGTACAGTAGACTCTCAGGGAACGTTATTTCGTCTATCAGATGTTTAGTCACATTTAAAGATATTAATTTGTCGAAATGACTTAGGTCTAACCCACCCTTAGAGTTAATATGACAACTGATAAGATTTAATTCCTCAAGACCAGTACAGTCATCCACTAGATGTAGGTTATCGGGAGTAACGCAGAGTTTTCTTACTTCCTCAGGGTAATTTAATTTTAAACTAGTTAGTCTACAAGACGCTATATCTAAATCCCTAACTATACCCAATACTTCTAAGTTATCACATGTCAGTATTAATAACTTATTTAAATTGTTGCGTATAGAAATGTTACGTATAGGCGATGGTAAAAGCATTAGTTCTTTTAAACTTCTAGGTAAAGTTAATACTTCCTCTAATGGATGGTAAGATAAATATTGAAGACCTTCTGGTAACTTAGTACTAGATAAGCTAACATAATGTAGTTTAGCAATTCTAATAGTGTTAGGTAACGTAATATTGTATTCCTTGGCCTCAGATAAAAACTCCGCTGTATTAATGGATAGTTCTTTTAAGTTAGGGAACAGTGAGTCTATAACTGGTAGGATTTTATGGCTAACTTCAGATGAGATACTAAGTGACTCTATGGTATCTGGTGGAGCGTTTACAAAGGTTAAATCTTTTACCTTTAGTAATGATAACTCCCTTAGGATACTATCGTTAACTTCACTGAAATTAATAAAGACATGACAATCTTCACTTACTGGATAGCTAGGTAGGTAATTTATCGAATAGGTAGAACTACAGTCTATATTTAACGTTTCCATTTAGGATTCCCCTTATTTAATTTTAGTCATATCTACTGCTGAAGATGTTTTTACAGGACTATTAAGTATATTCTCCTTAGTACCAACTAGAGGAACTGTCTTATATTTAAGTTCTAACTTAGCTCGCATGATAGAATGATGTAGGTGTCCTGAGTACTTTATTAAACTCTCTACTAATTCTTCACCTTCATCCATACCTACGTAAGTAATTATAGGCTCAATTAAGTCTAAGCTATTACGTGTATAAATACGAAGTATTGCATCTACATCATCAATAGGTAAAGTATTACTCTCACCCTCCTCTATTGCACTACTTAATGTTTCTCTAACCTTATTTACCTGCAAAGTAACTAGGTGGTCTTTTAAGTCATTTATAACTACTGCAAAAACCTGATAACTTGTTAGACTAGCTCTCAGTAAATTTAGTAATAACTTTTGTTTTTCATCTACGTTCATAGGATTATTCCTTGTTAAGTTTAGATTATTTTTAGTAATAGAGTAGCTATTACATCTTAATGATATATAGGTGTAAAAAAATAAACCCACCTAAATATAGATATATAGAGGAGACCTAGGTCTCCTCTATTAAATATCTGATTTATAAACTGTCTATTATAGACGACATCAAATCTAACTTTCTATCTAGACCATCTTCATCTATATAGGTAATATCTGATTCGCCAAACTTAAGAGTATGAACTCCTATACCTGAAGCTACATCTAAGTTTCTAAGTATCATAGTACTAATATATTCTATTTCAGAACGCTGTGGTACTATTTTAGCCAGTAGGTTTATAGCTCTACTACCGGAGCCGAATGATATAATGCCACCCTTCTTAAGTCGGATAGATTTACATTCAAACCCACCGCGATAGGTATGTTTAATGGTTAATATTGGATGTCTTTTATCTTCGGTTCTACAGATAATAGTCATCGGTATATTTTCAAAGGTATTAATCATCTTGGAATTAAGAAATTCTAAAACATCAATACCGTCTTCAGTTAACCCCTCTATAACTGTATCAGAGGCTAAGCCAACTAAGACAAAGGCTGTTACCTTATATAGTTTACTTTTAACAACGATATCAAAGTTACAACTAGTTATCTTTTTAGTATAACAAGAACTCTCACCAGAACCACTAGACATCTTTGCATCGGCAAATATATCACCATTAGAATTAACAACAACGGTAGTCATACGGTAATTCCTTCTTGTAGTTTAGCCTTAATACCAGACATATCTTCGGGAATGAGTGTTATAGAGATACCATCTTTAGACAATTCCGTAACAGAACGAATAGGGTCAGAGATTAAATTAAATTTATTAATAAAGCCAAATAACTCAATAGGCTCCAACTTAGGCACTAACTGATGCAACATAGACATATCTTTAGTAGCGTTAATGAAACGTATATCCTCTTCTGGACTCTTAGTTATAAGCCTATAAGAACCCTGATTATGTTTTACTATATAATCGTTAAAGCAGTCATTACTTTCTGGGTCACGACATATAAGTAGTATCTCCACACCTACTTTACTATGTCTATTGAATTTTTCACTCAAACCCTTAATTAAGTCACCCCTTAACTCTTTAAGAATTGAACCCAGTATAATACCCGAATCTCTCCCAACCGCGAGACTATACAATACATCATACTTGTAACCTAAACGTTGAACGTAGGTATCTTTATGTTTAGTAATTATAGGCTTAGACTTAGTACGTCGCTCTATAATACCTAATGGTTTAACTATATCAGGTATGTATATTTTATCTTTAGATATCATTATTACCGACATATTACACTTCTCCAATTTTTCAATTAAGTTTACTTAACGTATAACTTATCCATACTTACCGACCAGGCTTTAAATCTACTTACATGTGTTATACTATTAATATCTGTTAAGTCTATACCATCATTAGTTACGTTAAACTTAGTACGTATACGTCTAATATGGTAACTGGGTACTTTAGGCCAACGTCGTCCGTAGTAGATAACATTACTTAGAGGTACAGATACGCTCTTTGACTTAACACCGTACAATTTTAAATTTAACCATAACCTATCATCTAACCTAGTTACATTTAATACTTTACCTGTGTCATCTGTGACTACTAAGTGTTTATCTATATTTATAGGTTCAAAGTTTTTTAAGCAAACCCTCAACGATGAATTCTCATTATTTATAAATGTCCCTAGTCTCGAACAGACTTCATTGGCCAATTTCATTTAGGTACATTCTCCAATTTTTCAATTAAGCTTACTTGACGTAAGGATGATTTCTAGACTGTTCTCTAGGGTAAGTTTCCCAATTAGTAGTTAATAATGGATTACTACTATTACCCTTTAAGTTGTAACGTTCATTACTGAATGTTATCTTAACAAACGTTCTAAGATTAGAATACCAAGTAGGGTCTACCCTATGGATTACTCTTTCATCTAAACGATATAGACTATTTACATTACATGACTTTACTTCGCCCAAATTAGCTTCGTTAGTCATTATACCTAGAGCATCAACACATTCCTCTGGTACATTAAAAGGTTTAGTTATACTATACTGTGTAGGATGGTCATTGCACCAGATATAATTTATATCTGGACTTAAGAAACCATCACTATGCCATCCACCACGATTACCTACACCGTATAAATGTCTAACAGTTAGATAAACATACTCCCATTCATTATCATAGAACTCAAATTCACGATAACAAGCTTCCGCTACTAATTCACCACACCATAATAGATGTCTAGGTATATTGTAAGGTGCGGTTCCTAAATTACCAAGAAGCATGTATTGTATAAAACACATCTCTATATCCGTAACGTCTATTTCTTTTTCAACTATAAACTCTGGCGGAATATTCCCGTATTGTACACCCATTAACTTCTCCAATTATATTACGTATTTAATAGGGGTTATAGTGTGGTAGTCTCCCACCACACTACGTATCGTTTTAGTCAGAAAGAACACTAATCATCTAAAAAGGGATATCTGAGTCGAAGTCAACAGCAGTACTAGCTGGAGCATCATTACTTGACGTACTGTTGTAGCTAGACGAACCACCACCGTAACTAGGAGCAGAAGAACTACCACCTGCACTTGGAGCATCTACTTCAATACAGTTATCAATAGCCCAATCTAACATGGCCATATTACGTTCAACCCAAGAAATACACTGTGTTTTAGATACTTCACGTACATCTTCAAGTTCACCATCTTTGTTTTGATGTTCTAATGAACCTTTAGGTAGCATTGGGAACGGAATAGTAGGAATGCGTTTGTTCTTAAATGCAAAGTAGATAAGACCTTTTTCATCGCGAACAATACCTAATACAACACCACCATGTTTGAACTCACCATCTTTAAAGAACTTACATGCTAACTGCTTAACTATTTTACCATCGCCCGGTGCGTACGCTACAGCTTTTAATACATTTAGGAAATAACGGAAGTCATCAAAAGAGAACGATTGAGAGAATGGCTTATCCATAGACTCATGGTTAAAGTAACCATTAAAGTAAATACCTGGATTCTTAGCTGCGGCATCGGTTGGTGTGAAACAGCTTTGAGGTGTACGACTACAGCCAGGAACATTGTTACCGTCAATACGCCATGCGAAGCTACGGTAGTTAAACGGGTATTTCTTTTTTTCTGCCATGATACTGGCTCCTTACTTGAATTATTTTATTAAGTGTTAGAACATCTAATTTGTTCAGAGTGTAATTACAATCTACCTATATTCTTAAGTATATCGTATAGTGGTTTATCCTCACGTTTTATACAGAATAAAACACGTGAATCTGTGGTTAATGGAGTCCAGCCAAACTTCTTAGCAGTAGCTATAACTATATCCTTAACCTTTTTATCTAACGGAGCGAACATATGAGAATCACCAAACACTCTTAAAGTTGTAGCGGTTAGTGGTATATATTCTCTTAGTTCTTTCTTAAAGTTCAACTTACTATTAAACTCCTTGAATGTTCTAATGTCTCCAGTAAAACTCTCCAGTAGATTTAATTTAGTAAAGGTATTAACTTGTAGTAAGTCCAGGGGTAAATGTGTTATTAAGTATTCAGTTTTACCAGTACCCTGATTAGGATTACTTAGTATACCTTTAGTTATTGTTAGGTCAGCTAACTCTTTAACTAATTCAACTGCTTCATCGGTTATCTTTTTCCGTTCAGCGTTCTTATCCGTCTTAGGTTTAACTAACTTAACAAACGCATTATGATGTAGATTATTATACATAGCATGATATACAATCACCTCTGTATTATTATTACTACTGAAAAAATCTTTCATTAAAGATATATCGCTATCAATTCTATCTTTAATTGTTTTAAGTGCGTTCTTTAGATTATCCTTATCGTCAAATGAGTTTAAGGCATTACGTACTAGGGTCTGTAGATTAACGTATACGGTTGTATCTTTAACCTTACCCATTGATGTTTCATTATCAAGAATGGTGTCTGTGGGCCACGACAGACCGTATACACCCACATGATATATTACCTTTTCTTCCATTTGGAATTACCCTTATTGAATTAGTTTATTAAATTCCTCCAAATATAAACTAGTATCCTCATACCCAAGTCTTTTTAACTTATCATCTAAAAGATTAGTAACCGTCGACTTAGTAATTGGTGTAGTATCTATCTTATCGAATTCCACCACACGCTCATTAAGATGATTACTATTATCTACTGTCTCTAATTTCTTAGTAGAGAACTCTATATCTGGATGATACTTATCTTGTAATAGTCTTACAAGGTCGTTAATGTTTAGAGTATCTTTATATGCTAACCTTAAAAAACCACCAGCTACAATAGGATGAGAAATAAGAAACTTATCTACTTCACGGTAAGCTGTCTTAATAACCTCACTCTTAATCTCATAGGTTACAAATAAAGCCGCTTCTTTATTCTCTCTAAACTCTAACTGCGTTGTGTTCTTTTTAAAGTCGATATGAACTCTAAGTCCACCTTTAGCTTCTTCTTCACCATGACGATTTCTATCATGACTACCAATAGTAACTAAACGACCGTGTTGACTTGGATGGTGTATATGACCATTGAGAATGATATACTCCACGACAGACTCATAGAACTCAGTGTCGTGTGCGTGGTCATCGACGATACCATTTAAATTATGAGTATTGTATAGTCCATGGGTTAATCCCATATGAACTTTACTAATACCTTTTTCTTTCATTAAAGATTCGATTTCAGCTTGGGTTTGAGCTGCGCTAGGTGTAGCTTCATCAGGAACACCTAACCAACTAATACCAAGACGGTCAGTGAACACACTAATCTTATCAACATAAGTTAAGTCTGCTTTAACCAGTCTACCTTCATTCATACTAACAAAATGGTCACTTTGCTCACCGTCATGTGAACCAGTACCTTTTAATACTAGTAGAACTAAGTCATGCTTACACGAAAACTCTAATACGAAAGATATAAAACGAGTAATACCTTTACCTGCAACCGTATCTAATTGAACTGGTCTATCAAAGACATCACCCGGTATAATTAAATGTGTTATCGTTGAATTGTACGATGTGCTAATATTTTTAATTAGTGAGTTTACCATTCTATCCGTGGATAACTTAGGATGATTGAGGTGTAGGTCACTTACAACAATCGCCCCAAGTTTCTTAGGCAAACTCATTATCGTCCCAATCTAACATATTAGTAGGAGCTTCTGTTTTACTTAACGCACTGTCTTCTATTTTACTAGTTTCAGTATTCACCATCCGAATACCATAACGTGAGAAGATACGATACCATTCAATTAAATGTTTACCACCACTATCCATTGCTAATTGAGCGTTATCTGAATTTAAATGTTGACCGTATGCGGTTGTGGGGTCTAGTTTTAATTTTTGAGCGTGAGATACATCAAGCATCATATTACGCATACCACCATTAACCATAAACGATGCGTTAGGATAAATACCCGGTGTGGTAAATATCTCTTCGCCAGTATCATCACTTAATACAGTAAAGCCATTATAGATACTACCCGTTCTAGCAGCCCATCCAGCTAGTACTGGTTCTTGACCATTATGTAACGCTAATACTACAGGTAGGAAGTTTTTAGCAAAGTCATGTTCTGTGATTTCTGTTTTAGTCATCTGGTCTACAGTCTCAACAACTGTGCCTAGTAACTTATTAAGTTCTTCTGTGTTTGCTCTGGCCATCTTAACGTGTTCCTTTTTCTGATATATCTACTAATTTTTCAATGCGTGTATTTGACGCGGTTACTAATTTACCTACATTTATATTCACACCATTGTCTTTTAAAGCAATAGCGATTGAAATTTCATAATTAGAAGAAGAACCCGTAACTGTTACATCGACTGTTGCTGTGTCAAAATGTTTATTAAGTATATAAACCAAACTATTAGTAATATTAGTTATTATACCTGTGTTATTACGTGCAGTGTTTATATCCCATATAAGACTAAATACTTCATTCTGAACAATACTACTACTACTCTTCAACGCTTTAAAGTAATAGCTTAATAATATATCTAAGGCTACCAGAGGACTCTCAGTAGACCCAACTAATGTATATACTTTCGCTTTCATCATAACTCCAATAAGGTTAGCCTAAACATAACCTCTTGTAGTGTAAAAAATAATTATTTTATAATGTAAAGGATACGAGGAATTACCCCCGTATCCAATAACATCGATTTAGAATGTACCGCCATGTACTGAGCCGATATCTTCACCATCATCAAATATAGCAAATAATGCTGCATTAAAGTTACGGTGAATAGTCTGCTTCTCAATATAGGAGAAACCTTCGTAGTCTTTTAGTAATTCGCCACGGTAATTATCTGCGTAGTTTGTCACTATATGATTATCTATATCTCCGTCTAATCCAGAGAAACCACTTAGGATACGATTATATAATAGGTTATTACGTAACGCATTATATTCCTCACCATATGCATCAGTCTGACCCAAGCGATGTAGGTTAGCTATTGTAGGATGCGATAAAGTAGTTCTTGCTGTATGTAGATTAGATGTCTGTAGAGAATAGATATCCAGTAAAGACTCTAATTGCTTATGGTCTAATATACCACCAATCATAGCTTTAGCTCTGTCTACTTGACTTTGCGTTGCTTGAGGTGAGGCCGCCATGATAGCAGCATTAGTAGTCATAAGAATATTTCTGGTTTCATCTGAGAGTGTACTATGGACAAGTTGAGATTCCTTAGTCAGCATACCACTTAACTCTTGATTAGCTGCTGAAGAAACCGCTAGACTAAATAAGTCCATTTTTACTCCTTAGTTATTTGTATGAATAGCAACCGCAGAACACCACATTTGTGCAATAGGGTCAGGCATCTTAGCAGCGCCACCAAATTCATACGTGTTATTAATATCAAGTAATGCCTTACTAAGATGAGCAATCTTAAGCCCATTATAGATAGCCATGTCTTGAATGATACAGCCAGTTAGTTCGTCCCCATCAAAATCACCATTCCATCCAGGTAACGCAGCTGCTGGTACGCCAACAGTTTTATCTTCTGGGTCTTTCTTTATTACAGTAATATACTGCAACTGACCGGATTGACTATATAGAGTTGGATAACGAACATGGTAAGTTGGTGAACCCTCATCAGTATACGAATAGATAATACGTGTCATTATCTTATGTAAGTCGTTAGAGAATACACGTCTACGTTCAGCTAAGAAGTTTAGAGCTTCATTAGCAGTCATAGCTAACTCATCGGTAAGTATCTGTAATATCTGTGGTTCGTATAGATATGTACATGCTGTATATGGCATATGTAATTCATCACCACGATGAGGAACACATATCTGAACGATTACAGCACGCCATGTAAATGGACTACGTAAACCTAACGTATCACTACGACATAGACCACCTTTCTTACCTTCACGCTTAATTGTTTCATCATAGAAATCATTAAGTCCGCGATAAGCTTTACCACATACATCATTAACCTTACGTATATGTTTAACTGTATTAGTACCTGGCCCATGTTTAGTAGGTAAGGATATTAAATCAGTTATAGCTAACCCGTACTTCTCAGTAGTAGGACTTTTACGCTTGATATCACCTGTTTGCTCAATGGCTAGTATTAACTTATTAATTACTGGAATAACATCAGAGTATATTAACTCATCATCGTAATTAATTAAATCCAACATCGCCTTCATCTCATGGTCGAACTTACGAGATGTTGTTTCTATGATTAAATCAAGAACTTTAGGAATTAACGTGCGTATATTAGCAACGAAGTAATTCCAACTACGGTCTATCTCCCAAGCCAACATTGCTTTGTAGGCTTTATGTTCTTTAGTAGGTTTATAGTTACTAATGGTTAAGAAGAATATAGGATTAAATGTATCTTTATTAATACTACAGATTTCAACTAAGTCCATGTAAATCTTAGGATTTAAGAACTTATTAATACCTACTGGTTTGGCTATATAGAAACGAGATTCTAAATTCTGTTCCGCATCATGCATTACCGGTGTATTACATCGAGGACATATTTCACCTAACATATCTTCATAGCGTGTATGACCACAACGACAGCTAGGATAAGATTCAATCTCACCACCGTTTGGTAAAACGTTATATAGATTCTCTTTCAAATCTTTACCCGGACCATTTACAATATCATTGATATGTAGTTGTAGTTCTGACTTACTAAATACATCATTTAGATTTAGCAGCTTCATACCTAACATACTGTACTCCTTTAAAATTATTATTAAAAATTAATTACCTAACTCACATGTATAATATATAAGTATAATATATTAGGTTCTATGGATTGTAAGGAAACCTCTATCCATCTCGTAGTAGTTAGTATCTGCTTCTATGTAACGTCGGTTGTCACTAGTTAATACCATTACATTATTATCTGTATTGTTAATTGATTCGGTAGTAACTGTCTTAACTGGATTAAAATGTAAGAAAGGCATACGTTTAAATATACCCGTACTTAGAGTTTTAGCTAACTCATTACGGTACAGCTTACTATGACCGCGTAACTGTTTAGGTTTATATTTTATTTCTTCTTCTTCTTCTGTAATAATCACTTTCACTTTGTGCTTCTTACTATAAATACCGTAACGTGTTATAGATGAAAACTGATTGTCCTCATCTGAACCTTCAGTTGGAATATATTGCAACACCACTAAATCGGAAGCTCTACCCTTAGTCTGTTCATTAAAGAACGATTCAAACTCTATGTTTGTAATCACTTCTGGCGTAGCTATTAATAAGCCTGTAGTAGGACACATTAGAAGTTCTGCTAGTAGAGTAGAATTTACTTTATTGATTTTCATTATAACTATTTCCTTAGTTTTTGATTTATAATAATTACGAGGTTAACCCAAATGGCTTTTGTACAATACCCAATACCTAATATAGAACAAACGATAACTAAACCTATCATTGTTCAAGTATTAGAAAAAATTAAACGTGATATATTCTTCGATAGAAATACCACTATGTTATTTATTGACCACACTGAGTCAACACATGAAATTGGTTCTACTGTATCTAATAAGAACAGTAATGACTTACTACTAGATACCGCTAGTAAAGTAGTGGTTACAGCATCTGAGCAAATACTAAATGACATATTAATGTCGTCCATTGTAGCCTCAGATGAGTTAGATACCGTATGGTCTGATGCTAATATAGGTATGTTCTTAAAACCTACCAGACCTAGAACTGAAATTCTACTACAACTTAATTATAAGGCATCTAGTAAGTCAGAAGTTAATAACTGGATTAATAACTACTACAATAGACTAGCTAAAGGCGTAGTATATACTAACGCTGATGTTGCCTATGAGTATACCGTCCCAGATGAATGTATAGCTGTATTTCATGCTGTATGGGAATCTATGGAAAAGAATAATGGATACGGTGTAGGTTTAATAGATTACATCAGTCAACACACCACAACTAGCTTTGACTTTAAAACCAATATAGTTGGTAAAGGTGCTAGTATGGTTATGCGTGAGTTACTAACCGATATATCAATATCTGTAACTAATGAAACTCCTGAAGCTACCAGAACTGAAGGCGGTTCATACGAGGCTACTATAGAAGTAGCATTTAAATACGATAAGCCTAATATAATGTATCAGAAGTATCCTATCTTCGTTCATAGTAACTATATTAATAGTAAGTACTTCGATATTAACCGTGATAGGAATGCGGAAGTTAAGGTTATACCTAGAACAACCACGGGGTTAATGAATAACTTATTATCATTATACGGTAGACATGAAGTTGATGTGTATTCTAAAGATGGTATAATTTATCCTAAGTTTGATGATGCAAAGTTATCACACGGCACTTTAGGACTATCCCCTCTTATACAGTTACAGGTGGGTATCGATTCAGAAGAACCTAGGTTACTATTAGACTTAGCTACATTATCAAACGATATAGGTTTAGAGTTACATCCTGAACTATTACCGTATATGAAAGTGCTAGGTAATTATGTATTTGATTACGGTAGAGGTGCTGTATGTGTATCTGTGTTTAAGAACGGTGTACGTTTGAACCCAGAGAAATACGAGTTAACTGAAGATATGCAGGTTAAGAGTCTGTATGACTTAGACTTACGTGGTAACTATCACATAACTATAACCCTACTCTATAATCTTGAGTTATTAGCACGTGAAGCTGTAAGTGATTTATCTAAGTTTGGCGATTTAGCTGCTAGTCTTATGAAATGTTTACATCCATCATTGACTGTTGAAGAGTTACCTATGCCAGATAACCCAGATGCTATTCCGGGAGTAGAAAGTACAGAGGTTAATATAAATACATTATATAAAGCTATGGAACCATTACCTAAGAAGTTACTCTATGGTTCTAAGCGAGAATACTTAGTTAATACTATCGTAGTTTTAGTTTAAAAACGGACAAAAAAAAGAGTAGGGTGCGAACCCTACTCTTTTTACATATGTACTATACGTACTATATTACCAAACATCAACAGTATTGATGCTTGCACCCATACCACCAGTAGCTTGCTGCGTTTGCTGCATACCACCACCGAAGTCACCAGAGAAACCATATACAGTATTACCTACTGTACCCGCTTGTTGTGTGCGGATAGTTACGTTGTTAGCTTCGAATGCTTTACGGATACCCATAACAACTGCATCGTCGATGATGATACGTTCTGCTGTATCATGTAACTCGAATGTGTCGTTAGAGATTTCATTCATCATTTTAAGACGTTCTGCAAATACACGCTCTTCGTTCTGACCGTTGTATCCGCCGAACCAAGTGTGCCAGCGTTGTAACTGCTGCTTGTCGCCATTTACGAACTTAGCCCATGCAAAGTAGTTAAGTAACTCACGACCATCACGCTTCTTACCTTGGAAGCTGTAATCACCTAATGGAATACGACCCATTGATTTACCGATAGTAGCGAAGTTAGCTTGAACGCCAGTTAGGTTTTCGATTAAACGATTCAACTGAGAACCAACTAATAGTAAGTTAGTAGCTGCACTGTTAGGACCAGATAACGCAAAGTCCATACAGATAGATACGCTAGAGAAGAAATCATTAGCGTAGTTACGTTGTGCATTTAAATCGAACTTGTTAGGTACGTGACATTCTTCGAACGGTTTGTTGAAACCATCTTCATCGTAACCAACAGACGCAAAGTCGTATAATGGATTGAAGCCAGTATCACCCGCATTAACAATACGCGGAACCCATAGTGCGCCATCAGCAATTGAAGGAAGCGTCATGAATAACGTTAGTAAGTTTTCTGGAGTTGAAGTACTTTGCTTAAAGCCAGCCCAAGTTTCATCTGTAATAACAAAGAATGGCTTGTGGCTAGGAACACGACGTGGGTCGCCTTTTTGTTGACGTTGCATTTGTTCTTGCTGACGAGCAGGTTGGCTGTACGGCATGAAGTCAATGTAACCATTCACATCACCAACTGGAACGTTGTGGTGATTTGCACTACCTTCAAGAGTAGACTTAGTACGAGCAATCGTAGTAAGAGTTACTGGAGAGAAGATGTGTTGGCCATGAATGTTTGTTTTGTCAACTACAGATGTGCTATCGATGTGTAGCTCTGTACCTGAGTAATCGCTAACTTTACGAGTAGCTGGATTAGTTAATGTATTACGCGCTGATACAACTGCAAAGATTTCATTACTTGCATTAGCTAGTAAGTTGTTTGGTTTGATATTCTTATCTTTATGGATAAGAGTACAACCACACATTGAGATTGAATCAACATTACGAATACGAGAATGGCCTTTAGACACTAAGTGTTGTAGTAGGATATTCTTAAAGCCAGGGATACGAGTGATTGATGCACTTGATACTTTGCTTTCACGAACTACACCAGCTAAACCATTTGCTGAATCAGAAGTCTGTTGAGTACGACCACCAACTTCTGCAAAGATAACTGGATGAATGAACGCTGCATCTTCTGCTACAATAAAGATAGCAACCATTTCACCATTAGGTAAATCTTGGTGAGTGATTACAGAAGTCTGCCATTCGTCAGCAATCTTTTCTTTTTCGCGATACTCTTTAAGTTCCGCTAAGATAGTTGCTGCGCGAGCACCTTGAGAACCGTCGGCATGGTTAGCTAGACCTGAACCTAATAAGTCAAATACTGAACCAACCGCTTGAGCTGACGCTGTTTGTTGTGTATTCATTTGTGGCATCTCAGTTTGTTGAGTTTGAGAACCAAGAGTTTTGCTTTTATCTGTTACTGATACCATTTGGTATTTCCTTCTTTATGTTATAACATTTTAAATGGGATAGGTGTAACCCCCTAGATGAATCTAGAGAGATTGTATATATGTACATATATATTGATTAATTAAGTGCTTGCAATTAAATTACACTAATCAATTCACTCATATAATATAGGGGTATAAATATTTAGGTTTCCGAATATACCCTATATAACGCACATAAGCACACTATCAGTTCCGTATTGTTACGGGACTATGTACAAATATATTAGAGTATGTGTAATTCTAATATACTTATATTCGTTTACTACTGTTCAAGTATGTCTGAAATCAACGTACCTGTATCAGCCTTATCTGTTAGTATACCCATAGCTTGAAGATTAAGTCTGTGTGGGTCGAGAGAAAATGAAGCTATTTTCCCTATGTCTGCGTAATCCTTAAGTACATCAGGAATACCGAACTTTAACAAACTATCTACAGGAACTAGGATAGCATTAGGAATCATATCTGCTTTCTTATCGTGTGTACGTTTCCACGTTTCAAAGTTAGCCAGCTGAGACTTAGATAGTCTAGACATGAATTCTTTACCGCCGTCATTATAGATTAAATCTACTTTATAAGCCATGTACTGTGGGTCTGGTTTAGCTTTACCGTGAGAGTTACCAAACAAAGCATTCCATAAGGTACAGTGAGCGTAGACACTAGAATTAGGATTCTTGTATTCACTACCGTCTTTAACTTTAACACGTTTAAAGTATAAGTTATCCTTACGGTCTAATGATGCCTTAATGTCGTTCTCAACACGTAGCATTATATCTATCAGTTCACCACGGTTAATCTTAATACCTTTATTGAGGTTAGTTAAGTTACGTTCCATTAGGTCATGTAGTTCTTTAACTAAGTCCATGTTATTAGCACCAGCATGAAAGCGTGCACCTTTTAACTCAAATTCAGGCTTATCAAATACTAGACCTTCTTGAGCTTTAACATACGCATGATATGTTTTAGCTACTGGAGTAAGCATAGCTGATGGGAACTTGTATTCGTTCTTCATTATTAGAAGTTTACGACGGTCAGGCATAACACCCATCTGTGCACTAAAGTTACCTAGGGCATGTGCGATAACACCGTTAACCATGTATACCATAACATCTGATACAGGTTCTTGTTCTTCATCAAACTTAGCTTCACCGTAATACTTAGCGTTAATATGCTTAGTTGTAAAGATAGTACTATCGGTATCACCCAGAGGTACAGTTACACGTATAGAGTGATTCTGTGCACCCACATCTATAGGGTAATGACTAACTCTAAAGAAAGTAGTTATAAGTAACTTGTACTTACCTAAACCTTCCAGTAGGTTGTTAGCTATCTGATTAGCCTTCTTACGGATAGGGTTATCTTCTGGATGTTTCTCTGGGTCTAAGTAATCCCAAAGAGCAGAACCTTTAATATCGTTACCAATAAGGTTACTAACTAATGTAGTTATATCGTCATCCATTTCCTTAAAGCGTTCACGCTCCACATCATCTTCGAATAAGGTATTACTTAATTCGGTAAGCATGTTGTGTGTAAAGTCATGGTTGAATTCAAATAGATGATAGAAGTCACCATCATAAACAAATGCCGTACGTTCTTCTGGAGAAAGAGTACGTATTAGTTCTTCTATAAAGGAGAACTGTTTAGCGTCCCACCAATAGTAATCAGTTGAACGTTTAATAACATTCATTGCCTGTTCTACTGTAGGTATAACTAATTTATACTTATTAACCGTAACTAATACTTTAGCCACATCGATTCTATCAACTACAGCTAAGATGTCTTCAATAACCTTCTCAGGTTTATGGTAATAACGTTTACCACCTAAGAACTTCTCTACTGAAGCAGTAGCTAATGCGGTAGATATACGACACATCGATGTTAATGTCGGATGTGTGGACTGACAGTTAAACACGTTATGTTTATCTAGTGCTGCACCTGACCAACTATTAATTAGTACCTTAATAGCGTTCTGACCACCATTCTTGATAGTCGTTACAACAGAATCACCCGCCTGCTTAGCTAATTGTGCTTCACGTTTAACTACTTTACGCTTAGCCATGTTACCGGCTATATCTTCCACGATTAGACTTAATTCTTGGTCTGGTCGTTTGTATGTAGTTAATGTAGGTGACATACCCAATGAAGAATCATTAATCTTCTTTAGATAATCTAAGATAGGTACTTGCTTTACTACACGGTCGCCGTTCTTTTGACGCATGGTAAATTCGATAGTAGTACCATCTATACGTTCTTTATTAGCATCTAGTATGTCTTGCATAAACTTAGTTGCTTCTTCTACTGAACAATTGCGTAGTCTACTTAGACCAATAGCTAACTGTCTAGTATATGTATCTGTTATACTGAAATCTCGTTCGTATTCTTCTAGGGGAAAAGTAAAGCTCATTCTCTAGATTCCTTAATTAATCTAAACAACTCATTTGCAGGTATTGTTATATTCTTATTTAGTAGAGGGAACGATTTAACTTTAACACCGTGTCTATGAATAAGTAGGTTATTATTTTTAGTTGTAACTACAGGTGGCGGTAAACATTTCTTTTCCATAGTACGTATTAATGTACCGTTAAGCGTCCGTAGAGTCACTGTATTGAAATTATAATCTATAGTCGAGTATTCTTCTCCACCACAGTAAACGTAGCTTACAGCGAGTTCATCGCAGTGTAAATGATGTGTATCTTTATCGCTAGCAATAGCTGGTTCTTTCCAATGTAACATAAGTTAAACACTCCTTGACAATCATATGTATGAGTTAACATCGAATTTGGAGTATGTGTATGAGTGAATCATTATTAGACCTTGCAGTTTCCAATATGGGAATGGCATCACAAACGTCGGTAGATAGTAAGTTAGCAGAGACCGAGTTAATGCGTCAGGAAGTATTACGTGCGCTATTAAGTAATAGTCTAGACCCGTCCATAGCTACTGCGGCTAAGGGTTTATTAGCTGACCAAGACAAAGCTGTATTTACTAAGGTCAAATTAGAAAACGATAAACAAGCAGACCAAGATAAGACAGCATTACTTAATGAGTTGTATATGCAGCTTGTTACTCAAGGTGGTAAGGAATTTACAATGCCTCCTATTGATGGTCAGGCTGTAGAAGTAGACCCATCCAAGAAAGAGCTAATGGCTACATCGGATGACGACTTTAATTTTGAACCGGGAGAAATGATTACCGGTAATGATACAGAGGATAGTGTTAACCTATGAAGAATGTACCTGAGGTGTTTAAAACCTACTGTGGTCATGTTAAGATTGACAATAAGTGGGTGGGTGATTTTGAAAAGTACGTTAAAAGTATCATGGTTAAAAATGACAATCATGTAAACTTCTTCGGTAGTATCTTAGTTGGGGTGTATCCTGTATTCTTTGATAGAGGTGATGTGAATTACCTTTGGGATATTCTAATTGAAGTAGACCGTGATGAAGTTCGTGGTGCTTTACATAGCGTACCTTACATTGACCCTAAGTGGCAAGTAGGTGGCGATGAAACTAATCATCTATTATTCTATCTACTTCATCGAGTTTTAACAGGAGACCTTTCAGAGAAGGTTAAGGAAAGTACCGCTACTAACTTACTATTTATTATGCAGTTTAAGTTCCTAACTAGTTTGTTCTATCGTGATTACCGTTATGGAGTTGACCGTGAATTAGCTTTAACCGTTTATAATAAGTTAAGTAGACGTTTTATACTACGTCAGGTGGATAGTTGGAAAGAACTTATCTACTTACAAGCTAACGGTATGTTACATGGTACAGATAAGCGTAAGGATATGGCATCTATAATTAAGAGTTATCGTGATGATAAATTAATTACTGATACTATAACAGGAATCAGTACTAACCTTAATAGTATGATGAAAGAATACAATGCTGTATTTCATCGTGTTAAGGATGAGAGTGATAAGGTTAGTTTAGATAATAATATAGGTACTAATGCTGAAGGTGAGGCTACTTTTAAGGATAACTTAAAGAACCCTATCCGTTATCAGATGTATCTTGAATCTAATGTAACCCTAACGGATACCTTCTTATCCGATGACCTCTTAGAAGTGATTACAAAGGCTAATAACAGTAGGTACAAGCCTATACGTAAAACCTTAGCACATATATCGGGTAACTACGGTCAAAGAAGACAAGACCATATAAAAGAGTTTGTTGACCATACTCTCGAATTTGGACTTAGTAAGATACGTGAGAACCAAAAGGACATTAAGAACATACGCGAAGTGTTTGATATCCTTATAGGTGCTTTTAGTAGTAGTCGTAGTTTAGACCCTACATTAGAACAGTTGAAGAAGATAGGTGAGGTAGTAATTAAAGATGCTCTTGGTAATAAGACGCATAATAATACTATTACTTTAACCCGTACTACTTTAATGGTTTATATTTGTTTATGGACAATCATTAACATTTAAAACAAAAAAATAAGGGAGAGCGCAAGCTCTCCTCTATTTATGTTTAATATCATTTCTTAACATCGTCTAAGAACGGATACCATAGTTCATGTAAGGCACCATCCCCATATAGTAATGTATTAGGTAATGTATATTGACACTGTTCCACTAAGCCATCTACAGCAGATTCAAAACAACCATAACCACTTAATTCGTAACCAGAAGAACTACCACCACCATCCATTTCAACCAACATACTAAAACAGAAGCTTTCTAACTTCTCTCTTACTTCCTCATCGTCTTTAGACCAATAACCTATTAGGTCATTTAAACGTTCAAAGAAGTTATCAGTTAACTCAGTACCTAAAGTAGGATTAGTTATAGATACATCTTTTAAACCCATACCCTTATACTCTACTATAAAGTTGTCCTTAGGTAATACGGTTGTTCTAGTAGCGGAGATTATAACATGGTAAGTGCCATTATATAACATGAAGTTATCACCAATAGTAATACCTTCAATCAATAATGTTTTAACACACCCACTTAACACATCACTCATCTTAGGTGTACATGGGATAGGTACAGTATATACTATATCTGGTAACAGAACTAAGTCTTTTAGAACTTTGATAGATACTATCTCACCAGAAGAACTAGAGAATAAACTTAGGTACATACTATAATACCTCTTCAAATACTATTTCATCTAAGCTATGTATAGCTACTAATGGTTCACCCTTTCTGATATATACTACTTCATCGTACTTAGCGGTCTTAGCTCCTAACGGTGCTTCCAGTAATGCAATATGTACTTGGTTGTTACGTACTACAATACTAGAACCTATATTAAGAGAATTACCCATATACATAGGTGCAACTATAAACCCTAGAAGTTGTTTAATATCAAACATCATCTTTAGCGGGACTAGCTGCACCATCTCGCAACGTATAGTAATATCATCCTGAGCGTAAAATGTAGTTTTCCATAGTCCACAGGGAACTGAGGTAGGTGGGTGAGATAAACCTTGATTTTCATACTTTACTAATATAGATGCCATAAGTTATTCACCCTCTTTAAATTTACTATTCACAATTAGTTTATCTGCATAGATACAGAACGATGGCTGATTACCCTTTAAGGTAATAGTTTGCGTTGGTCTATCTTCAACAAATATACTAATCCCCATATTACTCTTACGTAGAAGTAAGACATTATCCCCGTCTATAAAGCAGCTCGCTACAGATTCAATAGATTTAATTTCCACATCATCACGTAGTTTACCTTTGAGGTAAATATTGTTAATACCATTAACTAATACTAAGTCCTCTAAGAAAGTTATATACGTTGATACTACCGTAGTATTGTCTCTGAGATTAGCGCGGAACGAATGCGAGAGCTTAAAGTCTAAACCATTATTGGTTTCTATAAGCTTACTACGTTCCATATTATACAACACTTCTAACGCATCATCCATTAACTTAGACATTATCTGGTACTCATGGTCATACTTAAACTATTTATAGATTCCTTTATATGTTCCTTAGCTTTGTTACCTAGTAAGGCATTATAATATTCTTTAGAGTTGGATATTATAAACTTAAAACCACCTAACTGTTCTATAACAGTAGATGGTATCTTACACGTAACTATATCATTACCTACGAAGAAGTTACCTGTATAGAATGATTCATTACCCACATCTACAACTTCCCCACTATCAGTTTCGATAGTATAATCACCACTTAACAATATCTTAACTAGAACTAATAAATCTTTCATTACGAATGTACTCATAACGGGTATTTCCTGTATAGTTTAATCTGGATAAAAAAATAAAGACAGTCTTCCCGAAGGAAGACCGCTTTATCGGGTTAGGTATTCTGTTATTCGAAGATACCTTCAAGCGCATCGTTCACAGTATTAGTGAAGTCATCTTGAGATGTTACAACTACATGGTTAGCAATTGACTCATCGCCTTCGTCACCTTTAACTTTGAAGTTACGGTAAACTGTAGCGCCTAAAGTAGTAGGACCGAATTCCATAGAACCGGATACAACTTCGATTTCTTCATTTTCTTCAAACTGTTCTTTCGCTGTATTAGCAACTGTAGTTGTTAGAGCACCAACCATACCATCGCGGAATGTAGTAGCTTTTACATAACTTTCTTCGGCTTTCTTAAATTCATCAGAATCATTAGTGATTTCTAATGGTAGTTCACCATCGACAATTGTACCTAGTGCTACAGTGATTGCTGCTTGTGCTTTTGATAAATTAGACATTTGGTATTTCCTTCTTATGGGTTTGTATTATAAATCGATTATTCGATTGTGGTTAAAAATCTTTTTTGTTGCTTAAGCTCTTCTTCTATGTCGCGCTTAAATGCTGTATAGAAGAGACCTTGCATATATAATAATGCTAACCGTTTACATAACAATAACGGCGGTGGTAATATTCTAAGTTCTAAGATACGAGTCTTATTACCTAACTTAAATTCATTATACGCTACTTTAAAATCATCTACCTGCATCTTATGTATGATGAGTGTTTTTATAAAGCACTTGCGCCAGATGTACAGAACATCACCAGCCCTTTTTGGAACTGAGTATAGTTCTTCTTTGGTAATAGATTCAATACACCTAGCATTACCTAAGATGTATTCTGAGTACTTCCTCCTATCATCCATCTTAAATTACTCCATTTAGTAAGAGTCATATAATGCTCCTTTATTGTTAATCTAAAATTAGTAGTACTTAATTCACCCTAATAATATAGGAGTGTAAATATTTAGGTTAGCTATTATAAGATATTCATACTAAACGATAAGTCTAGTATATATAGGAAAATAGCAAACAGCGTTATCTCTAGTAAGTATAACTTATTAGTTATCCAGGATAACCCAGTTAATATATAGTATACGCTCTCTATAAGCAGTGTACATGCAGATACTACTACCCATAGGATAAACTCTACTACTGTGTTAACTAAGTCCATTAGAATTCGATACAGACAGATGAACGGAGCGACTAGTATAATTAACATAAAAATAAATTCCTTATTAAATTGAGTTTAATAGAGTAGTCCATATGGACTACTCTATTTGTTAAGTTATTTGTTTTCTTCTACAACAACGAATGTGGTATGACCTTTATGCGAACCCGCTTTAATAGGTTTACCTACTTCTAAACCCATAAACAATTGCTCTGCTGGATTAGTCTTTAAAACTACACGCTCGCCATCTACTTCAATGTAACGTACTACGGTATATTTAGCCATGTGGAAATTCTCCTGATTGGTTTAATTTAATTGGTTAATTCACTTATATAATATAGGGTTATAAAACTCTAATCACACAATAGAATTAACCATACTAATATTAGATATACTTTCGCAAATAGATTCAACAAACATACTTATAGCTTTCTCGTCTGTACTAAGGTTATTAGTGGAATGTTCGTATCCATCAGATAGGTCTATAATTTCAACAACTCTATCTAAGAATACTATACTAACATTAGTCTTTAGGTCTAGGTCAGACAGGCCCATACTTAAGATAGTATTAGTTAAAGTACACACCACTATTTCCAGCATTACATTGTTACTTAATCGACAAGATACTACAGTTCTAGATGTAGATTCGGATACCTTAGGTTTAAGAGACCTTAAACATTGAGTTAACTTATCTACGAATAACTCTACATCTCTCTCAACGTCTCTATTACTAAATAGCACCGTATTACATCTGTAGGTGAATAAGAACTTACCTTTACTCAATCTAACATTAAACGTACCACTTACAAATTCATTATTAGCCATAATTAAATTACTCCTTAGTCTATAATTACATACTCATAGACTTAAAGACCCACGCTAACGTTTCAGTACTACCGAAGAATCTGACCTTACCATCTACAAACCATGTATCTAGGTTGTTAAGATAATCGTGTACTTCTTTAACTGATTCATCGCTATAAGTGAAATCTCCAGAACCCGTGTCACCATCATGGTCTCCACCTTTAGCAGCTAAGCGTGAGCTGTGTGGTATAAGAGTCTCTACCCAACCTAACTTAGGGATAGGCCACTCATTATAAGTGTCGTTATCTATAAGTTCCCAATTATCATCGTATTCTTTTAATGATAGACCCTTAGTAGTTGTCTTAATATAAGGGATACCTGGAGAAGTACTATCTACACCTGTATAAGGGAAACGTGTTGTCCAGATTGGTTTGTTCTTAAGGTTAGGTTTAGCTAAGTAGTAAAGTAATTCACCGTAAGTCATTGGATGTAACTTATCTAACTTACTCTCAGGCACAGTTTCTATATCTTTAATTATCTTAAAGCCAACATCATCTTGATAAACCATAGCCATATAACCACCTGAAATAAGTAGTGGTTTATTCCTAAGTTCAATAGACTCGAATTTGTTAAGTAATGTATTAACGCCTTCTTCCGTTGTAAACTGTTCTTTAAACTTAACTGGTACTGGCTTACGTTCTAATTTAAGTGTCTTCTTATTAATAACTAATACGGTATTATCACCGAAGAAAGTATTATCAATTAGAGGATGTTTAAATGAGTACTGTGTTATAGGTAAACAACCCTTACACGTTTGCCATAAACCAACTACTGTATTAAGCATTGTAATAGACTGAGGACCGTTCATATCCTCTACGCTTAAATCAATAGGAGATAATACGCTACGTGTACCGTTTTCTATTTTACGCTTAGAGAACTTATCCTGGGTTATACCACGTTTACCATCTAGATAACTAAACAGTAGATTATATATACAGTTAAAGTTACGCTGCATTAATAACTTAGTACCATCATTAAACTTATTATCTTTAAAGGTGGTATCTATGTTCTTAGATAAACTAACTAAGTTACGGTAATATTCGTTTATCTCATCTTGAGATAATGAACCCTTAGCATCTTCTTCGATGTCGCGTATACCCGCAGGAGATACTAATACGAAATCATAAACACCTGTTTCACGGAACTTATCTAGTACATCTATACGAAGCGTACGTAGTTCACTATCATTACGTTCAAACTTAATATCTTTAAAGTGCTTCATAAAGAAACTAAAACCAGTATCACCGTCAATAGCATCTGATTCTATAAATATCTTTTTCTTATCATCCCACTTAGCGTACATGGTACCAGTACAAATCTTAGCGTATGAACTAGCTATCTTCTCTATGTTATTATAAAGGATAGGGTGCATTATTTCTGTACGTAAGTCTACATAGCTAAAAGTGTTGTGACGACGTTCTTCGGCTGGTCTACCGAAGATAACGGTACTAAACAAACCATCATCATTTAACTTCTTACTAGTTCCCTCATAGATATCTGTAGAGGTTATAGGTGATAGGTTACGTATTACGTGTCTGCTATTGTTTAACAGACTTATATTAAATGGGGACTTGGTAATATCCATTGATGAATACCCTCTCTGTGGTAATTAGGTGATATGCGATAACATATTAATTTCGAACAAAAAAAGAGGAGGAGGTTTCCCTCCTCCTAAAATCGCACCTCAAACCAATCCATCCAGCATGATGTATTGGAAATTTGTTAGATGTATGGCATTAACAATAGCAAGGAGTATCCATCTAACATATATACTATCTACTGTGTATTTCTAGTATGTTTAGTTACAGAAGACCAACGTCTACCTAACTTAATATCACTAACAGTCGATTGGTCGATTTTAAATATATCCGCAATTACATCTTGAGAATACATTTCTTTATGAGCCATGGAATAGATATCCATTACTTTATCGGGAGTTAACTTAGGACCATTATGAATAGCACCAGTTCTAGCATGAGTAGCATTACATAACTTATCCCCACGTAAACCAGACATATGTCTACCTTTAAGAGTACCGTAGGGTATACTGGTCACTGATGCTAACTGACGTAAAGTATAAAACTTATTCTTATACTTAACCTTAACTGGCTTCTTAGGCTTCTTGATTAACTTCTCATCCCTTAAACCTTCATTCCATCTACGCATAATCGTTGTGGCGCTAATATTATACCGTTTAGCTAAAGTCCACGCTGATACTTCTTTACCTTTGAAAACTATCATTGTAGTTTATTCCTTCACGAATCTTTATAAGCCTACCTACGCTTACCCATCTTCTTATTACGTTTACCTTCTTCTTTAAGGTCATTCAGTAATTGGTCAATGTTCTTAGCAGTAGAGCCTAACATCTCTAATCTATCATACACCTTAACTATCTTGTCTTTTATACTAATACCGTACATGGTATCGTAATTAAGACGATACTCTTCTTCAAGAGTAGGGATAATTGTTGTTAGGTAATTGATTTCTTGTTGACGTTGATATTCGGCTTCATCATAGTTACCATCTTCAGTAGATACAGCTTCACTTAAAATATACTGTCCTGAGATAGAATACTTCTTGTGGTTACGACCGTATAAACAGAACCAGTTTATAAGTAGCCAAGATATAACAGCATCATCGTGTCCGCCAGATGGATGGTCGACTCTACCGTTCTTCTCTTCCAATACCCTTAACTGACCAGATAAAGTTCTATCCCTAATTACACTTGCTGCGTACTTAACTGACTCAGTTAATACTTCATCATATAGACGTTGACGTAATTGAGCATTAGTAGAAAATCCAAATAAACCTTTATACTCATTATAGAACTCAACCGAACGTTTACGCATAGGAGTATTCTGTATAGTCTCGTATGCTTTACTGTATCGTTCTGGGTCTTGATATATATTATTATATATACGTTCAAATGGGTCTTCACCAATAGCATGTAGTGCGAGTATACAAGCGTCTATTATAGCTTGACCACTTGCCTTATTCTCAATTACTAATAATGAATTAGGTATAGAAATTAATAGTTTACTAATGAAGTCAGCGTATGTACGTAAGTTAATCTTACTAATATCAGCACGACCTATAACTTCTAAGTTAGCTAAGTTACTAATAGTTACACTACAAGCATCTTTATTAACCCCTTGAGAAGTATCGACACCTATACCAATCTTACCATCATCTGCTAATCTAGATATAACTTCTGCACTACGATACCAACGAACGATAACTTTTTCTTTTGTACGTTCATGTCTATCCGGTTCACATTCACTATTAAAGATAGTTTCAATTTGTTTCTTATCCAACGGGTTAGATACAGAACCACGTGACCATATAGAATAACATTCACGTTTAACCTTATCCATGTCACCGTTAGCTTCACGTTTAGAGAGTGCTATTATTTCTCTGAATCGTTCTTCTTTTATACCTAACTGACGCCACGACATTGTAATATCTACTAGAGGAGCTAGTCTGTCTTTAGAGTTAGCACCTACTGTCTCACGTAGGTCTTCTTCATTAATACAGTCTAATAGAATCTCATTCCACGACATACCACTATTGGCTAGTCCATGATAGAATTGACCCTCAACCCTATCTAAAGAACCTGCGGTACATGCAAAGATACTTCCATAAGGTTCATCTAGTTCACGAGCTTGGTCTATTACAGCATTACTACTGTTACTTGCAGCACCTATAGATAGATGTGCGTTAATCATCTCTGCAACCTCATCCCAGATTTTATTTGCAAGAGAGTAACCACGACCAGCACTAGTTGCTACACGTTTATCTTTTTGTCCAATAGCAAATTCGATATAGTTCTTACGACGTACATTAGATACACCTACCTGATTATCGTAGTCTTTACCTTTAACCGGACTGTAGATGTAATCTGGTAATATAGATAGTTTTTCTTTTATACTTCTAACACAGTCGGTTTGTTTACTACGGTCAATAGTTCCGTATAGAACTGTAGTGTTAAATGTACCAACAGTTATTAACCATATAGCGACGCCTTCAATCTTAATCGTCTTACCAGTTTGACGTAATTGGATGTTAGTACTATCTATATGATTATGATAACACCATAAAGTGGCTAGTGTTCCACGGTCTACTCTGAATTTATTATGCTGTATACCGATTTTAGCTGGTATCAATAATACTTCTCTATAGAAGTACCATGGGTTGATAGAACATTCGTGAATAATATCTAACTTCTGTCTATCTGTTAAATCTTTACTATGTGGGTCTACATGTTCTAATGTTGGATTAATTAAAGCTAGTGGCCATTTGTAGTTCTTAATACCAAATCCATCACGGTACATGAATGCCATTCTACGCCAGCTCTTATTCTTTGTACTATTATGAATTATAGCCGTTGGGTATTTGTCCCAATCGGCCTCGAATAATATCGCCATGACTTTTCCTTCTCAATAAGTCAATAAAAACATAATATTTTAATGGGACATAAATAAGGTGGAGCCTAAGCCCCACCTACATTAAAGTTAAGACTAGATAACTTCCAATGGCATATTAGAAATAGCTAGGTCTAATCGATTGTTATTCTCACCGTACATGTACCATTCTAGTAGAACGTTTGAACCTGATGCTGGAACTGTACCGTTCCAGTTAAGCTCACCGTTCCAATAAGTAGATACATCCATAGTAATAGTAGTTCCGCCTACGGTTATGTCCACATGAGTCGGCACAGGAGCTTCTGTTGATATAGAAGCATCGTATAACGGACTTAAACTATAGTATAGTTTATCAATCCACTCAGAGAACTGACCTATGAAGTTATTAAGACTAATTGTGTTAGTACCAAAGTTAGTAACTATCTTCGCTCTTAGATTTTCCCCATAGAAACGTTCATCGTCACGCCAGTACCACAGACGATACATTGTAGCGTTGGCTAAAGGTTGACCCATTAACTGCACATCAATACTATCTGCAAATACTGTATCAGGTAAACCTACATACTGTGATAAGTCTAGACTGAAATCAATCTGTTGTTTAGCACCGTAGAATAAACCATTGAACTCACTAGCATTAACGCTATCAGTTACATCAATAGCTGAATTACGACCACCAGTATACAAATAGTAATTGAGTTCATAACCATAACTACTGTTACGGAATGTAGGAACTACGAATATCTTAACTTCGGTTTCAGTATCACCATCAATAACAGATACACTGTAATGATTAGTTATATGAACACCAGTGTATGAATCGACGTTCTGAGATAATTCACCACTACCTAATATATAAGATAGTACCAATGGGAACTTCTCACCCACTTCACCTGTTACGTAATCACCCCATCCAGCTAAGGTTACATTAGATGTACCTATGAACATTTCTTCACGTTGCCCACTTTGATATTCTTTGAATATACGAGGACTAAAACTTGCATTGAGTAAGTTCTTAGGTATAAGAAGTTCATTAGGATTAGTAGGGCTTTGATACGCTGATTCTAAAACAACGTTATTAATGAATAACGCTTCACGATGAACATTAGCGATAATATGACTATGTTTAATTACAAGTTCTTGCCACATGAGTACGCGACCAGCATCACTGTAAAATACAGCTACCACTAGAGTATCCTCTGGTAAGGTATACGTCAGATTAAATGGTCTAGCTACATAACGCAATAGAGTATTATCTACTGTGTCAGCTTTAACCATTAATGCTTTATCATCTATGATTTGACCATTACTATCGTAACGAACTGATATTACTTTACCGTTCTCACTTATGTCTGTACCTTCAAACACACGAACGTAACTTAAGTCTGAACCATATATAGGTAAACGACTATCGATTACAGCACTCAATTTAGAATCGATTGGATTCATAATCAAGTTGGCTACATTAGATAAATTACCTATACCTGCTTCAATACCTACCATAGCACTGTTACCATTATTAGGTAACTCAACTGGCTCTAGTGTACTAAGTGAAGTTAATGGGTCAACATAAACAACGCGTTCTTCAATCTTAATATTACCAGACCAAGATATTACTGTATCGTTTACATTAGGAACTACACCACCACTAACAATACCATTTGCAGAATTAGGGTCGGTGTACAGTTGTTCTTTACGCCATGTATTATGACTATACTCTGGCGGATTATATAATTGTCCTGACATTATGCTGTAATCCTAAAGTTATTATTAAGGATGATTTTACTATTAAAGTAATAATCGTTTATACGCTCTAACATGTAATAAAGCTCAGAAGTGACTTGAACTGGAGTACCGTCGTTATGAGCTACTAGTTCAATTATGTTCCATTCTAAGTCAAACTTATAGATATCTATACCATCGTTCAGAAGATATAAATACTCACCCAGTAGAACATCCAACCCTAAGGCATTGATTGAGGTTCTATCATATACAATATCTCCTCTTAACGCAGCGTTGTAGACTGAATTAAAGAACACACTAACTAACCTATAACCTTCACTGTAACGTGATGTATCTGCTTGAGGGATAGGTAAGTTAATATCCTTAAAGGCCGACATCGCCTGTAAGTTAGACTCGTACTCACTACGCTTATTAACTACGGTTTCTAAATCACCCGTACAGTTACTAAGTAATGTTCTTACAATTGCGTATGGTTTAGCATTACCAAAGGTATTGGTACTATTGATATAAGGGACGTCCCAATCAACCTCATTTGGTAACATTACTTTACCATCTACAATGAAGTAGTAATTGTTAGGGTCTAATTCTAAATAACTACCATTAATACTTAAACTACCATTTCTAGTAAATCCAGTTTCAACTATTACATTCTTAGAATCTAATGTTGGTTGGAAAATTAACTTAGCACTTTCAATAGGTTCCCCATAATGGATAACTACTTTACCATCTATTAAATGATAATCTATATTAGGTGTTAAAGTTCTAACCTCAGCATCAGTCCCTAAGTTTATAACTATAGCAGTGTAACCCATACCATAAATGGCATCTGAGATAGGACTATCTTGAATCAATAAAGTTGGGTCTAAGTCAACAACAGTAGTAGACATTAGTTCAATAACGTAAACGTCTTTATAACTAACTTTAGTTTCAATATTACCACTTATAATGGAATAGTCATCACCAGGCAATAGTAAGGTAAATTCATCATTAACTTTAGAATAAACAGCAGGTAATGTAAATAAACTAGCATCTACTGTATGAGAGTTAACAACTACTGTTTCCTTATCGTAACCTATCTTGAGATGACTAACATCCTCTTCTCTGAGTATAGGGAAGAACTCACATACCAAACCATCTTTATAGCAACAAATAACTTTATTATCAACTGGAGCCGATGGTATATCTGTTAGATTGGTATTGTAAGTTTGACCAGTTACCATCGTACGGTTAACATTGAAGTCCCAAGTAGCAACAGACAATATATCACTAAGAGTCTCAGGAGTGATATCCTCGTACTCTAAGTCTAAACCTACGTTGTAATCATTTAGATGATAGTTATGGGCGTAGATTACATTGGGGGCGTTTATAGCACCTAATAAAGCCTGTTTTCTTAAGTAGTAAGGTAGTTGTTGTAAACTGTACCAGAAATTATCATTGTTAACAAAGTTCTGACTAGGTATTCCTTCCTTAGTATAGACTCGCAACGTAACCTGACCTTCGGTCCAACCCAAATTAGATAATGTAGATTCCACTATAGTAGCAGATAACCCTATTTCATTATCAGTTATTTGAACTACACTATCGTCCTTCATAACTAAACGTTTACCAATACCGTCTTTAACTAAGTATAGAACTGAGTCATATCTGGAATAAATAATATTAGTTAAGTCTTCACTTAGCGAGATTAAATAATAATTAGTTCCGTCATGTGTATAGGCTTCTATATCTGATAACGGTTTGTCTGTACATAACTTAGTACTAGTATCAGTTATTGTTGTTACATAAGAACCTAACTTAATAGTTTTAGCGTTGATATCTGTTCGATAAACACCATCCACTAAATACTGCTTTAAGTCTTTACCTGAATCCGAATTGTAATTACTTAACCAAGTAGTTACTTTTATAGGCGTACTGAGGTAAACTTCTTCAACGTCTATATCGGTTTCTAATGAGTCATTACTACTACGTATATACAAACTAAGACTATTACGTAAATTACGCTTAGCCGAGGGTACGGCTAAGATAACAGTCCCATTTGGTAAGTACATGATGTGTGATTGACTATAAATACCCGAATATACTTCATCCAAGTAACTTAAAAATATCAGTACGTTATTAGCAGTACAGAAGTCTACTAAACTACTCCAAGAACCAACATGTTGAACGTGATTACGAAATACTTCCACAGATAGTTCTTTAAGTGAGTATATATCGTAAGCTGTATTTTCTGTTGGTAGATTAATGTGTCTACGCATGAACTTAAACGATCCATACGTAGGGAACTTAACATTAATTAATGTTGGAGTGATACTGATATTAGTTTCTAGACTTGGATTAGACCAGCTAGAGCGAACGAATTTATCTCTTAGTAAACTAAGATGTTCATCTAATATCATAATGTTACTCACTTATGCGGGTTTGATTTTTGAATCTTTAATAATACCGTGAAGTTGTCTAGTGAATAATTCACCGATATTACTCTTACGACCCACAGCAAATTCAGAAACAATTTTACCGAAGCGTGTACTAATGTAAGACTTTTCAACTAAAGCATAGTAAAGCATACTTAGGAACATAGGTGGATACTCAATTGCAAGGTTACAGTAGAATACACCACCTTCACCGTACCACGAATGGGCTAATGTACTCATGATAACTTCAGGCGTAATCTTACCTTTAGTATCATCACTGATGTTGCGCATTAAATTAACCATATGGTTAAATGTAAACGTTTCATCTATATCTGTAATTTCAAACTTACTAATAACTTCTGTTACGCGAACTACACCAATGTTAGTAATTTCACCTAAGTCTGCGTAGGCTTTATAATTACGCTTGTTAAGTATGTCTGCTGGTGTACCTGTAGAACAGTAATAGTAAATTGCACTTAAAACATTTAACTCGCTACTATCTTCATAGTTTAAATTAAAACGTGTTAATAGATTACGGCTAATCCACTGCATGTATGCTTTAGCTGCAAACTTACGAGTGATAGTAAATGTTTCATTGATGTGTGGGTCTTCCCACAAACCAGTTAAAATCATGTTGGTGTAACGTAAGTCTGCTTCGCCACCACGAAGTCCTGATGAGTCCGCTAAGACTATTGTTTTGTTATGTGTGTTAAATTCAGCATCGTGTGACACAACATATGGTAGATTAGTTTTAGGTAATTCACCTTTTCTTTGGTTTAAACCTAATAACGTGGTCTCATTTAAAACGTGTGTGTCAAAAACTCCACGGGCTAAGCCTTCAAGATACTGACTTATGTACTGATTGTAGCTCTGTCCCATTCGGGTCTGGTTATATTTAATCATTTTGGTCTTGCCCTTATAATTAGCTTAAACTGTAAATTGTATGACTACATACGACTTGCAATTGCAACTGTAGCCTTGTTTAATGGTATAAACAAGCTATTTCATTAATAACCTTAAGGTGTTAAATTATGGTACAACTATATCAAAATTCCACCCCTGATATGAAGTTTACGGGGTATAAAGATACTCCTAAAGCTGGTATTCAAGGCGGTGGGGTGGTAACTCCACTATTCTGTCCACTCACACCAATCCGTGCAGCATGGGGTAGTGTTGACGACGCATTCCTAATTGCAGGTGATGAGTTTGAAAGTATTTTCGGTAGCGATACATGGGATGTTAACGGTCCTTACTTCAACCATGCAAATCTTTTCGCCAAAATGTATCAACAAAAAGCGATTCGTCATTTCTTGATGCGTATGGAATTACCGAACATGGCTCGCTCTGCGGGTCGTCTTAGTATTGAATTCGTAGCACATGATGTACCACAATATGAACGTGGTTCAGACGGTAAGTTCCTTACTGATGCTCAAGGTGATTTAGTACCAGCAGTACCTGCAACAATTGATGGTTATAAAGTACGTTTGCGTTTTGACCGTGCAGATGAGACTTTTGTTAAAGGTGACGGTTCTGAATCAGTTGGTACATTAACTGGTAAAGATGGTGAGACTTCTAGAGTACTTCCACTTATCGATTTTGAAGCAACTCACTTTGGTACACGCGGCGATCGCTTCAACCTTAACATTCATCAACCTAAATCATTCGATGCAGTTCCAGTAGATTCAACATCTATTGAAAGCCTCGGTAACATGATTTATCGTTTCAGTGTAACTGAAACACCATTAGGTGGTGGTACATCTACTCCTTGGTACACTCAGTTATCAAGTGAAACAATGGACTTTGCTTTAGCAGTAGGTGCTAAGAGTTCTAAAGATGCTCGTATTTCATTAACGGATAACTACAAGAAGCAGTACATTCTTGATGGACAACCGTACAACGGTGCGAACGTTACAGGTCCTGTTGATGGTTTCTATATTTATCAAGCTAACATCGAATTAGTTCTTGGTTTACTACATGCTTCTGAAAGCGATGAAACTGTAGGTAGTCCAGCGTTCTTTGATGAGTCAAATATCCACAGCATTAACTTGTTCGGTGATACTGACCATAACAACATCCCTTACAGTACTATCGTAATGGCTGCTACATCAGAAATGGAAAATGAAACTTACGTTCCAGGTTCTTCTTCTTCATTCAAAATGGGTAATGGTAATGATGGTGACATGACATCTATTACTCCATTCGAAGAAGCTGTTGGTGTTATGTGCGACACGTTTGGTAATGGTATTACTCTTAACGATATGAAACGTTACCCTTTCCATTACATTATGGATAGTGGTTTCTCTGTTGATGTTAAGAAGAAGTTACAATCGTTGATGGCTAAGCGTCCTGAAGTATTCGTTGGTATTGGTACACACGTACACGGTGATACCCCAATGTCACTACTTGATGAACTTGCGACTATCTCTACCTTAGCAGCTAACGCTGGTCTTTACCCTGAGTCAACTATCTATAAGACAGAATCGACTCGTGGTAGTATTTGTCCTTGGGCAATTCAACTAGCAGCTACTGACCCTAATAGTGCATGGACTCATGCTACTACTCTTAATTACGACTTAGCTAGTAAGATGGCTGAGTATTGGGGTTCTAGCGATCAGGTATGGGTTACTAACAAAGCAATTGATACTTATCCAAATAACGTTATTAAACATACGTTACTTAACTATCAGTATGCTGCGTTACCAGTACGTGAAGAAATGTGGGGTAATCAAGCGATTGCAGTAGAATACTCAGACGTAAATGAAATCATCTACTCTGGTCTACAAACTGTACACCGTAACGAAAGTTCTGTACTTAATAGTGTTGTTACTGTTGGTGGTACTATCCATGCAACTTGGGCTTGTATTCGTACAAACACTCACTTTGTTGGTCGTAGTATGTCGCCGGGCGTTCTTATCCAAGATTCAGATGATTTAATCCGTACTTACACCAAAGGTATTGATAAGTCTAAAGTACAAGTTGTACCTGAAACTCAGATTACACCTGAAGATAACGACGCTGGTTACGCATGGACTACGGTTGCTCATACAACCGGTGAAGGTATGCGTACAGTTAATACCATTCAAATCAACAGCGCCTATAGCGAGGAGTAATTAAACTATGGCAACTCCAACATTAAGAACTCAAGACGCTATCCGTCCGGACACAGGCGAACTTGATTTAAGTAAAGTAGGTGGTAATGGATTAGCGTTTAATTTACAAGCGCTTGCTAACAATACTCCGTATGTTAAAAATCCGTTATTCATCCACTTAACTCGTCCACCTAAAGCTTTTAAATTACACCCGCAGGGTGATAAGTTAACTGCTGCGTTAAAACGTTTAATTGAAGTACATCCTCGTGTATGGGATGGTTTTAATCAGGTACTTGAGATTGAAACTGCTCAGATTCCACAAGGTTGGGACCGTCAGATGCTTACTATTCCAACGAATGTAACTCGTGGTCCAATTACTCCAGCTCTTACAGCAGATAAACTTTACGACGAAGTTGATGCTAAGTTCTGGAACTACTTCATTGAAACGTTCATTGGTAATACTACTACTCAACGTCCTAACTTTGCGGAGCTTAATGAAACTCCAGAAGATTGGTTAGTTGACCAGTACACCTTTGACATTATTGCCTATGAACCAAATGCAACATATACTAAGGCTATTAAAGCTTGGGCATGTGCTTGTATGTTACCTAGTAATAGTGTTGAAGTTACAGGTATTCGTGATACGCAAAATGCTCGTGTTAATGAAGAATACAATATCGCGTTCAATACTATCTACGATGGTGAACAGAACATTGTTGACTTAGCAACACAATTACTTCAAGCGCAGAACATTAATGCAATCAATCCGATTCATAAACCTGCGTACTTCGATACTATTTCAGCAGACGTTGAAGCAGCACAAGTGGGTATCTTAGATGAACACTTAGCGGCTAGTTCTACTTGGAACGGTAACGGTTAAGAAAAAAAGTAATCTAATAGTAGACCACAGCCAAATGGCTGTGGTCTACTTATCTTTAATATGAATTTCTATTACTCTGACAGATACCATTACTAGATGCTTCTTTTAGGATGTTACGTAACATCTGTTGTTCTCTATTTAGTAGTGTATTAATTATATCCGATGTAGAGACATCAAACTCAAACCCACTCTTTAAATCATCACTAGATACAAACCAAGTTAAGCCACGATGTACAACCATACAGTCTTCATCACTTACAAATACCATAGTAACGCTATCCATAGCTGCATTTGATAACATCAGACCATTGAGTATCTTTTCTACTGTCTTAAATCCACGCAGGAAGTTTTTAGATGGTGAACTTTGAGATATAATACCATCTAAGAATATCCCACCTAGAGAAATATTATTTGCTAGTACTACAGTGTGTGGTGTAACTAACTTACGCTTAAAGAAACGTAGATTAGATGTGTAACCTAGATGTATTAGTGACATACTAGAGCTGTCGTATTCTATTTGATTATTCTTTATACTAATAACACTCATTATTAAATCCTTCTTTATTACGGTTTAAACTTATAGCCCATATTAAAGGACTATAAGTAAATTAAGTTTAACGTTTCTTTAAGGTGTACTCATATATACCTAAACTAGATAAGGCACGTTGGATACGTAGAGGTGTTTCTGAATCGCCCTTGATGTCGGTAATATCCCATACATCAATATCGTCACCACCAACCACACTACCATCTACGACCCAAGGTTCACCAATAACAATTCGATTACCTGATAGGTCTTCAAATACTAACCACGAATACTGATTAGCGTTGTTTGGTGTACCGTCTGGTAACGTACTGTAAACCTTACGATGTTCTTCGCTAGGGATTATACCGTACACAGATACTAGAGACGCATCAACGCGCCCCTTAAAGGTTACGTCTGTTAACTCAGTACCGTATAAACGTTCTGGGTGTATAGACATACTGTATACTTTGTTTACTACTAATTGACCTGTATCCATTCTACATCCTCTTTATTGAACCATATAACAATCCGAGAACATATCTCAGACACAATAATATCGATACCTTGGAGCTTAGACTTATCTAACTTCATGTTCTCACAAGACATAATAATTACGTCTGCTACTGCTACGATTGCTGATTCTAAAACAGGTTCATTAGTATGATTAGGAATACTACCATGAACTACTTGATAGAATACATCGGTAACTAAATCCTGCTTTGCGTTTTCTATTTGATAGAAGTCAAAGTACTCAAGACAATAAGGTACATCTAACGTCGGATTGAATCCATTTGTAGATGCTAATTGTTCTAATAGAGCGCCTATACCTATATCGTACTCACCATCGTCAATGCTTATACCTACTCGCATCTTCTTACTCCTCAATCGGCCCCTATGGTAAAGGCTACCATTTTATTATCAATTATATCCACAGATTCAAAGAACGCTTTACGTCCAGGGTAATATTCCATGGCCAACATACAAGCTCTTTCTATATGAGATATAGCTGTGTCAGTTACTTCCACCGAACAGTCTTGATATCTAACATCAGCTAGTATATCTTCAGCATAATGAAACTGAGACATAACCGTAGTGATGTTATCTATGAATAGTTCAGCATCTATATCTTCTTCAAAGCAAACTACGACTCGCTGTGTATCAGACATAACGTACTCCTACTCTAGACTCATTTACAAAGAACTCCTGCTTTAACTCGTTATCACCAAACTGTTTGCGTATCCTACATAAGACCTCACCGACAACAGTTTTTATTCTCTGTAGGTCTTGATGAGACAGTTCATCTAATATCTCGTCATCTGCACGATTAAAGTATAACTCATTATCGACATAGAAATTTATAGCGTTGTTGTGAAATTCAATGTCACCGTATTCATATCCATAGTGTTCTAATGCGTATAATACGTGAGCGGCTACCATAATAGCGAAATATTTTTCAGTCTCACTTAAGTCTTCTTTATCTAGAGCTACAATATAAAAAGCCTTATCCATTGTTCACTCCCAGTATAAACCTAACTCAATAAAACCACCATCACTAGTACCTAACCACTCTACCCTAGAGACCTGACCGTAAACAGACATAGCACTTTCAACATCACGTAAAAGTGACATTAGAAAGAGTTCTGTATTGTTTGGTCGTAAACCCTCGTTTATGTTCTTTACGTGAATGTTAATATCGTAAAAATCAGAAGGTAATGTATTTGACCTTACAGATATTCTAACGATTGCTCTTAATGCCATTACTTCATTCTCCTATTGTGCGTATAAGATGAACTTGTCTGATTTTAGATTGATACCTGATAATGTAGTAAAATTAACGTTTTCCATTAGCGAACGTATTTTAGATAATGTGAGACGATAAACATCATCGTATGTTACGTTACCATTAAAGTAGGAATTGTCTTCTCTTAAATTACCACATAACATATCGTGAACATCTACTAGTATCATTTCATCATTACGTTCGTATAAAACTTCTATCTCCGCATTGGTAACAGGTATATCAAATACCAGAACCGGTTTGACTAGCTGCATGTTTCTCTTCTCCAACGTAACTCATAAATACCATTATCTTTATATAAAACGGTATCTGGTAATGTACGCCTATACAATGTTGGTATTGCACAGGTCAATGCTGTATTTATTAATTCATGTATTTCCTCGAACGTACTATTTAGTATATCCGATGGTACATGGTTAACGTAACCCTCATATAGGTCGGAGTCTTTGTAATTTTGCAATTCATCATCTATGAAACAATCGTCAAATAATTCCCAGATAACATCTGCATTAAACTCATAACCGTAAGGGTAGATATCTTCTATCAAACATGCAATATGATAAATTATATCTACGGTATTAACTCTTAATCTATACATAGCTAATTACTCTTCGTTACTATGTGCTTCTTCCCACTCAGCCAACTTTACACGTTCTTCGTCACTAACAAATAAATCATTAGCAATTTTATTTTCAATATCACGTATAACATGATGTTCATTAAGATTAGTTAATAGTGCAGACGTTTCCGCTCTACTACTAATATTAATAATTGGCTGATATGTTGTTCTTGGTACAAGTGGATTCATTGCTATAGCGGGTAAGTCTTCACTGATAATTTCCTTAACTTCAGATTCAATTTTACCTCTACCTTGTTCCCACTCAACTATACGATGGTCAGCTATTAAGCTAATCATATAAGTAGGTCTATGTTTACGACCATTTAAACTAACACGGTATACACCATAAAAGTCTAAACCATCATTACTGATGTGTTCTTTAAGATGTTTACGTAATACGTCTTCCACTTTAAACACATTACTTATCTCATCATCAGAGAAGTTTAAAACCGTTACTAAAGATTCTAATTCATCTGTTCTTTCATACCCACGATTAAAGATTGGGTTTATTCTAAATAGATAATCTAAATTATTTAGAATTGTGAGGTATATAAAACGACTGTATAGATTCCTGAACTTTAAGGTATCTTTTCCTCGATTATTAAATAACTCAATGTAAAATGTGCTATCGATTGATATTACCATGTTGACTCTACCTAACAAAAGTGAATGTTACTCACACTTATAATATATAGTTGTAAATGAATAGGGTAAGGGAGGTAGGTCGTGAGACCTACCTAATAAGTGGATTAGTAAACCATACCATTATCACCACAGTCCGCGCTACCAAAGCTTTCTTTGACGTTTAGACCGCCAGCAACCTTTTGGTATTCTTCATGTTGGGCTGTAATTTTACGGCTCAGATTATCCATATGTTTGGTAGTAGTAATAAAGTGTGTATCCATTTCTGCTTCACTAATACCATCAGTATTGAATACTGCACCTACACGAGGAACCATATTATCAGGGTCAGTAAGTAAGCTAAGGATAGTAATAACAGAACCAGATAGTTTACCTAGAGCTTCTGCATCATCAAAACGCTCAATTAGAGTAAGGCCAGGTTTAACATCATGTAGTTGATAATCTAACCAACTCTTAACGTCGTTACTATCAAGACCGTGATGTGGAGTACCGCAGATAGACGCCATGCTGATAACGTGGTCTAACATAACTGAATCAACTTCGCTACGAGTACCCATAGAAGATTCTTCTAGTACGAAGTGAATTGGACGTTCTAATTGCTTAACGTTGTTAGCTAAACCAGTTAATGTGTTGAAGGTGTTCTTGACATCTTCTTTTGAATCATCTGTAGACAATACAACATTAACACAGTTCTTACCAGCTAACATAAGCTGACGGTTAAACTCAGGACCCATTACTGAACCTGAACCACCTGATAAACTGTACACTAATACATACATATCTGCATCTGGAACTTGTGCTAGATTTTCTGTTACGAAATCTAAGTACTGAGCTGCACCCTTAGCACGCTTCTTACCAGCACCATCGGTATTAGCAACCTTCCAGAAGTTATCGCGTAATGCATCACGATTCGCCATATTTGAATCTGAACCATCAATTAATAGATAGTCAGTATTAGGTAACTCTTCAGACTCAGCAATTGCTTGAACTGCTTGTGCAGTTAAGTTAATGCCGAAACCGCCTAAACCCATAATTAATACTTTCATATTACACTTTCCTTACTAGATTGAAAAAGTTAGTTAAACTATATTATTATTTGGGGTATTGGGGACTCCTCACCTCATATATACTGCGATGTATGTACTCATACCATAGTTTCGTATTAAGTACTATGCAAATGCGCTTAGATTTAATTACAGGAGTCTTCGTTATGATTACAAATGAGATGAAAAAAGCATTAGAGCCATTAATTATAGCATTTAATTATAGACAGGATTCTGAGAGGTACGGGGTTAAGGAGTATTGGACTACTATACCTCTAAGTAAGATTATGGAATGTAATTGTGAAAACTTTTCTCTAACTGTACTTAAGACTTTGGCTGGTGGTACTAAGTGGGGTATGTTTAAATTATTACTAACTAAAAAAGCTAAACTACATTATATTCGTGTACCTATTAAGGGTGGAGATAGTGAAGGTCATTGTGTATTAGAGTTTAATGGTATGTTTACTGATAATAATTTCAGAGCTTGGGTAGATAAAGAAGTTATGCTTAGAAAATTAAGTTACAGATTTAAGTACCGTTACACTATACCTCTAATAGGCGTTAATTATATCTGGGCTAAAATAGTATCTGTTAAAAATAAAATAACCGCATAAATATGGAAGGGCATCTGCCCTTCCATTAATTAAATATTTACATTGTAACCTTTAATTATCGAATGCATTCTAATTGCTGAATCTTCACTATACTCATTCCAAGTACTAAGGTCTTTAGTAATGTAACCCAGAATGTAGTCTTCAATCATATCTATATAATCTTCGACGTTATCTTTGTTAACATTTAACTTATACCATGATGGAGCAAAGAACCAGTTATCCGGTTTAGATATAGTATCTGATAATGGTAATTCATGAGACTCTACATAAACATCTGCTACTCTATCAAAGATTGGCTCATGTTCTTTTAAACATTCAATCGAGTCTTTCCATGTTTGACCACGACTGGATAAGATATTACCTGAACCATCTTTAACATAATACGAGTACGCTACATTATGAGAACCAGTAGTTATCATATCGAAGTAGTTACCGTCTATCTCATCTACCGCTACCCACTGAACGTAAATAGCATCCAGACAACCAGCTACTTTATCATCATGAACGTGATTAAGGGGTTTCTGTATAGTAGTTATCTTCTTATACTGTGAAATAGTTTCACCTTCATGATAGGCGATTAATAAATTACGTAGGGACTTTAGCATACTGTACTCCGATGATTGATTTAATTGACGGTTGATAAATATTTTACAATTACCTTTACTACTCTAGCATCTAGATTTAATTTACGTATTTGGTAGTTACTTATATCAGTATAAAACTTACCTGAGAAATAACCATAGATGACACCTATAGATTTACTGGCGTCTTTATTACATTTTACGTACTTTCTTAAATCATAACAAACTATATCATCAGAGGATATAGCTCCCTTTATATATTCTAGAAGATTATCTCGTAGAATAATTCCTTTATGTGTTAGTACCACATCTTTACTTTTCATTACTAAGAATACTACTTTTATGAAGTTTAGATGAACGAGGACATAATATTTAACCAGTGGGACTTAAAGTCCTATGTCTTAATTGTATTAGTGGAGTTTATAATGGAGCAGATTACAGGTTTTGCCCTAAGAAGAATTAAAGAGGATATACCTCGTGAGATATTAGAAGCTACATTTAGTCGACCAGGTGTAGGTGGAGAACTGTTTCAATATGTTACCATGGACTCTTCTATTTCAAGTCAAGTTTTAGAAGGTAGTGTTTACTTAGATATTCAGTTAATTACCGGTCGAGAAACAAACATAGATATATCTGGTATTGCACCATTTATAAATGCTGATGGTTCTGCTGTAATTAATGTACCCTTAGCAGTATCCGGTGGTAGACCTATACTTGAAGTTTATCGTGTGGGGTTTGGTACAGCTAATGGTTCTAATAACTTTATTAATAGTTCTAGTTCTAATGAATCAGAAAGACTACTAGATAGTGTATTAGATGCTACTACATCATTACCAGTTACTAGTACTACTAAGTGTGAGATGATTGCACCTAATACGATATTAGTTCATGATGTGGCTAACTTAACTACCTTTACTAATGCTCAAGTAAACCTAGCAGTAAGTAAGGAGATGACGCATATACCACCTAAAGCTTTCTATAAGTTTGGCGAGTTATGTGTTGAGAAGTGTAAGCAGTATATCTATAACTTCCATCGTGTTAAGTTAGGTCAGGGTTTAGTAGAACGTGGTATGGGTATTGGTGCTTTTGCAGATGAGATATCTAATTACTCAGATGCGGGTCAGAACTATAAAGACCTACTACAATTATGGAGACGTACAGAATTCCATATTGATGTAGAAAAGAAAACCAAGTTTGTTAAACTATTAATGAAGAACATGTAATAATAGAGGAGAGCTTTTGCTCTCCTCTATTTACGCATATACTACCTTAAATACTTTTAACTTATAATGTCTACTTACTAATATAGATACATTAAGTAATACCAGTACAACTATAACATTAACTTCGTAGTACATAAGAACTAGACCTATTAAGGAACATACACCAGTACATAAAGCAGAGTAACTTGTTATAAGATTACTATAGTCATCGCAACCAGCTACAACGTAACTACCTACTTTAGTATTCATACTTCTAGATAGTATATTGGCACAGACTAAAGCGAATGTAGATATAAACAATACGTATATAGCTTCCGGATTAAAGCTAACATATGTATAACCTAACATACATCCTACTTCTAACACTATAGCTACCTTCAAACATCTTATTGGGTAAGCCTTATTCATTCTACCTATATATGGTAAAACTAATATTAAACCAAAAGCAGATACTAGGTATTCTTTAATAACCATACCCTGAGAACCCACTATATTGATATAAGTAATTATAGTGTAAGCTATTAAGAACGTGTTGATGAATATTAACGACAACGTAACCCATAGGTAATCTTTTTGTATTACACTCAATTTACTTATATTCATTTAATTTAGACTCCAGTACTTCTGCTGCTAGTCGTCTAATGTATGCTGGATTACGATTTACATGCTCACCAGGAAAACCCATATGTCCGTGTTCCCAGTCACTAGTTGGTATCTCACGTATGATTTCACAGGCACCCTTCATATCCGCTAATAATCTAGCATACTTCTCACGTTCTTCTTTTAAAGCCTTTTGATAGGTATACTCAATAGCTTTAACTCGCTCAAGACCAGCTCTAATTGTTTTAAGTTCATTAACGCTGTATACAGAAGATACACTCAGGTCTTCTAGTGTCATAGCCTGACCATCTACTATAACTTCATCATCGACTTCTGTAATCTGTAGAAGTAATTCAACTTCTGTTCTATTTAATATTGTACTCATGATACTTTAATTCACCTATGTTACTTTTTACCTATTCTAACATTATCGTTGTTTTCTATAAGTTGACTACGTATATTTATATCTGGTAGTATTGTGTCTGGTTTAAATGTTACGCGGTAATTATGTACGCTAACATCAACATTCACTAACTGTTCTGAGAAATAGGTAACATTATCAGATAGACCTAACATATGCTTAACATATTTCCCTTCTCCGTTTTTACATATAAATGATACAGTTTTTAAATCTTTCTCAACAGAACATAGACCCTGAACTACTAGAATATATTCACCAGTGATACCATTGTAGAATACGACGCGCCTTACTACTTCAAAGTTATCAGCGGCTTTTGATAAGTTATCGGATGCAATATCAGCATCATCTGAGCAACCAGAGAGAATTACAGTCGCTATTAGTGTAATTAAAATAATACAATATTTCATTTTTAACATTCCTAAGTTATATATTTAAGATTACATTGTTCTAAAGTTAATCTGATTAACATAACCAATTAGAAGGAATGTATTTATGAAATCTTATTTAGACTTAGGTCGTCGTATTGTAGAAGAAGGTGAATGGGTATATAATGAACGTACAGGTAAACGTTGCCTAACTGTTATACGTGCTAACATGGAATATGATGTTGAAGCAGGTATACTACCGATGCTTACTACACGTAAGAGTTATTGGAAAGCAGCCGTAGCCGAACTACTAGGTTACATTCGTGGTTACACTAACGCAGAAGACTTCCGTAAGTTAGGAACTAAAACTTGGGATGCTAATGCTAACTTAAATGAAGCGTGGTTAGCTAACGAGTCTCGTCGCGGCGAAGATGATATGGGTTATGTATATGGTGCAGTCGGTAACAACTGGCCTATACTTGGAGAGTCTAAAGAGAACCCAGGTAAGTTATGTATTACTGGTAGTCTTGACCAACTAGAAAAGATTTATAATAATCTTAAAGATGGTATTGATGACCGTGGTGAGATCTGGCAAATGTGGAATCCAGGTGCATTTAATTTAGGTTGCTTACGTCCGTGTATGTATGAACATCATTTCTCTTTAGTTAATGGTAAGTTATACCTAGATAGTAATCAACGTTCAGCAGACCATTGTTTAGGTAGTGCATTTAATCAAGTTCAAGTATTTACGTTACTTGCTCTTATGGCTCAAATTACAAACAACAAGCCTAAGACAGCGGGTCATAAACTAGTTAACGTTCATATCTACGAAGACCAACTAGAAACGTTTAAGAACATCCAGATGGATAGAACTCCATATGAACCTACCGCTCGTCTTATAATCAATCCTAAGATTAAGACATTAGAAGATTTACGTACATGGGTTACATTGGATGACTTTGAAGTAGTAGATTACGAACATCAAGGTGAAATCAAATACCCGTTTAGCGTTTAAATAAAAAATAAATTATAATTATATACTACCTACTCATTACGAGTAGGTAGTATATTATACGTTAGTCTAGTATTACAACAATATTCCAATTGGAAGTAGATGTAGAAATCTTCATTACTGGTATTTCGTTAATGTCTAAATAACGAATATACACATCTATATCGGGAACTAGAGTTTGTGTCTGATAATTAGGACTATTTTCAGTACCAGCATTTACACATGGAGATAGTAACGACTTAAGTTTACGTACGTATTCAATATCTTCTTTACATAATTTAGGTACTAACTCATTGAATAAGTCATTACTTTTCTTAGATAAACAAAGCTTCTTGAAATCAGCTAAATCGTTATAACCATATTTACTAATACTTCTAGTTTTAATAAGGAAGTCACTATATGATTGTACTGAAGTATTATCGAAGATAGCTTTTAATTGATTAACTAAATTAATAGTATTTTCGATACGTTCTTCATCATACTCCCCATCAGAGATAACTTCCATCAGTTCTTTAGTTCGTGAGCTTAATTCACTATTTAACTCAGGAAACACTTCAACTAATCTCTTGTGACCTCTTAACGTTAATCCAGTATATAACGCACCCTTCTGTTCTTCCGTAAAGGTAGGTGCTTCATAGATAGCTGTAGTCAACTCCTCTTTACGTCTGTGAGCATTAGCCCATACCTTACCGTCGTCAGTAAAGTCATAGCTACGGTCAAATGCAGCAACATCCGCAACTAGTGGATGAATTTCTTTATCTTTGTTATCTTGATATAATGCAATCTCATCAGTAAGAACTGTTGGTAGGAACTTAGTTGCAGTTGCAGGTACTAATACGTTATTCGTTTTCATAGGAAATTTCCTTTAGTTTATTTTCTTAGGATAATGTTTAATGGTTTCTTCATGAAATAACATAGTTTAAATATACGTTAATTCACTTATATAATATAGGCTTATAAATAGCTAATCACACAGACAAAAAAAGAAGAGTCGAAACCCTTCTTTTTAATACATTAAATTATAGTATCTTATCTACAGTATTCTTTAAGACATTTAAATACTTAATTGGGTCATGTCGGTATAACTGAGGTACAGGAATGATATCGTACTTACCTGTTATCTCCATTACACCTACCAGTTTAAACACATCTATATCTTTAGGGCTACATATAGAAAGTACGTTAGGGAACTTAGCAGTCATGAATGTGCGTAGGAAGTCTGTATTATAACCAACAAGATGAGTATGAATATTATCTGTTGGGTTAGTAGACTTAATACCTGTATCATGTATATACTTCTTAACCATAGCGTTGGCGGTTTCTAAATCTATTTTAGAAGACTTAGCTAATTCTAATAGACCGCTTTCTTCATGAATCTTAAGAGCACCTTTATCTATATGTTCTATAGTTTCCTTAGGATTAATAATTAAATCTAAAGGAGGAGCATCATTAATAATCATTGTTATACGTAATACTGGATAATAATCTTCACCCTTCGAACGGATGTAGTGTTTATATCCGGGGAAACCGCCTGTGTCTAATTTTAAGTATATTAAGTTAACTACCTTAGGGGTAATTATATCTTTAATCTTAGACAGCTGAGAACTAACCTCAGTTAACTTATCAGCTTCCATACCACGCACTGCTAACTTAGATGAGATATAATCTAGGTTAATGCTGTTTAGGTATTCGGGCTTAACTTCGTGTGTTCTATCTAGTTCTGCAACTAAGTCCACCAAAGAAGTATCGCATTTAGTAATTTCATTTAAATACGATACAGATTCTTGCAGGTCGCTTTGTGCGAATGTTAGGTTGTTCATTAGATGATTTTTAACTAAGTTATTAACCACATCACCCTCTGACATCAACTTATCTAATTTACCATCCTCTATCATAAGGGGTATCCTCTTTTTAATTGAAAGGTTTATTGAGTGTTTGGTACCTTTACTAATTCTATCCCAGTAAGCTAATGTAGCAGAAGACACTTTAACCATATCAGCATTACGAACGTAACCCGCTGAACGACCTAAGTTATCCCAATCAGCCACGTAGGTTTCACAACGTAATCCTAGACGTAAAGCTAAGTCTTTAGCTACCTTATCTGCACCTCTAGCACCACCCTCAACTATTATTAACCTAGAACCCACCTCAATACTAAGCGAGGCTAATAAAGGAACTAGGATATTGTATATGGGTGCAGGGTCTGTTAAGTCTCTACTACCACAGATAAGTAATCTGACCTCATCTTCTTTAAGTAATAAATCTTTAAGTTTTTCTAACCATTCTTCTTTACCTAGTTCCATAATAAACTACTTATCGTAATAGTAAGGTTTAACTAGCTTATTAATATAAACGTAACTATTCTTACTTGGACAGTATGTAGCTTCTTTAACTGCTACTTGAAGTACAGGACGTTCTTCCTTAGGAACGATAATACTTAACTTACAACCACCATCTAAAGTAAACTTAAGGAACGCACCATTAGCTAGGTCTGGTATATCTATTGGCGTAAGTGTCTTTGTATTACAACACTCATCCATCAGAACCATACCTATACGTTTAGCACTAATAGTAACATGACCGTTCTTAGTTTCTAAGTCGGTAATCTGTAAGTTAATCTTCTTATGTCCAGGTAAGGGTTCATCTAAGATACAGATTAAACCATTAGGCTTTAATATTTCAGCAGCCATAATATTAAGTAGATGAATATCAATCTGGACACCTACTTTACCTAATGGTAGTCTTAAATCAGGAATATCATTCTGCTTCTTCATTACCATCTTCCTCGATTGGAATTAAATCAAAGGTAATTAGACGTAATGTATCTATGTCGTTTTCACCACTGTGAGCCTTATTACAGAACCCACGATAACCGAAACGATACTTAGACATATCAATCTCTGGTAGATGCGGATTATGAGATACGCGGTAGTCGAAGAATACTTTATCACCTTCATCACGTATACCTATGATATTATGAGATACATTACTCAGTTCTATAGAGCCTACACGTTCATGTAATGCTTCAACTGAACCACATTCTTTTAATGTAGGCTGATTCAACTCACCTGGGATAGGTAACATATCCTTAGCCATAGCTACTAACTTATCTACATCTTCACGCGTAAGTCCATGAGCATCATCTACTGACCAGTAAAGAGAAGTTAAACAATCTTCTGTGTACAATGGTGCATTATCGATAGGTTTATTTAAGTCTACACCTTTACTAATATCGACTACTGGTACTTCTTCTACACGAGAACCATTAAGCTTGATGTCTTCTTCCATTTCTTCAATGACATGGTCTAGAGCATCTAATAGTTCCAATGTGTCGAAGCATTCTTTTATACGTTCTTCTGTAGGAACGTCTTTTAAACCGATGTGGTGTAGAACAATAGAACGAAACATATCATCACATTTCAAGTATAACTCATACGCACGATTAACCTTAGCATTAGCTTCACTTTCTAATGTGTCTGATAGTTCTTTAAAGAATTCATTATTCATTTTTAAGTTTCCCTTATTCAATTAAATAAATAGTAATATTATAACCACTAATACTACGATACGGATTGTTTTCTTCCTATACATTAATGTTCGCCTTGTGCTTCTTTAATACCTTCCAGTACTTCTTTACTATAAACATGGATGTCTATACGTAATAATTTCTTAGGTACATTAACCACCGTGTTTTCTACTTTCTTAGCTTCGTTTACTGTAACTAAAGCTAGTTTATTAATGAAGTCAGGATTAGTAATCAATTCTCGATGAGACGAATTATCAATCATAACGTCTATATAAACGTCTTTAAAATGACAAACCACTTCTAACACTTTAAATCGATTAACTACATCAAACTCAGATGCTGTATTTAATTTAACTGTATTATCTACAAAGACCCCATCTATGTCTTCTTTCTCAACAGTACTTTTAAGTAGTGAGATTAATTCATTAGTTATAAGAGTACCGTATACAGTATTACTATTTAACGTACCCAGGAACATACGTTTAATGTTACCACTGTAGTTAGGTTTACAGCGACTAGTTAATGTTTGATTTTTTAATTGATTAATTTTGCTCATGAGATATTTCCTTAAGTAAGTTATTTGTTATTGAGATTAGTTAAATAGAAATTACTAGCTACTTTAGAGATTCCTTTAGAAACATCTCTAATAGTAAGATTATTCTGTTCTAATGTATCGTTTTCTTCTAAACGGATATCATCTATTATCCATTTAATAAAACTACCAGTAGACTCTTTAGCCAGACCTATCTCGCCTAAAGCCTGTTCTAAACGGTTAACAGTAACTGAGTATTCAATAAACTTATTAACCGTATTTAGTTTCTCAGGACATATAGCTGCTAAGGTTTTTACTTTAGTTGAAGAATGCTTCTTACCTTTTACTTTAAACCACGTCTTTGGTTCCCATATGTAACCACGATTATCAGGAATACATACAATACCTTCACCAACTAATTCACCGGGTAAGTTAAAGAAATCAGCCACAGGACATTTTTCCTCAATAGAACTTACACATTCCACCAATTTGTTTTGGATTGTCAGAGGATTATTGAAATCTATATCGAACTGAAATAATTTAAATTGAGTTACATTATAAATATGATATTCTTTAGACAATAAACGCGTCAAATATTTAATTGGTAGTACGTAAGATAACAATGATTCGGTTAGACCCGATCTAACATTGAAAATAACAAATGATCGATTAGGTAAGTTTGAAAGAGATGAACCCTTAGCTATACCAGAACCGACCCACTCGCCCGATAAGGTTATTGGATAAGTTAACCTACTACCCAGTAACTCCTTAGCTTCGTTTAAAATTTTAATAACTCCAGGCAATCGTTGGTGTAGTGTATAAGCAAAGTCATAATTATCTTTTACTAGATTCCAAATACCGCTTGGTGTTATATAACCTAGTAAGCTCTCCTTACTATGAAATGAAATAGTACCGTCTTCAGATAAAACAATACGTCCATTAGTACCATGCATCTTAACAGTACCAATATAACTTATTACCGGAAGTTCTACTGAACGATCGAATATAGGTTTATTGCTACTATCTAATCCTTTAAATTGAGCACGTTCAGTTACATACTTTACTACCTTTCGAAATTCCCCTATCTTAGGGAAGTTATTTATTTTTTCTTTCATGATGAGACCTTAATAATTTAGTTTATTATACGTATTCGTGTAATTCTGGTTCGTCTTCATAGTATACCACTTCAACGCAGCGGTTCTCTAAGTAACGTTCTAAACATTCTAGTGGTACTACTAACATTAACAAATAGACCGTTGGTATAGGTATAGTCACAAGAGTTATACCCAGTAGGACGTAAGTTATATTATTAAACATCTCAACATAACCACAATCCTCAGAGTAAACTTTGCATTTATTTACTACAGCGCTCTTGTAGTATGATTTATGAGGTAACATAAGAACAGCCATAATAGCTACTAGTCCAGCATCAACCAGATACCAAATCTTAGAAGCATCTAAAAGCTCCACCATAACTAAACCAATTAATCCACCAATACTTAATACCCCTTTCAGTCTGTAACAGTAGATAGGATTTTTTCTAATCCACACACCGACGAATGGAATTAATATAAGTAAGGTTGGCGCTTGCATTAAATAATTCTTTAATAGAACTACATCTGCTGGAAAGTTTGTTACGATTTCTAGAGTTAATACTGCTACCATTAAAGTACCAGTAAAGCCACCGACAAGACCTTTCAATAGAAACATCTGTTGTAACTGAGTGTAATTCTTTACTCGATTAAGTATCACGAGTGACTTCCTTAATTAGGTTTATATTTAGTAGGAACTATATTCGAATTATTTAATTCATCGGTAGAGTAATCATCCCAACCTACTTTATTCTCTACCATTTGTCGATGTAAGGTAGTCTTACCGTGTAGTCTACAAGGAACACCCACTGGAACTGGTTTAATTTGTAACTCACCGGAACTCAGACGTAAAGCCTTAGTAGTATGGTCTAACTCATCGTGATGTACATGTTGAGTAGTATCTTTATGAGTTACCCAGTAATTAAAGAACTCCTTCTTATAATCATCTAAGGTTAGTTCTTGTTTAGACATAGCTAACATTTTCTCCGTAAACATTTCTGGAGTAACTATTGACCATATACCATTCATAATCCAAACCTTGAATCTAATTCTAATGAAGACTTATCGATTTTATCTTTAAGTAGTTTTTCTTTACTTACTAAACTAACGAATGACTTATGGTTGGGATTTATCAATTCCTTATATTCAACCATACTAATATCGTCTATCGTATTTAGTAACGTTAGTATACGTTTAGCATCTCTAGATTGAAATATAGGATAAAGGTAATCGAATGTCTTTTTATCCCTTAACATTTCATCACGTAAGTTGTCAATGATTGAGTTCTCGTTACGAGAATAACCAAGAACTTCGTTAAGGTAGATACCTACTATTGTTGGACACGCTTGTCGCTGTAGGTAATACTTATAACTGTATGCCATCGATACTATATCGTAACTTAATGCTTTATCCTTGAAGCCACAGATAGTACATATGATAGAGGCTAGTTTGATAGTCACTTTAAGTGGGGTTAATACAAGTAACTCGCAAAACGCTTTTAATTTTAATTGTCCCAATGTCATTCTAATTCTCCTAGGTATTCAAAGTTAATATTATATTTTAGACAAACCGATTTAAATAATTCTACTAGTATTAATCTATGGCAAAACTTACCCGGTGTACAATAACACCCTATAGTTAATACTTCTTGATTTAATATCTTTAACCAGTGGTCTTTGTTATTGGTAAAAGATGTTCTCATTAATTCTATAAACTGAGTCTTATATTCCTCATCATTAATTTGACCAGTCCTATATAGACCAAGTAAATTCCACGTTGGAGCAAACAACTTATCCCCAGACTTAACTGTGGTATCTAGGAAGTTCTCTGCTTTACGCCATTTAGCAATCTGACAAGTATATAATCTCATATTAGAACCCCATGATACTAGCCGTACTTCTAATGTTTGTTTCACAACGAGATAAAGAACATTTACTATTACGACCTATACGTAAAAGATAATGTACATTTACATGCTGACTTGACTTATCTGCTGTTAAGTTAGTTACAGGTATATTACGTATCTCTGGATACTTACCTTCAATACTGTATACATGTTGAAGTGGGTCGCTAATGGCATTGATAGTGTGTATTCTTGTATCGAACTCTTTTGGTTTCAAGAGCACTTGCTTTAATATCATACGCTCATCAACTAAAGCACTAACCGCAAACAACTGATTGTTCATTAATTGAAACACGCGTAGAGTTCTTTCAACATCATCAATGGCTAAATTGTTTAAATAGTATTCGTTATGTTTAGGTATAGCTACTTCGATAATATCGTTCTTAGTTGCTACTCTTCTAGTTTGTGGAAATATCATTTGAATATACCTTCTACGTTTATATGATTATTCATTCGGTCTCCCTCTAAAATTAAACCATTACCTTTATCATCTTTAATTCGTGAATTAGCTAGATGTTTTTTAACTACTTCATCTAATACATCATGTCTTAAAGCTGCTTCGTATATCTCCCATAGGCTAGCTGGGAAATTAAATTTATGATTAAGGTTATACGGCTGATGTTTAAATTTCTTTTTTGGTTTATGCTTATGTTTACGTTTTATTTTTTTACGCGGCATTTATAATACCCATTAAGTAGAATTGTTATATACATACACTTCTATAATATATAGGTGTATTTATTTACTTATCTCAAAATCTATAGTTAAGAACTTAGTATTCACCATCTTGGAGATGATCAGCTATGCAGTTTGTCAATCTAACCGGTTCATCTACAGGAACCACAATAAGTAAGTCTAATAATATTATACGATTAGAGAATCGTATAGAAAGTAATATAGAATCCTTTATACAGTATCATTGGGGTAAGGCTATTAAATTCAACAACAGCCATACATTATCCACTATTTGTAATACCGTACAGCAATACTTTGGTAGTACACCCGAGCAAACATATGAAAATGTTAGACAGAACCTTAGGCATATTGCCAACTTATTTAATGTAGTATATCCGGGAGTTAAACAAACTCCACAGGACATACTATTAGGTAAGGACTATCTGATACATAAAGAATTCGAAGTTACTTTTTTAAATGGTACTGTTAAAGACCATGAAAGTATTCTAAAGCTTTATTATCATGACCAAACTTCTCTTAGAATACAAGACTACATTAATGGTATGGAAAGTAATAGTTTATTAGCGATAGACATACCTCTATTAGCCTCTGTAATGCATCGTAGTAAGATTAGTAAGGAATTAGGATATACTGAGTTAGATATAAATGAATTCATCACAGAGTTCCTTATAATACCTCTCAGTTATGATGTTATAAATATAGCGTTATTGAATCGTTTTGAATTGGATAGTTTAGATTTAACTTATCCTAACGATGAAGACGTATATCTAAGTCTACCTTACCGACACGACAGCATTACTAAATTGTACGAGTCAGCTAAGAAAGATTACCGTCAACATTTTGGTTCTCTTACTAAGACTCAGTTATCTGACTTATACTTCAATCTACCTATGCTTAATTCTAATACTGGATATCGTATAGAAGTTAATGATTACTACATGGATTCATTAATGTGGATTAATGCTGTATCAGAAGTTAACCTATATAATAAGCTAACAGCTTTAAATGATAACTATGATTTAAGGCTAGAAGTTAGTACTCATGAGAACAGACTTAAGAAGTTACTGGGTAGACGTAGAACTGATAACTTATTACGGCATTTAGATTCAGAGTCTAAAGATTTTTATAGTTCTATATTGAGCAGATAAAACAAAAAATAAGGGAGAGCGAAAGCTCTCCTCTATTTAATCTCTTTGAATGAGTATTACTGTAATTAGTTCTTTTTGTTGGTTAACACTTATAAGTTGTTGTATGTCTGTTCCCGTATGAAAATCAACATCATTAAATAATCGAGTTATGTTACCAGTTAACGCACCGGTCATTGCCCTTAACGTATATCCATCATCACCATATACAAGGATACTAGTTAGGGTATTATCATCTGGTAATTCCACAACATCATTTTCATTCATTAGTTCTTCAAATATTTCTTCCTTAAGAGGAACTAACTTATTACAGTAATCCGCTATATCGGTTACTATAGCTTCGCAAGTTGCTACGTTTAATGTAGGTGAATTAATGTATAAATTAGCTTTAAGTTTTAACACATTATTAGCTATACTACCAAATTCTTCTCTTGTTGAGTCTGACATAATCTTAGTTTCCTTTATTAAGTTTAAAATAGGTTTATTAATTCACTACTATAATATAGGGTTATAAAAAAATAGGGGCAAATTAGACAGGACTGATGCCCTGTCTAATAAACGTGTTTTACCAGTTACGACTAACCATAGAAGATAAGTCTGGGACTTCTCTCCAACCCGCTAATCCTTTAATCATGGTTGTATTGAAAACCGTATCTGATTCAACACCCGCCATATCATACTCTTTACTTTCTTCCATCGCAGTCAAACCATTAAGGATGTCTGTCGTGATTGCAGCTGAGCTTTCCATGATAAGTGGTGAACCTTCTGATTCAAGACTTGGAGTATTGTACTTAGTGGCTAACGAGATACCACCATGAGGGACCCAATCGTACGTGATGATATCTTTAGCTTCACAGAACATCTCACCTAACTTAATAAAACGATCAACAAAAGAACGAACACTAAAAGCTGTGTTTTGTTCAGGGTCAGCTAGACTTTGCTTAAGTACTGGATGTAAAGGTTTAATACCTAAGAACACACCCCATACCGGGCGACCATCTTTAACAATGTCTAATGGCTTTAAGGCCACAGATGTAATTTGATGTGATATCGCTTTAGCTTGAATTTGACCTAAACGATTAATCCATAACTGAATTGCTTGTTGTTCAGTACGAGCTTTAGAACGGAACTCATCTAGTGACGGATGGTCTCCTTCACCGTATAACTGATTCTTGTTAAGTTTTTCCATCATGGTAGACTTAACGAACAATTTCTTAACGCGTTCTGTTAGGAGATATATATCCCCTACATTATTAGCGACATTGTAAGCACCAGCTAGTACTTCATAAGAACCACCACTGTCTTGCTTTAACTTACCCTGCTTACCACGGAGTAATGTTTTGTTTGAAGTAAATGTTAACGTTGACATAATTAACTCCGTAATATAATTTCAGACATACTTGCTTTATCTGATGGATTCATAAGAGCCGCCTGAGTAGCCTCATCTAGATAACCACCACTAAACTTATTAAGTGTATTTTCTACAGCTAACTTAACAGAACTTAGAGGTATATTAACATACTCATCATTCTTATCTAAACTAGCACGTACACGTTTATCTTTCTTTGAACGACAAACATAAGCCATGTAGATGTTAACATAAGCGTAACTTGGTATATTAAGCTTACAGTAAAGAGGAAAGGTCTCAGGTATTCTTAGGAAATCATCATAACTCAAGTACGGGACGATTGAACCTAACTTAGTAATCATGTTGGTGATACTATATGGTAGAGTATTATCCACTGGCGAGTTAGCATTTTTAACTACTACTTCACCAGCTTTATATTTAAACTCAAGACACTCAGTACCATCAATTACTGTAGTTTGGTATTCTGTTACAGCCAGCTCTATTGTTCCAGCGTAATTCCACACCTTATACTCATCACCAATACGTATCATAAAGATAGCTAAAATAAAGTACCTATCTTCAATACTGGCTAAACGTGTGTTTAACCATTTCTTTGGAACGAATAAAGAGCAGTCGCGTTTGGTATATACCGAATCATCGTCCTGCTCTACTAGGTGTTTAGTTATGTTGTTAGGAGCCAACTTTAAAGATGACATACTAAACATAATGGATAACCTTAGGCTAACTGTGAAGCCATGTAATCAACTAAAGTATCGCGTACTGCTAACGTCGCTGCTTCACGAGGTTTAATAGTAGGATTCTCACGTTGATACTTATCCATTGAAGCGAAGTATGTTTCTGCACCGCTATTTGGATATAGAGCACAGCAAACTAGTTTACGTACTAAATAGAACATCTTGTCCATTGAGTAGTTACCGGCTGTACCTAAGATTACATCACATTGTTTCATGACGTCTAACTTAGATTGATTTTCTGGAAGTACGTACTTACCATCATCAATGTACTGAGAAACAATACCGCGAATAACTTTAATTGCAGCTACACGACGATTATCGTTATTGATAGACTTACGGTAATTGAAATCAGCATTAGCAGACTTAGTAGCAAGTTCTAATAGTTCAGACTTCTCATCTAAATCTTCAACGTTATCAAACTGTAGGTCTACAAGAGCCCCACGTAAATGTAATCCAATAACAGTTTCTGGAGTACAGTTATCAATACTTAATAACATATCGTACTGTTTCTTATTAAGTACTAAAGTAGGTAACTCACCTGAGTAGTCAACTGTCTTAAGTAAACGACGTTCATTGTTAATAGTAGACTTAAGTACTTCAATAGACTGGTAAGTTAACTTCGCTAAATTAGCCTTAAGTGTTGATACCTGACCACGGTAAACATCTAAAGGTAAGTTAACACCTTCATGTACGTTCTTATCAAAACCACAAGCTAAGAAGTAAGCAATAACACGCTCAACATACATAAATGGAATGTAAGTTGGTGCTAGTAATGCACCACCGTTAGGATAGCCTTTACCTACGTTACCACCGAAATAATTACGATAGATATCTACAATAGACACTGGTGTAGAGTCTACTAAGTCATTAATCATTTCTTTAACTTCATCATCTTCAATAGAGTTAATAACACCCATTAAATCAGCAGGTAATAATTCTGGGAAAACTCCAGACTTAAAGCTAATATCGCGTACTGTATGATTACGGTACGGTTCAGTTAAACCTACTAATAATTCGCTATTAAAGATTTTAGGAATCATTGATACACCGATAGTGATAGTCGGCTTCATAGCTGTAACTTCATCTAAACGAGATTCCATAGAATGACAGATGTCTTCTACAGTAGCAGAGATACTATTACGTATAAACGATACACGTTCGCGGATAACCGTTGTTAAGTCAGCTTCCATCTCCGACATGAAACCTTCATGATTTCTATCTTGGCTAAAGCCTTCAAGTAATTCATTTAGGTTATCTACTTCTTGAGGAAGAACTGATGCTAACTTACCAAAAGCGGAGGTTTCCTTATAACGGATTGAACCTTGACACGCTTCTGATAAAAGAAGGATTAGATTTGGATTTCTTAATGTAAACATCACTTACCCCTTTAAGATAACTTTTTCACGTAACTTAGTAGTGATTAATACTTCCGCATTATCTTCTACGCTTTGACCATCTATACTAGTAGATAAATCATCCCCTACTACATTGGTAAGAACACGCTTACCTAATTCAACCAAATTAGCCAAAGCTATTAGTCGTTGTTGTTCACTTAATTTCATACTTTTGATTCTCCATCGTAAACTTTACAGGCATTAAGACCGACTTGACGAACAAACATGTTAGCAATTCCCTCATATACAGGAGATTCAACTATACGAGAAAGTATCCCTTTATAGCTAAAGTCACCATCTATAGGTAAACCATTAATTGTTTGGTACTTGGTACTATATATTTTCCCGCTTACAGTTTTAAGAGCGTGCATATAGCCCATCTTATCCCCAGCTTGGAACTCATTATTACCAGTTATATAAACGCGCACTAGACAGCTATTTCTTCCTAAGAAGTTCTGTCCGAAGTAAGTTGGGTCTTTAACTTCACCCCTAGGGAATTCACCACTATACTCTGCAATACGTTTACGTTCTTTATCGCCTTTATTAATAATTGATTTAACAGTTGAACTAGCATCAGTTACATCACCGCAGTATAATACTTCTATACGTTCCACTAAACCCCTGTACTTAGATTTAGGACTTGTAGTAGATTGATAATCTAAACTAGACGTATCATCTGTGAAGTCTACACCAGCAGGTAAGATATTAGCTAAACTTGTATCATCTTCTACTTCATCTCCGACTTTAACATTCATCTTAATATTGTTATCGTACTCTACTAAGATATCTCGAATGTGTGATACTCTACTAACTAACTTCTTAGAGAACGACTCACTTTGAGTTGAAGCATCTTCATATGTACCTTGAGTCTCTCTAAGTGCAATGAATGATGGTACACCAGCAAACATAGCTACCTGAGTAGTTTCAATCCAGTCACGTTCAAAGAAGTATTTATTCCAAGCAAGTACTTCACCTACTTTAAATTTATAACCTACTTTTCTGTCTGTAACCATCTCATGAGGTATAGTCTTACCCGCATTAGAACCGAATATTCTACCTAGTTGAACTTTATCGACTTTACCAGAAGCGTATAATACTTCCATACCGATATCATCAACTTTAACTATTGAACCAGACTCCTTGCTAACTAATGCAAACTTACGATTCACTTTATGTGCAACCGTTAACTCAACTCCAGTTCTACAAGGCATAACCATCTGACCTACAGCATTAGCCCAAGCATCATATTGAATACGACCAAAGTTACTTCTCTTTGGATCGTCCTTGACACTGAATGGGTTAACGTTAGTTGATAGACTAAGTAAGTTACCTAATTCCTTTTTATCGGATTTACCCTGAACTCCGTAGATATTCTCTATCTCAGGATTAGCAGTATAATATAAAATAGTACCAGCTTTACCATTATCAGTAAAACCTTCACTAATTACACCTCTATCGTTCTTATGGAACTTACGGTGTTTACCAGTCATAGACTGATTACTACGTCCACCAGCACCACCAAAGGTAATACGTTCCTGCTCACCCGATACCTGCATTGGATTAGCTTCTGCTACAGGAGCTATACCTGAGTCCATAGCTATAGCCATACGTACAGCTTTAGGATTAATACTGAAAGTTCGCTTAGCAGTTTTACTACCGCGAGAGAACTCATTTATACCAGCAATAATTTCTTTATATATAATATCATTAAAGCGGTTATAACCCTTATTAATCTTGTATGCACCATCTGTAGTATCTACGTGTTGCTGATTAGTAAGTAACTCAGTACTACGGATAAACAAGTCACGTATATTAGTAGGTTCACGCATCCCTTTAAGTAGGTCTTTTGTGATTGGGTCAATCCACATACGTTGGATACGAGTGTAGAACGTATATTGCGAAACACTTATACCTCGACTACTAAAAATGTGATGGAAAGATTTAGGTTGATTTAGTTCTTCATAGTTAACTTCACGTGTTGAAGACTTAAAGTAAGTAAAGCCACCAACTAAAAGTTCCTGTAATTTACTATCACAGATTACATTTAGTTTAACTTCTTTAAAACGAATAATAATACCCGTTCTAGTACTTATACGTTCATTAGGTTGGTACTCTTCTACCTTAACTCCAATGTAACGGAAGAACTTCTCAATACCCATCCAGTAAGCAAGTAGTACACCGACTGGTACAATCTTACCTTTAATCTTAACTTCTGAAAATTCAACTGGTATTTTAGTTTTATCTAAACCAAGTATATCTTCAAATGTCCCCAGGGCTACTTCTTTACCATCTGTAACTTTAGTAAAGTTATTAGTATCGTCAACTAATATTAATGACTTACCAACCTTACCTACTAATACAGCTTCACCCTCTAACTTCTTAAGGTCTCCCTTATATAGTTCTGAACGAGTTTTGTAATCGAAGTAGAATTCGTAATCGTTAAACTTAAATGTCTTAAAGCGTTTAGCTAAAATAGAATATATATCAGGTAACTTATCTACATCGATAAGAACCGATACATTACTTACTTTAACGTCTTTAATATAATTAAGTTCTTTGAGGTTTAATAAATTAACATATAACCATTCAGGATAAGAGTTAGCTTTACGTTTACCACGTGTAACAAACATCTTAGACATAGCAGCAGTTAATGCTACTTCATCAGGTTCTATCTTAACAATAGGCATATCACCGCGTTGTTTATTCATACGATAATCAACACCGCCCATTTTAAACACACCTTCGTCATTAACTACAGGCACTTCTATTTTAAAAGTACCTATATCGCCTTTAACTGGTTTAGTTTGGATACTGAAAATCTGAGTCTTACCAGAAGCATCTTCAACCAATTCACGACGGATATTAGTTATGATGATACCTTCATTTTGCATACCTAGAACTGTACGGATAATATGTGGGTTAAGGTATTTATCTGCATACTCAGAATCTAACATCTTAACTTTATTATCTAATACACTCTTATCTTCTATAACTTCAATATCTGGTATAGTTGATTTAGGTATCTCGTCGGTATCAGGCATATTATCAATTACATCACCCAACTTACCATCACCGATAGGATTGGCTAGGTTTCTAGTACGTGTAGCTAACTTTAAAGCACCTTTATACTCACCCTCAGTAATTGCATTGGTCTTAAGTAGTTCATCCGCCTCTGTAAGTATAGCGGTCTCAATATCATCTACTTGAGTATCTTCATCCGTATTTAATTCAGATTTAATACTTTCAATACGTTCTTGATAAGTTTCGACTTCATCATCAGTTTCTTCCAATGATGGTCTTAGAGTTAGTAAGTATTCGAATAGACCATGTATCCAATCTAACTTCTTACTTTCAGAATCTTCAGATTGTGCCCACTCTAATAAGTTCTCACCTGAGATATAAAATACATTTATATCATCACGAACAGCAACTATTAAGTTCTTAATTTTAGGAAGGTATTTACCTATAATAGTATCATTATCTGGATTAAGATAGAATTTAAATAAGTCTATAAGAACTAAGTCTTCACGATTCTTAATCTTACGTAAATCTGTTAACCGTTCGTTTCTAATTATGTCTTTATAGTAAGAAAGTGGTTGTAGTTTACGAGGGGCATTAATACTAATAAATTGAATACGGTCAGTATCTAGACTTGCAGCCGTTGACCAGATAGAATCCATTAAGATGTTTTCTACCCAACGATAGGTATCAGCATGTTTAGTCTTAATAGGATAAATCTTAGGTAACATTTGGTAGTTGATAATTAATGGGTACTTTTTATCCACTACATTATCTAAATCATAAACGCGAGTAAACTGACGGTAACGCTTATGGTAATCTTGAACTAACTCACGTTGGTTCTTTAACTTACTACCAAAGAAACCTTTATCTCGTTCGTTATCAATACTTAAATCTGTAATATGACCGACGTAAATAGCAGGGTCATTCCCCGCTTCACTAATAGCGTTAACTACTAAGTCTGTTGGTTCTGGTCCTAACGTATCATTCTTACCTAAGTAATGATATATTGGACTCTTAGGCACATCACTAGCTAGTGTGGATATTCGACTTGGAACACCTGTATTTTTTCTAACTAGATAACGTTGCTTAAAACTCGTAACGTTAATCATAAAGGAAACCTTTTTATTTTAAATGAATACATACAAATTGAGCTATTTGTAGCAACTGGAACTTATATGATCTATAAATAAAACAACCCTTATACATTGAGGTATCTCCATGAGCGATGAAGAAGATATTAAGTTGGATGATAATGAATTGGATGATATGGACATGTCATTTGATAACCTCGATATGGAGGCTGAAGAACAGCCTAGTAATCGAGACCCCGTTACTCAACTAAAAACAAATTTCTTTAAAGGCGCAGTTACTAAGGTATCTGATAAACATTACCTCGAACAAGAAATTAAAAAGGCTGTACCTAAAGGTTACAGTACTACATACGAGTCAGCTAAAAGCGGCTTAGATGCTGTTGATAAAGCTAAACGAAATCTAATCTCTCCTATTCGAAAAGAGTTACCTGAATTTAAACGTAATCTAAATAGACTTAGTCCTTTAGTTAAACGTATGGTAGGTGATAGATTTGGTAATAAGTTCGATGACCTAACTAAAGTTAAGAGTAATTCTCCTGACATCGACCCTGACCAATTAGAAATGCAGCAAGGTTTAGCTGGTATATTTGGTACATGGCGTGAGAGTCAACTGGGAGACCGTCAGCAAGATATGGCTGATAAGATGATGGATGCTAAGACAGAACAAGAACGCTTCCGTCTGTCACATACAACTCTTACATCAATTAGTAATTCTTTAAATAGAGTTAATGCTTTTAATGATGGTATCTTATTAAAAGTTCACGAACGTGCCCTAGAATTAGACTTTAAGAAATACCACATCTTAAAGAATTTATTAAAGGTTACAACTGAAGGTTATAATGCTAGTATTGGTGAATTAAAAGCCATTACTAAGAATACTGGTTTACCTGAAATAATCAAACGTCAAAACAGTGAAAACTTTAAACAGTTATTCCTAGACGAATGGCAAGGTAGAACTACTGCTAATATAGTAGACTTTGGTAAAGACTATTTTAGCAAGATGGCACAAAACATTCAAACTAGAGCATTAGAGGTTGGCCAGCAGGTCGCCGACGGTATGTCGTCTTTAGGAGATGCTGCTAGTGGTTTTGCTGACATGGATGAAATGCAGCAAGAGATGGGTGGTCCTCAACAGTCACTAAAAGAGATGGCTCTATCTAATGCTGGTTCAGCCGCTGGTGGTGCAGTCTCTAAGAAAGTGGTTGGTTTTGCAAGCGAACAACTAGAGAAGTATCTTAAAGCAAACCCAGATGCTAAAAGGGTTGATAAATTCTTACAGTACGCCAATATGAATAAGGCTCAATTGTTTGATAATTTAGTTACCGATAATACTGAGGCTGAAGGTTTACGAGGACTATTCTTTAGATTTATTGACTCAGTAAGACCTACCATCGATGCTGATAGAGAATCAATAACTCAGAGCTTAGCTGAAAAAGCTACTATGGAAGCTCAGTGGGATAGAATGTCCAGAGAGACATTGATTAAGATTATTCCTGAATGGTTAAGTAAAATACATCTAGTTCTTAAGCAGATGGCTTTTGGTCCTAAAGCTGAAAAAGAAACCTTCGATATATACAGCGAGAAGTTTGTTACTCAGTCCGAAGCGATGGCTAACTTACAGAAACGTCTAATTGATGATAACAGTATCGAAGATGTTAGAGATAACATAGATAAAGTTATTGCTGCTTTATTCGTTGGTAATGAAGATATTAAAGATAAGTTAACTCAAGAACAGATTGATGGTTTAGAAAATGCCATTATCCGTAGTGCTAATAACGATATCGGTACTGACTTAGATAAGTTTGGTCGTAAAGACCAGTATTCTACTATTCCAGGTATAACTGAAGGTGATGCTGAAGTACTAGCAGAAGCTCTAGGTAAAGTTCTTAATGTTGGCGCTGAAGGTAAGACTAAGTTTAAATTAGGTGACTTTAGTGATTCGGGTGGTGAAGCAACACATCGGTTAAATGTACTTAGTAGATTTAAAGGATTAAAAGATGCTAATCCAGAAACCCAATCTATATTTAACTTACTCAATGCTACAGGTAATAACGAATTACTTGAGGGACTGGGTTACGGTACTAGAGATAAAGATGGTCGTTTAGGTTTAAACTTTGGTAATCTTTACAATCGTAAATTAGGTAAGTTTGATAATACTAAGACTAACGTTGATGTAGAAGACTTATCTGTTGTTAGAAACAACCTAATGAATGAACGTTCTGAATTGGCTAATAATATTAGTAATAATTTCAACGTTGATACTTCTGATATTAATTTAAGATTAGAGAGTATAGATAAAGCAGTAAGTCGTATCGATGCTATATTAGCTCAAGATACAGGAGTTAATGTAACTTTATCTAAATCTTCATTAGATGTTATCCATGAAGCTATAGCTATTAATAAACCTAAGGTTACTGCTAACGGTGAAATGTCTTCTGAACATACTGATGCGGCGGTACTTAGTGAGTTACAAATAGCCAATTCTACTCTTAATGATGTTCGTGGTGTTCTTGCTGAAATGTATGCGGCTCAACAAGCCAACCATAATGAAACTATGGGGAATAGTTCCCTTGGTAAGTTCGTTGGTAATATGGGAGTTAAATTCAGTAAAATACTTAGTGGTCCATTTAAATTAGCAAGTAAGGCTTTTGGTAAAGCTCGTAGTCTAGTTAAAGGTTCATTTGATAAAGCTAAGAAGTTAGCTATGATGCCTATGAAGTTAGTTGGTGGTATAGCATCTGAAATCCGTAATCAGTTTAAGAAACCGGATGATGTTTATCTTATCGGTGGAAGTGAACCTGTCCTATACGGTAAAGATATAGCTAGAGGTATCTACTTCAATAGAGACCTACCTAAGTCACCGTACGCTACTCAGGGTAAGCTAGCTAAGACACCAATTAAATCTATTACAGATATTAAAGGTGAAGTCTTTAATAAAGAAACTGCTAATGTAGCTATCACTAGAGAAGAGTTTGATAAAGGCTTAGAAACTCGTAACCCCGGTATGGCTAAAAAGATTGGTGGTCTAATCGGTAAAGGTTTAGCTATACCCCTTAAACTAGCTGGTAATATCTACGGTTTAGGTAAGAGTGTATTTAAAACTGGTGGTAGATTATTAAGTCGCGGTAAGAACTATCTTACTAATAAGTTAAATTCAGCACAAAGCTTATTTACAGGTGACGGTAAACTACTCGTTACTAAAGAAGAGTTAGAGTCTGGTCTTTTATATGTAATGGAAAACGGTAAACGGGTAACTGTTACTAGTCTTAAAGATATAACGAGTACCGTTTATAGTTATAAGGATGGTGAACCTAGAATCACTATTGAGCAAATAAAAGAAGGTCTTAGAGATAAGTCTGGTAAGTTATTAAAGCTTAAAACTATAGCTGGTGAAGTGGGTAATAAATTACTATCTGGTGCTAAGTTACTTGGTAAGGTTGCCATGTCTCCATTTAAACTTATTGGTAAAACAACTAAGTCTTTAATGAAGATGTTCGAAGGTAAACTTATAAGTAGTTTATTGGTTCATGTTCCAGATAATGTTATCTTCAAAGCAAACGTAGTTAATCTATTCACTAATAAGGTAATTGATAAAGGTGAAGGTTCTCCTGACTACTTAACTACCTCGTCTAAAGTAAGCGACAGTTTAAAGGATTTAAAAGGTAAAGCTCAAGTTAAGGGTTCTGAAATTAAAGATAAGGCTACAGAAGCCACATCTAAGATGAAAGATAAACTTAATAAATACAAGGAAGATAATCAGGATAAATTAGATAAGTTACAATCTACCATGTCAGATATAAAAGATAAGGTTAAGGATAGTAAGACATCTGATATTGCTGGTGAGGTAGCAGCTACTCTTAAAGCAGACAAAGCTAGAGAGAAAGCATTAAGCGCTTGGGGTAAGATTAAGAAGTCACCTAGAGGAGACTCAGATGGTGATGGTTTACGAGATGGTGGTTGGAGAGAACAATTAAAAGATCGCGCTAAGGGAATATTACCTTCTAGTAAATCCAAAGATAAAGACGGTAAGGTCGATGCAGGTTCCAATAAGATTGTTAAAACCTTAATGATGTTGATTGGTCCTATAGTCGGTATCCTAGGTAAGATTGCCAATATGGACATTCTTGGCGGTTTAGGTAAGGCTGCTCGTGGTTTAGGTTTAGGTAGACTATTAGGCGATGTTGTCTCTGGTATGCCTGATATAGACAGGAATAAACCATCTAAAGCCGGAAGAATGAGAGGTAAAGGTAAACTTGTAGGACGTGCTCTAGGTGCTATGAAATCTGGAGGCGGTACTGTTCTTAATGGAACTAAGAATCTAGTTGGTAAAGCCTTTACTAAAGTAGGTGGTAAGAAAGTAGTTGGTGCAGTCGCTAAGTTTGGTGCTAAGAAGTTAGCGGGTGCCGCTGTCGCTGCTGGAGCTGCTGCTGCTGGATTAGCAGTTATTGCCCCTATAATCGGTATAGGTTTAGCTGTATGGACTGCTTACGAAATTGGTAGCGGACTATGGGGTTACTTTAGTAGACGTTCTAGTATTAAGAAAATCGAATACCTACGTATGATGCAGTATGGTTATTATGTTGGTGAAGATGGTGATTACGAAGATAGAAAGGTTGCATTGCGTTATTTCGAAAATGAAATGATGGATAGAATGGAACCCAAAGATGGTATCGTTGGTATTAAAGGTACAACTGAAGAACTCTGGGAAGAGTACTCTGGTGACTTTGATAGTTCTTATGGTGACTCGGCTGCAAGAGCCGAATGGGTTAAGTGGTTTGATTACCGCTTTAAACCAGTTCTATTTAAATGGATAAGTGTTGTTGCTTCTTTAAATGAAAGTAAAGATGGAGAACATTCTTTATCTTCATTAGATGAAAGTCTTAAGAAGGAACAGTATCCTGATTTTTGTAAAGCAGTTATGAATTACAAAGACCAAGGTAGAGACCCATTAGATACGCCTAATAGTTGTTTCACAAAAACACCTATACAGGCCAAACGTAAACATATAGAATCTTTTGTAAATAAAAACATTCTTAAACTAGACCCAGATAAAGTTCAAGGTAAGACTCCGATAGGTAAAACGGATACTACTAAGAACTCTAAGTCTCCAAGTGGAGCCATTGTTAAAATGGCGGAGGACAACTTAAAGGCTAAGAAAGATTTAAGTAAGACTCATCCTCGTGTAGGCGGAAGACCTAGATCTGTTGATGTCAAGTCTGCTAAGATTATACCGTTTCCTAATAAACCCAATACCATATCTACGGCCAAAGACTTAATACTTGAGTATTTAGTTAAAGGTGATTTATCTAGTCGTGCTATAATGGACCCTATTATAGATAGAGCCATTAGAGGTGTTGGTAATAATGAGTCTAATTTAGCTGGTATACTTAAACAATTAATATCTACCGCAGTCATCATAGGCGATCATGGTGAAACTGTTAATGATTGGATAAGTAAATCGTTAATACCGTTGATTAAAACATTAAAGGAAAATGTTGGAATTACAGACGGTACATTTAACGACATAGACCCTGATGATATTAGTGACTTTAAGTCTCTAGTTAATGATTTCAGTAATAGTGATACTACTGTTAACGTTTTAAATATATCTGATGGTAAAATAAAAGAACCAGTTAGTTCTAGACGCAGTCGTAGAAACGCTAATGCGGATAAGTTACGTAAGAAGTTTGAAGCTAGAAAAGCTAAGTATCAGTCACGTATATTAGAAACGGATTCTAACGAATCTACCATAACTACCACCTCAACATCAGGACACAGTTCAGATGAAGGTTATGTTAGTATTAAGGATAGGTTAAAGGCTAGAAAAGCTAAGATTGCAGCTATGCGTAAGAAATATAAGGTGCGCGGTGCGACGGTAATTTCTAAAACATTAGGAGGTAAAGATGAATTAACTAATAGAGTTGAAATCAAACCGGTAAGTTTATCTGGGGGTAGTGCTTCGGGAACTCCGGCACCACATGAAATTACAGATAGTGCTGAGGAACGTATCGCAAGGTACAACGATTATATCTACGAGGCTAGTGCTAAGACTGGGATAGATGAAAACCTTATACGTAGTGTTATACGTCAAGAATCATCTGGTAATCCGCGAGCAAAGTCACATGCAGGAGCAGCAGGATTAATGCAGCTAATGCCAGCAACGGCTAAGGAATTAGGTGTTAAGAATCGTTTAGATCCAAGGCAATCTATAATGGGTGGTACTGAATACATACGACGTCAATTGAAACGGTTTGATGGTGTACCTGAGTTAGCTTTAGCTGCGTATAATGCTGGTGGTGGTAATGTAAATAAAGCCATTCGTAAAGCTGGGAGTAAAGACCCAGAAGCAGTTTTGAATACGTTACCTCAGGTTACTGGACGACACAGTAAGGAGACTCAAGAGTATGTAGTGAAGATTACGAATGATTACCGTAAGCGTTTAGGCTTGGCTGGTGAGAGTAATTACACTTCTAAACCGAAACCAAAAGCAAGCACACAGTTAGCTTCGGTTTCCCCTGCTATGACTGAATCTGTTGTTGAAGCTAAACGTAGTGAATCTAGGATGCCATCACAACCTACCACTACCGCAGTTAATACATCAAGTCTATCTAAGTCCAATGATTTTACTAATGACGTAGAACGTGTTGTTGGTATTAATCAAGAAGCGAAGAATAAGACTAAGGATATGTTAGTGGGTAGAAGCGATGAGATTGCTCAGCTTAATAATCAGCTAGTGGGTATCAACTACGATCAGTTAGTGGAACTTAAAGTATTAAATCAACAAATGGGCAACATTGTTAAAATGATGAGTCCATCAGAAGATAATAAAACTGAGTACCAAGAACGTAAAGAGACTAAGGATTTATATGTAGCTGCGGAGAAGACTGTCGAGAAGCCTAAAACTTTTCAACGTCGCGTAGTTAACGGTAAACCCCCAATATCTTTAGATCGTAAAATCGTTTAACTGCTTAAAACATAAATATAAGGTAGGGCGAAAGCCCTACCTTATCTATCGTCTATTTACATAATGTCCTGACATAGCTAATACACCACCAAATAAATCTTTGGTTACAGTACCAGTTAAATGTGCCCAGTAAGTTGAACTAGTAGCTCTATCTAACCTCTGAGATAAACGCATCGCACTACGCTTAGCATTGTACCATATGCTCTTATCTCTATCTGTTAAACTAACACCTGCTAATACGCCCATGTGTAAACAGAACTCACCTGTATCAGCATAAGTTAAACTTAAACTAGGGTCTACTGGAACGTGGAAACCTTTAGATAAGTTAGTTACTCCAAAACTAATTGATACTTCGTTAGGTATATCATTTATATCCCAACCATCTTCTGTACCAAAAGTTGCTTCTAAACTACCAATCATCCCCATTTGAACTATACCTCTACCCTTATGTTGAACTTCAACTAGATAAGGAGGAGTGTATGAGCTAGGACCACCACTACGAGGAGAAGTAAGTGCTAATAGAGCAAAGTAAGGCATAAGCATACGAAGTTTAGCTAACGGATGTCCACTAGATGCAACACTGGTTAAGGTGTAGTTCATAGAGTTAAACTCCATAGTAGACTCCTGATATACATCTGGGAAGTCTATAAAAGCTTTACCACCTAATATAGCAGAAGGCATACCGCCAACAAACTGATTAGTTAGACCACTTATAGCAGCACCACCTGTACTAATTATACCCTCAACTAAATTAGCACCAACATTATCACCAATATTACCACCGGCTATATTAAAGTTAACACCTCGCATAGAACTAACCATACCGTTAAGCATACTAGCTAAACCACTAGGGCCAGATGTGTTATTAATACTAATAGTACTTTCTGTAACTTGGTCGACTGCTAAGCTAATCCAATCCGCACCCGACTTAGTAACTGCGCTAAAGTTAGTTATGAAATCAGCATCGTCCATTTCTGGAGTTAAACCGTTATCAGAGTAATCTAAATCGGTAGTTTGTTCTGACGCAGTTATAGTACCATCATCATTAACTGTTACTTCCTGAGTACTATTATTAGCATCTACAATAGTGGATAGATTACTTTTAACTATTTTGTCGTAGTTATTCTTCATAGCTCTACTTGTACCAGATAGAGCATCGCCTAACTCATGTATACCATCTAACTCACGAACTGATTCATCATCACCCCATGGATTATGATTACGCATAACGGATTGCCATGCAGTTAGGTAATCTTCATCTAGTACTTCTTGACTAATACCATTTAACTGTTTAGCTAAATAGTCTTCACGTCTAGAGGTTAGTAGTGTATGTCTAGCGCTTATTGCTAGAACATCTATTCTAGGTACACCAAAAGTCCCATCGACATATACACCCGGTAAATTATTCTTAAAGTACTCCAAATCTTCAGGACGTATACTTTTAGATGCTTCACTACCATCGTCATACTTTCCATCATACGCAGCACCAGGTATTAAACCACTACGTAAGGCAAAGTCGTTAACAATATTATCTAATGTCTTCCAGTAAGTATGTGTAGCTGGTGCTAGGTAATAATAGCTATACCTATTAGTATTATCATTAGAAAGTAATTTACCTAATACGTTAAAAGGTGAGGCAACAATCTTAAATGGTAAAAGTAAAAGGTATCCTAATGCACCTGATATATTACTGACTAACTCATCAAACCAACCGTACTCATTAACTTTGACAGCGTCAGCTTGAACTGCTTCGGTATAGAATCTACCTAGAGAGCTATATCTAGGAACACCGGGTCTAATATGTATTATGTCTAAATTATCATCTAGACCTTCACTATAATGAACACCCATACCATCGTAATTCTTAGAACCGTCTATTCCAAAGCCTACTGGAATATCACAGAACTCATTTATACCCAAGGGCATATTTAAAACTCGCCCGTTACCTAAACCGGAACCACCGACCTTTCTAGTAGCTGATGTGAAGTATCTCTTTTCCTGTTCATACTCCCAGTTCTCATCACTAGTTACCATGAAACAACTACAGACCCAATCCGAATCTTTGACTTCTTGTAAACTTAAGCCGCTAATCTTAGCTTCAATTACAGCATCTTCTATAGCTGCTTCTTCTTTAGTTTGTGCCATAATTAAACTCCTTACCTTATAATCTCTTAGATACTATAGAATTTGTAGTCGTAAAATACGATGAGGAATTAACCCCATCGTATAAAAAATTAAGCAGTCATAGAACAGTAATTATTTAAGACCTTTAAAAGATTAGGCGTTAAATACTTATTAAGTAATTCTAAACCTCTATTGTCTTCAATCTTAACTGGTGACTCGTAACCGGTTGGCTTAGGCTTATCTAAGATACCCTTAGCATCTAACCTATCATATACTAAGTTAAGGATTGTATGTACAGTAGAATACTTATCTTTCATGATAACATCTCTAGACTTAGTTTCATCTAGAGGTATGTTACGTTCCATTAATATACCAACTAACTTAGAAAAGATATCTGGTATATCATATTCTTCCTGATGATTTAATAAGGCTACAACGGTTTTTATTTCTTCATCTATACATGTAGCTATGGTTACATTATTCTGAAATTTGGTTTCTGTGTCCATATAGACCTCTTGCTAGTTTTACTACTTCTGTGTAATTCGGATTAAGTTCTAGGAAGTTAAGTGCCCACGGACTTATTCTGCTTAGAACTTCATAATCATATATACCAAGTGACTCATCTAACCAGTACCAGCTAGTTGAGAAATTATTTAACGCATCATTAAATGTACTAGCATATGGTCCAAGTAGGTCTTCTGATAAATTAGGTATTAACTCATCTAAATTGAAGACACTTAAAGTAGTTGCTACTACACCAGGTGCAACTGATGCTATAATCCCAAGAGAGTCAAATCCTGCAAAGTCTAAAGCCTCTCTCATCTTATCTAAAGACAGTAAGTCTCCAGTCTCACCTAATGCTGTAAACGCAGCACCTAATGTACCCATTAGGTCTTCCGAATTAGCAATAGAACATTGTTCTGCTATGGCTGAGAAATCAAAGTCACCAGTTACATCTGCAAAAGCACCAGATTCCTTCATTCCTTCTATCGAGGTAAGTATCTTACCTGACTGTTCACTTATACTAGCAGCGATGCCCGTATCAATATCTAAACCGTCTAGTAAAGAGGATACCCCACCTGCGGCTTCAGACTTAGCATTAATACTATCTAGTACGAATGTATTACCCTCGTCCCTAGTTAATAAAGTACTAATCTGATTAGGGTCTACTTGTTCTAGTATTTCTTTAGGGTCACTTAGCGTTACTTTACTCTGAGTCATAAAAAAAATCGGGGCTTTAAACCCCGACTTCTCCATTTAGGTATTTGGATAAGTCTTCGATTAATCTCAAATCGTTATCTGTGAATTTAGTTAGATTACTATAAGTTAAAATCAACTTAGGCAATATAGGTAATTCTTCTCTTGTGTAAGAGTTACCCTCATCCATTGTTAAACTTAACTTATCTAACGTACGTTTAATAGCTGCTACCTTAACCTTTCGATTCTTCTTGGTAGTAGTGCTTTCCAACTTTCGATATATTTGGGTAGCTAATTGGTAGTTGTTCATATTAACTAATCCTCATACTTACAGTTGAAGTTATACTTTCTGTTTTTACACGTCCAGCTCTAGTAGCATTAATACTCATACTTAGTTCGTTGTATCCTAACACCTTTAACGAGCGGGTGAAATTACCCCACGTAATATTCCATTTAAACATAGTACCTAGTATAGAACTCTTTATATTAGGTTTAGACTTAGTGGAGAAACTATAAAGGTTGTTTGGGTCTTCTGCATACTTATCTAATAGAGAATCTAAATCTACTCTAGTCATATCAGACTTACGCATAATCTCCCGTATAATAAAACTTAGTCCACCTTCGTACGTTCTATCTAACTTAGGATTAATAACTAGTTCTTTATTAACACGACCTTTATGCTTGATATTGACTCCGTCAGGACTCTCCAATATCTCCCACTTAACAGGAATTGAATACTTGTGTATTTCCTTATCCTGATAAACCAATTCAAAATCAATAGTGATTGATTGATATATCTGACTTAGGATTAATACACCTTCGTAATAACTCAGCCAACTCAGTTCTTCTTTTTGCCAGATGGTCCTTGGGAAATTAGTACGTTTACTATTACGTATAGCACTTACTTCCTTTAGGTAAACAATACCATCTAACATCAAGTCACCTGATTTACTAATTCTCCAGTTAGAGTCTATTAAGGCAACTTCACGATTAGCTATAGCGCGATACATACCTTCACCCCAACCTTCTTTAATCTGATAAAAGTTATCACGAATAACCTCTATAGATTCATCTGCTTTAAACTCGATGAAGTTAGGACTCTCTGGATAATATTTATCTAGGTGTGTCTTGAATAATTCTTCCCATACACCACTACGTATTTTACTGTATACAAACAGCCAATAACTTTTAAGTGGTACATCTATCTGTTCCTCTATTTGCTTGAGTGACAATTCCATAACATTAGACCTTATTAACGCCTATGACAAACCTCTACGTAAGAACGTAGGGTAACGATTATAGCATAAAAGTTTAATAGATAATATTGCTTATCAGCATCATCTAAATCTTCTAGCTTTTTAGAGATACCCATAAAGGTATTTCTATATTTTTCAACAAACTCTCCTATATTAACTCTAACAGATTCATCATCAATTAACCAATCATCAAGAAGTAACTTCTTCTCTTGACTCTTTAATTCAGAAGTAAATCCATTTGAGATATTAAAATACAGAATATCTAAAGCTTTACCCAACTCTATAATATTCTCAAATTCAACCACTAATCTCTTCCGGTATAATTTGTCTAACGATATGTACTTAGTTGACTCATCGAACCACAATAAGATATCGCTGTAGAAATTAAAGTTAGTATCCTCGTTTAGAAGGCGTTTACTTAATTTCTTAAACTTCCAGAGATTATACCAGTTAGATATTGTATCTAACATGTGCGTACCTTTTTTATTCGCTCACGTACACCTCTATAATATATAGATGTAATATATTAGGCTAAGCTGATAGGTGAGAAAAACTTATTACTAATGAAGTATATATTCAAACGATAAGTCTCCCATATGAAATCAGATAACACTTCGAGAGGTTCACCTTCAATAGGTAAGTTCTTTATACTCTCATAGAATCCACGTTCAGCTTCTTTCTTATCACGGAATAAAGTTGGTATGTAAAAAGTAACCATACTTAAATCAACTTCTTGAACTGTACTAATGTGTGATTCAGACCAACCATTAAAATCATACATTATAACTAAGTCAGCTAAACCAGAAATAACTTCTGGAGTTAAGTCTTTATTAAGTATACTAACATCTGTAACTTTATAATTATGTTCATAGCGGGCTGAAATTAGAACTAACATTGCTTCTGTAGCTTCATCACTTAATTCATACTTACCCGTATTAAGGATAATGTTAACTTTAATGTCTTCCGTTAGAGAGCCTGACATGCTACGTAAGGAGTCATCTATTACATTGAAGACATTCGTACGTTTAGATAGCTTTAATGTCTCTACGGTTGTCTCAGCGACAATGAAGGTATCTTTATCTACTTCGGGGAACATTAACCAGAAGTCATCGTGGTCACGAGAGCAATACTGATTGAATTTAAACAGTATCTCAGGAATTAACTTAGGGTTATGTTGAATTAGTTTACCGTACCTAACATCTAATACGGTTTCAATATCTAGTAGTATTCTTATTTCTTTCATAATGGGGTTTCCAATTTACCATTACTCATCTAGATTATGTGATAAGTGCATTGCTGTAAGATAACTTGCTGTTGTCTTAGTAACAGTAGGAGTCGTTTTAGTTTGTAGTAAACTCTTAAGACTAACACCACCATTACTAGTTAGCTGTCTATTTAATTCGCGACCACCCGATATATCACCACCACGATACTTCATAAGTTCCATAGCGTTCATAGTACACCCACGACTTAATAAACCCATTAACTGAGGTTTACTAAAACTACTACCCTTAGAATCGCCTGTAACTTGACCTGTTAATGTATCACGGGTCTTATTATCTTTGGCTATACTACGTTTAGCATCTAGGTAATGTAAGTGTCTACGACCAGGGAACATGGCTACCCAGTATTTAATTTCCGTCTGAGTAACATCACCAGTAACGTCATCTTCTTGAATAAGCTCAACAAATGTTTCTGCACCTATTTCTTTTGACAACTTAATCCAGCGCTTAATATCTATTTTATGATTTACATCATTAGGAATATAAAAAGGTAAGTACTTACGTTCTGCCTTTAAATCTTCATATAGTTGATGTATATCCGCTTTAGACATAGACTCCAGTTTCTTACGTAAAATACCCGGTGTCTTATTGTTAGGTTCTAGCTTAGCTAATGTATTGACAATGTAATCAATGAACCCTTTAACGTTACCCATATATTACTCCTATCCTAAAAGTCGATGTTGTACAACAAAAGGTACAACTTTATCACGGAAATAATTAATCCATAGAACTTCTGAGACAGTGTCTCTTAGGAATAAACACATGTCTACATGCGGTCTAATGTTTACTGTAAGATTAGTTATCTTACTCACCCAGTAGAGACTAATCATCTCTAGATTATCTGGGTAACACTTTACATCTTCAACGTAACGTTGGATGCTAACTGCATCCACGCCACCTTCTTGAAGAGCATTAACAATTGCTGTACTAATACTATCCATATTAAAAACCTTTGATAAAATTACCCTTTCGAGTACCATTTAGGAGTATACTCACCGACTCGCATTTTAAGTAAATCCAAGATTGATAAGTATGGTAAGCTAGGGTCTTCTTCTTCTTTGAATTGCCAAAAACCACGAGTGTTAAGTAGAATGTTCCAATCGAAACCCATACTCTTAATATCATCATACAACTCTTTGGGAGTACAGCGATACTTAGTACATTCAACTGATTGCTTAGCAATGAATTCCATTTTCATTCCGAATGTTAATTCTAACGCACGACGGAATAATGGATTATTATTAATTGTTTCACGTAATGTAGTATTACGGAAAGTTACTTCTGGTAGTAAGTCTAAAGCAAACTGATACTGAGCAGGAGAATGGTAGCCGTATTCTTTATGTACCTTACCCCATGTTTTAAGGAATAAGAATTCGGTAACACCCGGTAATATACCATCACGTTGTGAACGTACTAATTCAAATACTGCACCAGAGCCACCAGCTTTACCACGTAAGTTCTGAATACTAACAAACTCTAAATCTTTGTTGTCTAGATACTCATCATCTTTATTAAGCGGGAACATTGGTAGTTTATCTTTACTAGCTGTACCTTTAAATAATGGTTTAGGTTGACCGAATTGCCAGATGTTAGATGTTAACTTCTTATAAGAAGTACCTAACCCTTTCATTCGTTTAGAACCCGCCATGTGTCCCATTGTCTTCTCAGGAGCTTTACCCGGCATACCACCCATATCTACAAACGAATCTATAGAACCAGTAGAGATAACAAAGATATCGCCTTGTGTAGCCATACTGACCATAGAACGACCATAAACTTTGGTCTTCACCCAACCATCACGCATAAATGATGTTTGACCTTTAGTAGCATCTGTGCCTTCTTCTTGTAACTTAGTTACCGAGGTTGCTTCTGCTTCTGTAGCTGAGTCAATAAATACAATCATCGGCTTAACTACTTTATTACCACGAACTTCGTTTAACTTGAACGGTAATGTTACTTCATGTTTCTTAACACCGCGTTGTTTGTTTCTAACATCACGTTCTTCTGCCATGGTATCTGCCCAAGCATCTAGCTTAAGAGATGTACCATCAATCATTGAAAAACGTGGTTCTTCGTCATGAACCATTTGTTTAATATCGAACGGTTCGCCGTCATGTAATCTAGCACTGGCTTCTGTAACACGACCAGCGGGCATTGTACCTTCTGTTTCGTATATATGACCTGTGGTATTCTGATAACGATTACCTACGGCACAGAACATGTGTAAGCCTAATGCTGACTTACCTGCGTTAGCTGGTGCTATGATACCTGTATGATGTACGAAACCACCTACTAAGATATTCTCTTCATCCTCACCAACAACCCACTGACCTGTAAGGTGGTCTATTAAAGGTAAAACATTAAATGCACACGTTACATCTAATGAACGATGTTGTTTGTTTTTTGAATTAAATCCCATTACTAATTACCTTTTGAATGTTTAATTATTTGCTCTACATTTATATTACACAGTTTGTTTTAGCAAAATCATATGTTAAATTACATTCAACCTAATAGGATCTATTATGTCGTTAGCCAAACAACTACACGAATTAAAACACGAACAGGAAATACTTAATAGTTTCTGTTATCAAGGCGAAGTGGGTATTGAAGCAATCAATCCTAAATCATTCCTAAGACAACTTAAGCGTATGAGCGATAAGTCATCTGCATTAGTAGATAAGCTGTTAAGTCGTTCAGAAGTAGCTATTGAGTATACTGGTAAGAGTGTATACGCTTTAGACTCTAAAGTATTAAAATCTCCATTTACAACAACCTCTAGTAATATCATTTATGTACCTGTAGGTTTTACTGGTAAGATGAATGATTTCGTTGAGTTTTTATTTGCTCATCAAGATGATATGTTTAGAACTGGTTCTGTACTTAATACAGCGAACGGTATCTTCTCTCAGTATGCTTCTAAGCCTGATGATTTAATGAAAGTAGATGCGAAGTCTATTCCTGAGTTACAGACGCTTAAAGAAATACCTAGTCAGTTCCATGACTTCTTTGTAGGTCAAGAAGGTAATGACCGTGCGGTAATGTTAGATGTATACCGTAGTTACGGTGACTTTAATAATGTAACTGAGTACTTAGAGAAGTTAACTAAGAAGTTCTCTAATATTAAGTTAAGCGAAATACGTAAGTCTGTAAATGACTTCTATGAAACACTTGACTACATTACTACTCAGATTGACGATGGTAACGTTGAAGTATCTAAGCAGACTGCTAAGAAGATTGGTAGTTTAATTTACAACCTAGCAGATTGGGTTGCGGTATATAGTTTATACTTAACTAAATTGTTAAGTGTAGTAAATGCACATAAAGATAGTGCGGAAAAACTAAATGATTTAGTTAGATAATTATAAGAAAGGGGTTAGTTTATGACTAAGGTATTATATTCAGCAGAGAATACGTCTGGTTTGTTTTTAGAAGACTTACTGGCGCTTGTTATTGAAGACTTAAAAAGTAAAAGTCTAAAGGTATCACATTTAGAAGATGTTGTATCTAAGAACTTTAATAGTTCTAATAAAGATATTATAGCGTTACTAGAACAAGCTAAAACTCTACAGGAATCTGCATGTGAGTTCTCAAACAATCATTCAGATTTAAAACCGTTTAGAATGCAGGATGTTAATGTTCTAGCTACGCCAATGACACATCGAGACTACTTTAAGTTTAGAGAAGAACCTTCTCCAGACTTCGGAGATGACTTCACGGAAGAAGGCTGGTACATTGTTACCGATAAAGGTCGCCCTAATCATCGTGAATGGTGGCTACCTAATAGTATCTTTAAAGAGTATATAAATACTTAGTCATAATAATAGGAGAGGCTAACGCCTCTCCTATTAACTTTAACCAATTAAATCAAACATACCTTTCTCAAGAGAATCTAATTTAGATTTTAAAACTGTATTCTCCTTAGCCGCATCTAAATACTTACCGTAGTCTGTATTTAAATTAGCAATGTTAGCGTTTCTAGCTATATCTAAAAGAGACGCTTCATCGTTACTTAGTATCTGACCGGAACCTTGAGCAGAAACATAAACATCGTTACTTGTTACAGTTACACCAGACAGCTTAGTTACTTCTGTAGCTAATTGATTTTTAATATAACTGTAATCGTAATTACGAGGTAATGAGCCAATCTTAACGGTTACATAAGCATCAATGTAATTTAAGGAATCGTCGTATAGGTTTTCTATATACTTATCTGGTATATTGTACTTCTTACCAGAAGCATCCTTAATAGTAACGATGATTACATTACTAGCTAAATCACTAGTATATAACGAATCACCACTTACAGGTGAATAAACTAAAGACTTTACATTAGTTCCTTTACTAACTAAATGTTGAATGTAGTTCACACCAACTATTTCACCAGTTAGACCGGTGGTACTATAGAATGTAAATGGTGGTAAAAGTACGAATCTACCTACCTTACCAATTAACATATTAACCTCCTATGAGATTAAGGTAATCGTTCTTAGTCATAATCTTACACTTAACATTGTAACTTGTAAATGTTAGGAAGTTAAAACCGTCAATTACTTCAAGCTCTAGTGTGCCCGGTAGAGGGTCTCCTGAAACGTATTCTTGAATATACGGTAGAGCGTTATTCAATTTAAGAATAAAGTCCTGTGTACTCGCTTTAAGACGAATGAAGTCTGTTGAACCAGCAGAAACTAACATGTAGTCATCTAAGTTAACGCTGATGGTTTTATATTCGTCTTTATTCTTGGGTGCTCCACATACACCAATAGATAGAGATTGCCATAGGGTAGGTAGAACTTCAAAGTTCTCATCCACATGCTCTTGACCATATCCACTAATGTTATTTATGAATATATCGAATGCTACTTTAGTACGAATAACAGGATTATAGATTGAACTATTACCGGAACCATTACTAACACTATCCCAATTAGGAATCATCAAGAATGTTGTTGCTGTAAATATTTCAGGTAGAACAGTTTCCCATACCACATCAGCATACTGCGTATTGTCCTCTACAAACTGACGTAATGCAATTCGTAATAAACTAGTACTATCGGTTACTGGACCGTAACAGATGAATGAGAAACGTACTTGTAGTGTCTCAGTAGGATTATCTTGGTTAACCCATTGAGTTTCCATACTGACTACGCCTGTGTATGGGTTAGTTCTACTTGCTTCATTAATCTGAGTATTGTAATCATCAATGTCACGTTGATTCATTAGTAACAGTACGGTAGACTTATCATTAACTAAATCGTCAACGCTATCAGTTGGACCAAATACAACAATATCTGATTGTGTGTATTCTGATTCTATAGTTAATGAATTAAACCAAAACTCAAAGTTATAGATATCATCGTCTACTGTATAAGTTATAGTTAACTTATTAGGTAATATTTTACCGCTAGCATCAGATACCATAGTATCGACATCTAATACTCTATCTGCTGAACCAAAACGACTAGCCAATTCGTTATTGACTGTAGTTTCATTCACGGTTAAAATACCACCGTCGCTTTCAGTTAATAACCAATTGAATATATTAAATAAGTCGGCTAGACGACTAGCGTCTATAGGAGCAGTTACAGTAGTACCTTCATCATTTTTACGATGTAAGGCTACTATTTCAAAATCATCATAAACAGATGTATCTGCATTATAAGTTACAGAATTTTTACCAAATGTATGATGGTATCCATTGAAGTTACAAAACTTCTCACTAAAATCTAAACGCTTTACAAATCCGCTCGTTGTAATAATCATTACAGGAGTCCTCTATAGGTTAGGTATGACAAAAATATTAATTGAGCATCTATTGAAGCTCTTCATGGCTAATGGTTTGGAAAAGAATGCATTCTGGCGTAACATCGCGGTGGTACTTATCGTGGTTGCTGCATTCGGACTCCTACAGTATAGTGAGTTAATGCTCAATGTACGAAAAATAAAAACCACACATGAGATTAATCGTCCAATCGAGATGATGGAACTAAAGCTGGAGTCCTGTAAAGCCCTTCTTAAAAATACAGAAGCGGATTTACAATACTGTAGAACTAAAGAACCAAGTCTCGTTGAAAAGTTAATTAAGCCAAAAGGTTAACTTAAACTATTTAGGGATACTTCGGTATCCCTATTATTTCCGCTTAACAATAGGATAGTCCATAAGCATAACTGTAGGAGAGTAGGTCTTCATAACTCGATCTTCCGCAGCCATAGTTATAGTTGGGTTATCATTAAAAGTTTGAAGATTACCAGTACCAACTATATCCTGAACGCCATAGCCTAAATTTCTACGATGTATTATCTTCTTCGTAGTTGGCTTAGTACCATACATAACTATACCATCATAATAATCATCAATGTATTCATTAATTACTTCTATAGATTCAGAACCTATTGGGTAATCGTTTTCCAACTCCACAAAGTATACGTTATTATGAGTAAATAGTTTCTTTAGATTACTTAAAGATAACAACTCATCCTTACTCATACCCTTAGGATTTAACCCTAAGTTTGTAGGTGGTATCCTAGTTAAATTATCTATATATAAATCAACCAACCATTTAGCGTAACCCTGAGTTAAACGATAAGATTCACCATCATCATATAAAACACTGTTTGCCTTAATAAGACTATCACCAAATACCATAAGTGTGTTGTTTAATTTAAACTTCTTAGGTAATTTAAATACCGTAGAATTAAAATCACTAATACTGAATTTAACTGTATTCTGTATTAGTTCTGTATCTAAGTATCCTAATATAAAATCTTCAAGGACCAGCAGTTTAGTATGTAACCCAGCCACTATACTACTAGTTACTTTATTTATACCGTTAGCACCCACTACAAACGGATGCGGTTCTTTAAAGATGTAATCGTTACCAGAACGCTCTATTCCAGAACAATCACGTAAACCAATAGATTCTAAGTCTACAGGTTCTTCTATCTCAGGTAAAGTTACACCAGAATTAGCTAGGTAGTTACCTAAAGACTGACTACGGTTAACCAATGTATTTAAAAAACTATTATCGAGTAAGTAATACTTACCATTACTAATCAACGTTATTAGATTAAAGCGAGTTTCTTCTATTAAAGTAGCTATAGTTTTAACATTAGCATCTTCATCATATACCCACTTACCATCCAAGTAACGTAACGCACTAACTATCTGATACATCACATTCTCCTAATCATTCACTAAACATACTAATTTCAAACAAAAAAAAGAGTAGCTCGAAAGCCACTCTATTTTTTATAGGTTATTAAAGTAAACTAGAACGTGGTGTTCCAGAAGAAGATACAATAGCATCTGTTGTTATAGCAAGCTTAGCAATAGATAAAGCAGTTTCTAATGCCGTAACTGTTACTAGGTATGGGTCAACAATAACGTAATCAAAATCATCTACATATTCACCAACAACTACTTCAATGTACTTATCGTCTTCCAGATACTTACGGATAGCATCTTGTGTTTCGCTATCTGTGTAATCGGCATTACTTAGTATCTGTTTGAATGGCACAGTTAGTAATCGACGTATAGTAGATTTACTTTCACCGAATGCTTTGATTAATGCATAACCACCACCAACTACAACACCCTCACGCAACGCAGCTTGAGTAGCACGAATAGCATCATCGTAGCGAGTCTTACGTTCTGCAATTTCAGCTTCTGTATAACCACCTACGTATATTGTAACAATACCACCAGTGATACGAGCAATACGTTCATGTAGTCTAGAGCGTGAGAAGTCAGAATGTACTGTATGTATTTCACTGTTTAGAGTTTGTACATAAGCTTCTACTTCAGAAGATATCTTATAGTTAAATACAGTGTTATGGTCATCAACAGTTAAGTCATCAACTGTACCTAGTAACTCAGACGATAAAACACTGTCTGGTATAAGACGATTATCTTTCATGTTTAGTGAAAGGTCTTCACTTGTAACAATGCGACTATCGGTTATCACTGCTAGGTCTTCCATGTACTGCGCCTGAGACTTACCAGCTTGAGGTGCTCTAATACATGTAACTTCAACATTTAACTGTTTAGATAAAGCAGCAATGCGCTGTAGCATAGAATCTTCTACATCATTAATTATGATTACTGTAGGTAGGTTATATAAACCGGCTACATGAGCCATAAGTACATCTACATCATTAATAGTATTAAGGCTATCACCATACAATAATACAGATGCGTGTTTAGCTTTAAAACCATCACGACAATTACGTAGGATAGTATGCGCTATGCCGCGTGGTAATGTGTAACCAGTAGATGCCTCAATTACATCTACATCATCTATACCATCTTTAATTTGTACAAGACCGTACTCGCCGACCTGATGTACTGCTTTAGCTACGGATTCAGCTAGACCCACATCGCCATTAGATGAAACAACAGCAACCTTAAATAAGTCGTCTTGAGTTTCAACTACTTGACGTTGAGCTTCTAAACTAATTTTAGCTTCTGCTACTAACTCAGTTAAGTCTTTAACTACTTTACCAGGTCGTGTACCTTTATCTACTAATTCTACGCCATGGTTAATGAAACCCTGAGCTAAAACTGTAGCGGTAGTTGTACCATCACCTGCGGTATGTTCTGCTCGAACAGACACATTCTTAATTAATGTAGCTGCTGCGTTTTCCCACTTGTTAGGTAAGGTAATAGAACGAGCTACACTAACACCGTCTTTAGTTACTTCAGGGTTATTAGTATGCGCCATAATTACATTGCGACCGCACGGACCTAAAGTAATACGTACGGTATCTGCTAATTCATTTAAACCTGTAACTATGGCTTTACGAGCTTCTTCACCACGGATGATTGTACGAGTATCAATTGTTGACATTTTGGATTTTCCTTCTTAATAAAATATAATTGGTTTGTAGTCGAGGTTAAATACCCCGACTATTAAAGTTATACTAGAACCGGTATGTTTTTGTTTACTAATATCTTAAAGTTGTGTGAACCTAATGTTGCTTTTAGTTCCGGGAATTGCTTACTAACAACATTAAAGAATAGTTCTGGTGAAGTCACAGTAACTATTAGTTCTATTAACTCTATACAAAAGTTAATACCGTAATCGTCTGACTTATCACGGATATCTATTAGTATCTTAAGTTGGCGATTAACTTCAGCATCTTCATCGGGACGTAGGTGACGAATTACTTCTGTAACTTTATAAAGAGACTCATCGAAATTAACTTCTGCTAACATCTTAGAATTATATAAAGCCTCATCAAATCTCCACTTAACCATTAATAGACGACTGTCATGATTAATTAGATATTCATACTGAGCTAATAACTCAGGTATTTCATCTTCAATCAAATCAGTATCTAATTCTGAATCTTTTAATAGGTTATGTTTAATGTACATCTTAGCGTATTCTTCATGTACATGACGCTTAACACTGGTCTTTGGTAAGTTCAACATACTAACAAAAGGTAAACCTAAGAACTTGATTAATTTATTATTATCTTCAAGTATAGGTTGTAAATGTGTTAATTCTAACATAGGGGGTAACTCCTTTAAAATTGATATTTATTTAATTACTAGATAATTCCACCTCTATAATATATAGATGTATTTATTTAACTTTACAAAAATCTATGTTACCTAACGATTAAGGATATAACTTTATGATTTACTTAAGTCTTAACTTGTCAGGTAGTAATGAAGATAATCTAATCACTAAGGATTATCCTATACGATTCGGTTTAGCTACCAATGAAGGTCAAGTAATTGTACCTGAGTACGGTGTCTTTCTAACGGAAGGATTAGTTGTAACTCATAAAGATACTAATACTCCTTTGACTCTGAACGTAGATTACTACTTGACTTATTACAGTCACCACTTAAAAGCCAATTACGACTTAGACGGCTTTGCTGGTATTGTTTTAGTGAACAAAACTTTAACTGGTACACTGAGTCTAACTACACCGTATGTTGGTGGAGGCTATACTACATTTAATCCAACTGCTGTAAAAGAAGTAGTTGAATTAATCAATGGTGTTCCAGTAGAGTTAACTTGGGATAATGTAGTAGATGCTCCAGCCGCAAGCAATCCAAATACTCATAATTTACCAGCAGATAAAATAGCTACCGGTTTTCAGGACTATGTAGCTGTTCTATGGGAAGTAGGTAAGAAGTTATCGGAAGTAGCGGATAAAGCAGACAGTACTAAGATACCTATCGGAACAGAGATAACCACTGTTGTACCCAATAATTCTTTAAATATGAATTACTGGGTTGAATCAAACGGTCAGACTATAACTCGTGACGATTATCCTGCCTTTTTCCTTACTCTTGCCATAGTAGGTGACAGCTTTGTTTTAACAGACAAGTCTAATACTTACGTTAGAGTTAAATAACTTAGGGTGACTTATGTTAGAAGATTATACGGGTTCCTTACCTACACATAAGATGACCGGTGAAATTATACCACCGTCGGAGTTTGCAAACGGTAACTTAGTTCTATCTAAGGGTTCTTTTTTCCTAGATAGTTTAACTCTGATAAACGTCAACACCGGCGAAGAATTAATAAAGAACCGAGACTGGAAACCTAGAGTATTAGACTCTGCGGCTACAGGTCATACTGGCGGTAAGTTAATTTATTCATTAATAGAATTAACTAATACTCCAACAGCTAGTATCTCAGCCACATACCAGTACGTCGGCGGTAGTAAAGTTCAACAACGTGAAACTATTATAAATCTACTAGACACTTTAGGTGATACTGAATTATCTAGGATTTACTACAGTAACCTTAAAAATCGACCTCATTCGTTCGATGTAACTGAAGAACATTTACATGATGCTTCTCAGGTAACGGGTAAGGATGAAGAGATAGCAGCATTAGCTAATATTCATCAATCCCTTGAACGTATAGGGGATAATGTTGCTTTAGGTGTTGAGAATGATTTAGTTAAGTATATTGTAACTAAATTAAATGAACTAGCTACCTATGATAACGAAGTTTCTGTAAGGTTAGTAGAATCTAGAAATTCCATAATCACTCTTCAGAAAGCAGTAGTCAGTAACAATATTCAAGATATAGAAATGGCTGTTAGGTTGATGAGGTTAGAAGCTACCTCTAGCAAATTAAGTAATCTAACTGATGTTCTTGAGAAAACAGTTAGTGACTCTCAATTTTTAAATCTACAACATTCTGTTTCTATAATAAAATCGCAAACTGGCGAAATTAAATTAATGAGAAGTCAATTCTTACTAAATGAAAGAATTAAACTATTGGAGAATAACTGATGAACGATTTAACCAATGAAGTATCTAAGGTTCTGGAAGCGGCTACGCTCCAAACTGAGGCGAGTCGTAAACTTACCGATGATATAGATGCTAAAATTAATGATATAGATGCTAAAACCCAAGAGGTTATGGGTACTATAGAATCTCAACGTACTTTGGTGGCGGCTGAAGTTAGTGCTACGGTTACAGAAACCATTACAGCTGAAACCAATAGAGTGGTATCGGCGGCAGATGCAGCAGCTCTTAATGCTGGTATCTTCCAAACGACTACATTAGGTCTAGCTGGAACTACTGAAGGGGATTATTTTTCTACTCCAAGTACGACAGATATAGAATATTTAATTTTATACCGTCATGATGCTGGTTCAGTAGCAACTGAAATTAAACGTTACCCTTCTACTGATGGTGTGTTAACTCCTGAAAACGTAGGCGGTAAAATAAACTGTACCGCTTTAGCGATGGGTTATCCAGGTACGTTAGTTATGAACATTAAAGATAAAACTCTAGAATTAACTAGAGGACTTGTCGTCTTAACTACTAGCGAGATAACCGTTAATGTTCCAGCTCAAGTTATTGATTTTAGCCTTATACCTGATTCACAATTAGGTTACGCCTTATACGTTTACTTAAGAGAGGGTTCAACAACAATTAATGTTGGTACGTTTAACAGTAATAAACCGTATCATAAAGATATAGTATTGGGTGTTGTATTCTATGATGTAGCACATGGTCCTAATGCTAACATATTCTCTATAACTGATAAGTATGGTAATCGTTTAGGTACAGTTGGTGCCCGAACCAATCCAACGGCATCATATGGTTATTCTGGTCATCTGGTAGAATGTAATTGGGTAACACGTACTTTAAAATTCACAGGTACCGTGAACGTAATGAGTAATGGTCAGAATGTCGGTTTACCAAGTCTGACTTTAAACTTTGATGATTACGATACAGTTACCGCCGATGATACTTACTTAGTACTAACTTATAGTCGCTTAGCTACTAATGCTGTAAATAGAACAGAGTCTACGCTGAGGTTGTATAGTTGGGCTTCATTAGGTACTACATCACAAATTATACCTGCATCAGAATCTATAGTTGCAATTTTTACAGATGGCGGGCAAGTATGGTCTAACTTCCAACTTCCACCAATAAATATCTCTAGCAGATCAAATAATCCTAAAGGTTTAAATACTAACGGATCTACTTTTGAAACTAGACATAGTCACTTATTGACTCCAGATCGTATCATTGTGGATTTACACACTAAAAAATTAACCGTTTTAACTAACTGCTATCTTAGTGCGGAGCCAAACGACTTAACAGCACATAAAGGCTATAAGTATATAAACTCTGGTACTGTTGATTTTTCAGATAATGACTTATCTGTGTTTCAAACATTATGGTATGATTATCGTACTAATAAGTTACATGTTACCCCTGCAACAGAAATAATTTCTCCGGCCTACGGATTAATATTTGGTACTATAACAGATGGTGATTTTATATGGTTAGGTAATTCTAAACATAAACCTACAGTTATAGATACCGAGGGTAATGTTATAGATTATCTTAATGGTGAGGTTACTAGCGGACTTGAGTTTGATGCGTACGAGAATAGACTTTTAATGCCTGATAATCTGTTCTTTGTGGAAGGTGAAGAGTTGCCTATTTTCAGAAATAGTATTATTGCCAACGATAAACCTGATGAGTTAGATAATCTTAATATTTTCATAACACCATCAACCAATGCTAAGTTAACTCGTAATGTCAGACCATATCAAACATTAGACGGTGAATTATACTTTAAACCAGAAGACTTAGGGGCAGATGGTGAAGTAGCATCTATTCGTATGACACATATCTTAGAACCAGATAATCGTTACAATACACCATTCACTATCCATTCGGTAGATAAGACTTTAGTTTCCGGCAAAGTTAAGAAGGCATTACTTATAGGAGATAGTCTGACTGAAGTTGGTATGGCTAGCGATTTTAAGAATAAGATGTCTACTAAGTATAACTGTACTATGGAAATTGTTGGTACATACGCAAGTTCTTACACAGATAACATTGCGTCTGAAGGTCGTGGTTACTGGCAGTACCGATCGTTTATTGGGAAGTGTAATAGAACTGGTGCAACCCATACGTTACCTGAACCTGGTACAACTACTACTTCTAAGTGGCAAAACCCATTCTTACGTTTAGCGACTGCATCAGATCGTCTGAATACTCCTGAATTATGCTTTACATTTACAGGTAGTATTAAAGAAGTTAGTTTTGCAGAAGACAATTCAGCAGATAAATATTATATCTTCGACTTTGCACATTATCTAAGTACTCATAATGTGGATGTTCCGGATATAGTTACCATTGCATTATCTACTAATGATATAAATTTACAACGTGACTCTTATACGGCAGATGAGCGTTTAGAATTTATGGAATTGGCACTTAGACATATGATAGGTTCTATTAGAGCGGTATCAACTAATATCGACATTGGTGTTATTCCAGCGCCGGTTACGAGTCATACTACTAATGGATTAGTTCGTTGGGGCGAAGAAACTACTATCTGGATTGATAAGTGTCATCAAGTATGTACCGATCTAGCAGTAGACTTCATACCGTGCTATCTGCATGTACCTAGAGATTACTCTAATGCATGGAATAGTAATGTCTCTGTACCAAATACCATGATGAATAAAGCTACGGTTACAGACTGGGTTCATTTTGATGAATTCGGAAGAGACATGTACTGTAATGCTACTACTGCATGGGCAGTCAATAAGCTTTCTTAATGTGACATGTATTATAAATAACTGGGTAAAAAAATACCCAGTTACCCGATTATATAAATAGGATATATTATGAATGATATAAACGTTGATTTAGTCTTATTAGAGTCTCAACGTCATGCTTCTAGAGTAGAAGAATTAACTCAGGAAGTTGGCGGTAAGATGGTAGAAATCGATAAAGCTAAAGATGATGCCATTGACGAGTTTAACAGTAAACGTGAGGAGTTTGAACAAGCTACCACTACGAGTATAAACGAATTTAAAACTAACCAGGAATCTAAATTAGGTGAAATTGAAACTGAGCATTCCGCTAAATTGGACGAACTTGAAGCTGCTAAGCAATCCATACCTACAGAAGTAGTTAATCAGTGGGAAGCAGATAAGCCTGAGTTCAGACAGACCTTGGTAACAGAAGCAGTTCAAGCAACGGCAGATAATGCTAGTCGTGCAGAAAGTGCTTTAGATTCTATAATACTCACCGGAATCATTTATACAACTGTAAGTGAAGGTGTTACTAACACTAGTAATGGTGAGTTCTTTAAGGTTATATCAACATCAGTAGATATCTATATAGATATCTACCTCAATATAGGGGATGGTAATTCTGAATTAATTAAAACCTATCCATCGACAGCTAGTATAGAATATATTAAATCTGACATACTTAAGTTAGCAAATGACTTAACGGATAAAGGTTTATTAGATTACCTAGGTGATGGAACTGTAGTTCCAATTATTACAGATAAGAATCTTAATATATTGTTGGGTTACAACAAACAAACTCAAGAACTAATCGGTGCAGGTCTTAATAAACAGCGTAACGGCGAAGAGCTAATAGTTAATTATTTAGGTACCGAAGTTGTTCCTATATTAACTGATGTTACTGGTAAGGTACTATTAGGTTATGATGTTAAATCGGAAGTTATAATCGGTGCGGGTATAGTAGCTAAAAATATTTCTGGTAACGGCTATACATCCACCACAGAACCGTTACCCTATAAGATCAATTCGTATACATTAAATCATATCGTAATTTATGGTCAATCATTATCTATAGGTGCTAAAGCAGTTCCTATAATAAGTTCAATACAACCTTACAACGTTAAGACGTTTGCTGGAGGACCTAGAGCATATGATGGTTCAAACCAATTATTCTTACCGTTAAAAGATCTAATTGAAGATGACATCTTTTCACCAGATGGTAAAGATGGTCGTGGTGAGACTCCCTGTGCTGGTTTTGGTAACTACTTATCAACGTTAAGAGCTATGGCTGGAGATGACTTATCGACAAGACCACTACTCCTATCTGCGGCGGGTCACGGTGGGTATTCAATTAGTGAACTAGAAAAAGATACTACTTGGTATAACGACTATTTCTTAGAGCATATTCGTCAAGGTAACGCTATTACTAATGATTATTATATGGGTCTTGTCTACTACATCCAAGGTGAAACTGATATAGATGATGGTGTTAGTAAGTCATTTTACTCAGGTAAATTTGGAACTATGATCGATGATATTAATGTTGCTGCGAATACGATAAGTGGTAAGTCTGATACGACCTATATCTTAACCTACCAACTATCTTATGGTTGTAAATTAAGCGATGCGGTATACAGTACTCAACAAGATTACCACGATACCCATGATCTTGTATATATTACTACACCAACCTATATACTTCCACATGGTCCAGATGGAACTCACTTAACTAATGTTGGCTCTAAGTTATTGGGTGCGTATGGCGCAAAATCATATAATCAAATGCTTAATGGTAATAAACCTAAGTGTTTAAAAGTTAAATCGGTAACTTTACGGGGTACAGTTCTGAACTGTACGTTCGACGTTCCAGTACCACCATTACAACTGAATACTGACGACTTAGCTATGACTTTAGATTACGGGTTTGTTGTAACTGTAGATGATGTTCCTGTTGATATATTAAGTATTAACATTACATCGTATGACACAGTTACCTTAAAATTAAATTCTGAGCCATCTGGTGTAGTGAAGTTAAGATATGCGTTAGATAATATAGCCACTGATGTATTTATAAAAGATGGTGCGTCTGGTAATCTTACTGATAGTAATTCTGAAACTATAACATTATTAAATGAGACTTATACATTAGTTAATCCTTGTACTCACTTTACGAAAACAGCAATCAAATTAGGAGAATAACCTTATGGCATTATTTACAATGTTAAATGTAGTTAGTTCTAGAACGGACTTAACTAAAATAGATTACAAAGATGTAGAATTCTTTTCTGGAGTTGAAGGAGATTCTAAATATCATTGGATATTAGGTATATCAAACACAGCACTTAGTAGTCGTATAAACTACCTAGATAAATTAACGGTAGGTACTATAGCTCCGACATGGACATTTAATGGAGTTATAACAGACGCATATGAATCTGGCCTTATAACACCAGTAACCGATGATAGTCAAGTCTTACTATTGACTGAGGTTATTAGTTTTAAAGTTAATGAGTTTGGTGGGGTCGGTATTATCAATGGTAATATGTCGTCTACAACAAGTTCATCTGGCGGTGGTAGTGTATACTTAAGTAATGATTTCCATCTGTACCTAATATATCACGGTATAGTTTCTAATGTTAAAATCACTACCGAAGAACTTATCGTAGGTCAGGAGTATACGTTAATTATTCATCGTGATTGGAATAGTACTAATAAAGAAACCACTGTATTGTTAGACGGTGAAGTTATATTTGACAACGTTAGTACTAGTACGTATATCACCACTGATAGAAAGTTAGGTTTAGGTAATTGCTATTATAACACAGGTAATACTCCAGAAATCGAGTTTTCAGAAATGGTTGTTTTTAATAAACAATTCGATGCTGAGGGATTGGCTTTATTAAACGCTAAAGCTAAATCAAGAATTAACTCAAGAACTTAAGATACTATAGATAATAATCAACCTACCGATATCGGTAGGTTGATTATTATCTAGAAATTAACTTAGACGTTCAACCTTATCCATGATACGATTAAACCATCCGTCCGTAAAGGTCTCGTTACGCTCTTCTGAGCGTTCATAACTAATATTTAAGTAATGAACATGCTGACATGAGAAGATCGTTCCTAGGAGCTTCTGGATAGGTCTACGGTCCTTACAAGCTTCAAGATACATTATAAGTGTATCGTATGTATGTTGACCCATACCACCATCTACTGCGGTATCTCTATAGCGCGTTTGTTTTAAGTTCATAACGCAGAGATGTTTCTGCATAGCTTTAACTGGGTAGTAAGGAGAACTATTAATTGCCCAACCATATAAAGCATCAATAAGTTTAGGGTCTATTTCTAATAGCTCATCACCCCAAAGCTTATCCCAGAAGTCAACAGTCATAATATATTCATATAACTCATAAGGTATATTACTCATATCACCATAGAAAGAATACTCTCCCCAGCTAGCTTTATGTTCGTCTAACTTAGTTTTAGTCATACCACCTCTTGCAGTAAGACCACCCTTATCATCCTTAATGTCTACCATACCACCTTCTACACCATAGTAGAATAAGATGATACTCTTACGTGTAACTTCACTCATAATAAACTTCCTTCTTATAAATTAAACGTTATCAACATTCAATACCATATAAACACTATTTAGATATAGAATGAGAGATTCTAAGTAGACTACTATACTTTCATAATCGAATTTATTTCTAGTACCTACATAGTCAGTTAGATTAGGATTAACAACTATAGTTAAAGCTGCGTCAGAAAGCTCCTGTGCCATTCTACGTAGTTCTTTAGACTCTTCTCTAGTTAGAGGAGTAAAGAGTGCTGTAGTGCGTATGGTGCGTTCCTTGATGTATCCTATATTATTAACATTGATACGTACTATTAAATTAACTTGGCTATCTAAGTAATAAGGTTTATTATTAGGACTCTTAATATCTTCGAAAAGATAATTAGTGATGTATAAGTAATCTTCTAGACATTCACGTATATAATTGAATTCATGTTTATTACTTGATGTTCTTGGTTTAGGTAACTTTAATTGAGCCAATGTTCTCTTTAACTCTACTAACTCAACGTAATATTTTTTTATTGACATAGTGTAACCTATTGATTTTATATTTAAATGATTAAGATTATATCTCCAATCTCGATGTACTAAATTAGGGACTTCATATATGATTATTGACTTTGTCAAAGTAATCGGTAAAAGAGGTCCAGCCCGAAGACTGGACCTTAAACTCAACAAGGAGAAGTGTTTAACGTTAGGGAAAATTGGAAGTAAAACCTAACTGGTTGGGAAACCAAAAAACACATAATACTTATTAATATACTACGGAAATAGCATAGAGTTAAATTCTAATATTTAAATTAATAACTTAACCCTATGATATTTATATATGATGTCGCCACTACTCAATCATAAAGAGTCGCTGTGCAAGGCTTTTAGAGTAGCTCATCGGGATTATCTCTTACGAGTAACGTTTACACTCAAATGAAGTAATAGTCTAACTTTCATTATTATTCTCTCTATCGCTATACCCGAACTGAATACTTAATAAAATACTCACTTAGTGTAATTGGTGAGTACCCCTCATTAATCTTGATTGCGAAGGCAAAATTAATTTGTCGTAATGGACAATTAGCGAGGGGTCTCGGTTTGGTGTATCTTTCAACACCTACACGATAAATCTAACGTGTATTTTTTTGATGCGTTATCAACGCGCTTCTATCTAAGTTAGTTTAGAGTACCTAACCATCGTCCCAGACTTGGCGATAATCACTAAGTCTAAGTTTCAATGGGTTGAGTACATTAACTCTACTTACGTATTTGATAAGTACTCGGTCAGGCATGTAATCTAACTTAGAAGCGTTGATATCTACGGCTAATACTTTAACATCTACAGTTCGCTCAAAAAGACCAGGATATTTATAATCCACGGTTTGGTATGCCGCATCATCTGAAACGTGTTCAGACGAGTATGCTGCTGTAACGAATAACGTAGCTGCTAAAGCCAACCCTAGGCGTAATGTTTTTCTCATTACGTTCTCCTTGCTTGGTTTAGTTACAGTTATTTTTGTAGTAGATAGAATACTACATATACTATTACGATTGTGTATCAATAAATGAATTATCTAAGTTATTGATTACTATACTTTAATAATTGATAATGGTGAATGATATAAGTTATCGCCTTTTGTAAATGGTTGGTAAAATAAACCTATATCATCACTTGTATTTTTAAATGTAATCTGTTCTATCACTTCAAGTTCCACATCATCAGTTGAGAAATGCTCTAGGGTGATATGAGCGTCATGTACCCATCCTTTAGATATTAACTCATCTGGAGTATGTAACTTCTTAGAATTATACTTCTTAGCCCTGTAAAGAGTAAATGTTATCTCGGGTTCATCTGAGTCTTCTAGTAAGTTATTTATATTAGCGTAGATGGCTCTGAAACATAACTCAGGAGACGGCGACATAGAAACTCTAGGGATTAATGGTTCACTGAACTTACCGTCCTTAGAATCGCCCTCAGGAAGTCTAGGGGTTAAAGTCTTTAATTTACTATTAAAACTAAGATGATATAATTCACCTTCATAGGCCCCAAACTTATTACCTAGTTTAACTTTAGGACTAATATACGCGGATGGTTTATTTGGTTGGTAATGAACTACTCTCAAGTTACCATCTAGATTTGTACTGTATTGATCACTAGCAAACTTAGCCATCGTATCGTTACTCTTGTCTATAGAGTAAACTATGTTATAGATTCCAACTGAGTTTAATAAGTTAATTACAGCGTTTCTAGCTAGACTATAGATACCTTGTCTTTTGAACTCTGGGAATATACCGCCCACCAGTCTATTATCTTTACCTGCGACCATTATAAATCCAACTAAGTTATTACCTAGTCTAATTTCACACGCTAATCTATTCTTAGAGGCTTTAACTAAGAATTCCATATAATCTACCTGTTTCCTTCTAGACTCGTCTGAGTTGACCCTAAAGTAATTATCGTGTTCTGGTAGAAACATTAGTTCTAATACAGATAAATCCTTTAACGGTAGCAATGATACCTTTGAGTTGACATTCTTTAAATTTAACATATGCTCTAGTTCTTCCTGTAAGCTATTATAAGACATGATATTATTAAGTTGAGTACTTTATCATCTAAGATGTAAACTATCATTATGAGTCCATACAGGACCAATTAGAGCTATACGTATTAACTCCGCCGCAGCCCGCATTCCACCCATTTATATCTATTTGATCTTACTTCCGTAGGAAAAAGGATCTATAATTTTTTTATTCTATTAACAGGAATTTTATTTGGTTTATTTAGGGAGCAACTCGAAGAGTGATAGCGACTTCTTAAAGATTTAGATCATTCCTGTTAAAACAGAGTTTAATTTTATATTTAAGTTTCTAATGAACTGTGGAGTAAATTTATTTACGACTTCATTAGATCTTAAATTTGATCTTTTTAAAATCTGATCTATATTATATATATATTATATATATAGGGGACCAGTCCCCTCCATCCTATTCTACCAATCCCCCATCGAGAGTTCTTTGTTATTGCCATGCTTTAGAAGCGAGTCCTCATTCAATCCCACCCCACCCAACCGTGAAGTTGGATGAGGTTTAATGGGTTTGGATGTGGGTGTTGGTTGACGCAATAACCGAGCCTTCTCGACGAACTCAACCTACTAGCCTGTTTTCTTTCCCCTATCGTTTCTTCGGCGTATTGAAGATTAGTCAAAGGGCAGTCCGCTCGGTCGAGTGTAGTTTCCTACATAATACTTTATAGTTGGTTGTATTAATAAAAAAGTTAAGTTTTAGGGAACATATCAGAAGTAGCCTTTCGACTACTCCTAATACATCTTATCCGTTGTGGATTAGAGTCTAGCCTAAAAGGTTAATACTCCTACCATCCATATATTTTACAATAATTAAACGGGTCAATAAGAGACTAGGAATTACCCCAGTCTCTTATATAATCTCATTAACGATCTGTACAACGACGGTGCTTATTAGGCTGAATACTAGAAGGACACCATACGGTTACAAATAGATACCGAATTAATGCTGTGACCTTATAGAAAGCAATTCCTAATATAGAAATAACTGCACCATAACTATACATAAGTGCTACAGGTTCTGGTTGCTGTATCGTCCAGACTACCATGTAGACACCTATGGGTAAAGCTGTCATTATGACACCTCTGTACATTTTAATCGTAGCGGATAGATAACTTAAAGCAAGAAGCATTAAGGTAAGTGCCTGTAAGTACATGATGGCATGAATTACACCAGCAAAGAACTCAGTGATTAAAGGCTGTCCGCCAGCCACGATGTGTTGATTTACAAAGAACGCTAATACCACAGCTAATACGGTTGTAACAATACACCAAAGAAGATCGGTAGTAATAGTGGTATCAGCACGACCTTCATTATAGTTACGCATACGCTTAATTGTTTGACTAAACATAGATGCCTCAATTAATAAGTTTGTTGATGATTTTAGACCCAATATTCTTGGGAACTTCAATCTGTTGATTACTAAGTAAATTGGCCTTAATAGCTTTATCGTCAGTCCTTCGGTCAAAATACTTCTTAATTACCCACGTAGGTAACGCCATAAGCGCACCGATAAGATAAACATCAAAAGAATTACCGTTCCAGAATACATCAATACAATGCATAACTGTAACTAACGATGTCAGAACTATAATAAGCCAAGACATTCGTGTAGTTATATCTGGACGAACTTTAGTCAGTTTATCAGATTCCTCCATTATACGTAGTTGCTCTGTTAGCTCACTGTCCTTATTAATAATAACACCATTATTACTTTCGACCTGACGGCCTAAGAAATTATAGTAAGACTGCATTACTTGAGCACGTTTATCTTCAGGTAGAGACGCTAACTTAGCTTCTAATGAATCTATTGAGTCAGATGAAGTAACTGCATCATCTTCCCCTAAAAATACATTAATAGCTGCCGCAGCCGCTATACCTAATGGACCAGTGGTAGCCAGAGCCGCACTACCCACTTTTCCTAGACTCGCCATAAAACTCATTTTGTAACTCCTTATACTTTGTGTAAAGCATAGCTACAGAATCGTTCGCATGTTCATCTAGAACGTCTGGTCTATACTCTGCTTTTGTGTATACTAACGTACCTTCAGCCTCGCAACGTTTCAGTGCTTTAGTAATTTGGAGCTTATCCCCCATATCTTTTTTAGCAACATCTATACCAACACCTAATTTGATGACATTAGGCATGTACTCGACAATGTTAGTTTTAAGATGTGGGCTAACCTTTAAAGCTACCATTTCTAAGATAGTTATAGCTTTCATTTGAACCTGTAAACTTTTAGGATTAAGACTATTATAAATAGGTAACTCAATTATAAGTATGTCTGGTCTATGAGAGGCAATCATAGCTTCAACAATAGTTTCTAATAAAATGCAACGACGTGTATTAGGATCGATATCCCATTCGGGTCTATCACTATACTTGTCAACTAACTTATCAATATAAAACGTCTCACCGTAATCTACATGTAATCGATGGTCGATTATATTACCAGTGGAGACACCCAAGTTTCTTAGACTTGGGTCAAATGCCATCAAACGCATTAAAAGATGTAACTTAATGAAGTAGGGTCATCAACACCTAAGTCATGATTTATTACAAGTTCACGGTCTTCAAACTGGTTAAGTAGAATACGGTGTGGACTAACCATAGATAATTGTGCACGTAACGACTCAGTATAAACTACTGCTTCATTTGTAATACTACTACTAACTGATTTAGGAATACCAACAAATAAACCAACTTCAGTTATTTCTAATTGATTGTTACCAGTTAGTATCTGTTTAGCATTTAAGATTTCAGAAATATCCCAAGCATCTAATTTAGACTGGAGTAGTAAACTAACACGAATATAAGCACCGTCGGTTCTTACATTACCCGCATCTGCTTTAGTCGGTACAGGATTAAGGTAACGAGGGTCAGAGATCAAATCGGTAGAGGTTTCTGATTCGGTGTCTGTTGCAGGAACAACGGTCTTAGTAGTAATTGAACTACTAGACTTGTCTAATGCTTTAAGATAATAAGCGACATACTCAATACCGTCTTTTTCCACAATACAACGCATTGCATACTTAACTCGTTTTTCTGCTGGAATGTCATTATCTAGAGTTCTAAGAACAAAAGGTAACTGATAGAATAATGCTGCATCAAATGGTTCATGTAGGTAATTCTCACTCTGACTAGATGAGTCACTAAGTACTTTCATGTAAGTACTACCACGACCTATACCGAAGTAAGATAATTCAGGATAATCGGTTGCAGAATTAATACTTTCGTTTTGAAAGACACCAAACTTTTCATTTAGGGTAGTACCCGCTAAATAATCCACAGGAACTTTAGCAATGGCTGCGGTTTGAGCAACTGCACCCCAAGTAGTTCTTCGTGGTTCAAGATTTAAATTTATAGCCATTATAAGTTCCTTAACTCAATTGGATTGTTATACTGATTAGACATAGAAGTTACAACTTCACTTCTATAGCTTAGAGATTTACCTTTGTGATTAGCGGTTAATTCGCTAGGACTAGTATTAACTTTATTACTAAAATTAGATATCCTATTATAAACAATAGTAGGATAAGATTCTAACTTAGCATACCTCGTATTTATATCGAAGTTAATTTGATTATCGAGGAACGTAACGTCTAACCGTTCTATCCCGGAGAATAAAGGCGAAACATGATAATCAATTAAGTTATCAGAACCAGCTTCCGCTCTAACGTTTACGTTGTAATTATTAAAGCGACGAAGTAATTCAGTTAACGCTAATGCGTATCCTGATGTTCTAGTGGATAAATCTATATTAAATACTTCATCCAAGATATAAGTTTCAATGATATCGAAATCTATATTGGTGAAGTCCCCAAAGTCAATACCTCTATAAGCTAACCATGCTTCATAGGTAGTTTCGGTGGGTGTTAGATCGTAAGTTTCCGTTGTGTATAAATCGTTATATATTCCAACTAACATTGATTGGTTACTACGAGTCATTGATTGACGTACCAAACGTATAGTGTTAGAGTAAGAAGTTTTAACTTCTAATATATAATTATCTAGTTCTTCTCTAGTTATCAATGTAGTAGGTACTTTAGGAACGCTAGCTAAAATATCTTCTGCTTCAGAACTATCAATAGAATACTTATTAACTAAGTAAGGTATAGTGGGAAGTTCTTTAACTGGTAACGTGTATATGGTATGAGGTAATATTATACCTGGTTCCAATTCAAACTTACGAAGAATAATGTACTTATATAGAATAAATACTTCTTGTAAGTTAAGACTATACACACGACTAGTGATATGGTTAGTTATATTAAATGTACCACCATAGAACCCTTCTATAAAAGATTGAACATGAACATCGATATCGGTAAGTAGTATCTGTGTATCGGTTGAGTTCTTAACTAGTTCGAATACCTTAAGTTCACGAGTCTTATTTCTATTCGGAGCAAATTCCATACGTTCAGAAATAACATCAGTGTAGTTATCTATAGTTCCTTCACTAGACGCTATAGCATCTTCAATGTACTCACTAAATAAAGTATCTTTATCTGATATACCAGAACCGATACCAACTTCTTTATATACTATACTTGAAGAAGACTCCAATTCACCAATACCAGTTATATCATTAACATAATTTAACTGATAAGTAGTAATTGATTCTGTGGTAAGGAACTTAGCTATAAGCTCGTATAATACCGCATTACTACCTGAATCCCTTACTAACCTATCTATGTTTTTATATAGGTAGAAGATATCTGCTATCTTTAAATCGTCTTTTAAATCTTCTAGGTATAATTTAGAATTTATATAAGTCCAGATATAAAAATCACAAGCACGTGTAGTTTTATAATTACTTAACCTAATAACCTTAATGGCTATAAGCGACTGTTTAGCGATATTAGACATAACTACTAGACCGTAATAAGGTTCTATATCTGCGTAGTCCTTATTAATGTAGGTATGATACTCACTGTATAACCTAGTTTGTAATTCGGGTATAAGGTTTATTTCCTGAACTCCAACTAGAGATGAGTCATACCCCATAATAGTAAACTCATCAGCACTTATAACATCATCAATACTTAATTCGTAGATGATACCAAGTATTAACAGTTGATTCTCTGGATACAATTGAATCAATTCATTTGTAAGTTCACTATTAGGAGTGTACTTTTCTTTTGTCACTGGATGTAGCTTAAGATTTTCTTTAGTAAATTCTATGCTACTCAAGGTATCTAGAGATGTAACGTACATCATCTGGTGAGTCTCATGATACTGACCAGACATACTTAAATAATACTTCCATGTAGTTCTGGGATTATTTAAATAATTACTATTCCCTGAGAGACGGTATTCAACATCTCGGGCTAATAAATCAGATTTTATCATTAGTGATTTAGCTAACCTAAGACACTCACTATTGTATATCGTTAGTTTTAAACTCATAGGAGCCTGCCTCATGGCTAAGAAAGATATTGTTATAACAGAAGCTAGTGTAAGTCAACGCATCGACTCCGTAGCTTCTAGAATGGTTGCCGAGGGTAATCGTTCTGTAGAGAAGTCCCTCAGCAAAAGCGGTAAAAACATAAGTTTTGGAGCTGTATCTCCACACATCCAATCTCGCGTATCAGAAAAGGTTAGTAATAAAGTAATATTAGAATCTAATCCTACGATGTCTCGCGCTATTGAGATACTTACGGGCTTCATTGTTTGTCCAAATGGTGGTAGTGTTGTTACACTACATTACGACGCATCAGTTAAATCCATGGATGATAAGTACAATAAAGACGCTACTACTATAGCTGCTCTATTAGATGATTACTTCACTAATACAGTTAAGTTACAGAATGAAGTAAATACCATGGTGTATAATACTTTAGCCACAGACGGCGCGTATGTAACAGCATTTATACCAGATTCACAGATAACTCAGATTTACGAAAGTGCAGCTCTTGAAGCTGAGATGAAAAAGTTAACTGACGGGAATACAGACGCAGCTAAATCTAATAAACCTGTGTCTGTAATTAAAGACCCCAGTGTACTATTATTATCTGAAACACGCCGATACTTAGCTAACTTTAAAGCAGCCGAAGCAGGTAACGAATCAGCAGCCGGTAAGAAAGCCGGTCTTAATGCTGCTCGTGTATTACGTAAACGTCGTGTGTTCAAAGAATCTCCGTCTGTTAAATTATCGCGTGGTAAGGGTAAAGATGAAATAACTGCTGCTATCCGTAAAAATATTCCAAGTGAAGCGGTTAAACCTATAGTATTTAAAGGTGAACCTAATAACCCATATGGTTATATATTTGCCTTAGATGAAGATGGTTATCCAATTGAGATTGATGAAGATATAGATTTCAATAAAGATTTAGCTAAGTTAAGTGGTGATAATACTAGTAAAGATCAATTGAAGAAATTAGCCAATAACTTACCTACTGGCGGTTCAGCTAATACATTACCTCAACTTCAAGAAGAATTTAATAAATATCTTGAAACAGATGTGATGGAAAATCTAATCAGTGGTGAGTATGCTGAGAAGTATTCTCTAGAAGATGATGAACTTATAAAGACAATCATGTTCCATCGTTACCTTAAGAATCAGAAAACACGATTACTATTTATGCCTGAGCATTTAGTTAATTACTTCTGCTTCGATACTAACTCTCAGGGTGTAGGTGAAAGTTTAATATCTAGAACTAAAGCGTTATCTAAAATATACACCGTTATGTTTTACGCTAACTTCATAGGTAACTTATCTAACGCTACGCCACATAAAGAAGTTATTGTTGACTTCGACTCAGAAGATATAGATCAGAATAAAACATTAGAGATGGTAGTAAATGAATTAATACTCTCTCGTGTTAATAGTTTTGACTTTAACTTTAATGGTCCATCAGATGTAATTAAGAATATCATGAAACACGGTGTTGAGTTTAAGTTAAACAACTTAGACAACGGTGACTTACCTAACATGAATATCGAAGTTAATGATAAGAAGTACGATAAGTCTCCAGTAGACACAGACTTCTTAGAAATGTTAACTAAGTTAATTACAATGCGTGTAGGTTTTAGTCCAGAACTAGTAGACCGTTCATTCTCTCCTAACTTTAGTTCACAAGTTAATCAGGACAATGACATTACTGCTAGACAGACAACCCGTTATACTACTATGGCAAGTGAGAAGTTAAGTGACCGTGTTATTAAGGAAACGCTGAATACACCGGCTTTACTTAACACATTAGTTGATTCTTTAGATGGTAACAGTGAAGATAAATGGGAACGTGTAGAAACGGTACTTGCTAATCTTAATGTAACATTACCTCAGCCAAGCAACTCTTCAATTACAGAGAAGTCTGAAATTATAGAAGATAACATTAAAGTTATCCAAACTATAGTAGATACAATTGTTCCTGATAGTATGTTTGAGGGTGTTGAGAATGCTTCACGTGAATATATGGAAGGTGTTCGTGAGATGATTACTAGTTACTTTATGTCAGATTATATCCGTCGTAATAGTAGCTTTAAACATATCGTTGATAAGATTAGAACTTCTGATGGACTTAAACAGATTGTGGGTGGTGAAGGTGACATTAAAGGAATAATGATGGAAGTCTTTGCAGAACACGCAGAAGAAGTTATTGTTCGTGATAAAGTCCTAGATAAAGAAATAACGGACGCCGAAGATGAAATAACGCGTAAGCTTGAAGAAGAAGCTAATGCTCTAAATGATGAAATAGAAGGTGATGACTTACCTAACGAAGAACCTGAAGTTGAAGAACCTTCTGTAGTTGAACCAGAAGACGATAGTGTTCCGGAGCCTGAAACTGAAGATGATGAATCTGAAGAAGAAGACCCTGGCTTACCAACAATAGAAATACCTTAAAAAAGTAAAAAAAAAAGAAGTAGGGTTCACACCCTACTCTTTTAAGTCGCACCAACGACCCATTAAAAACTTTTAAAGTAGAGAACGCATAGCTTTATCAAATTTACTATACAATTCTTTCTTCTCTGATTCTTTGATATTTATTACCGCAGGTTTAGGATTCTTAGGGTCTACTAAGATTAAATCACCACCTACAGAATCTACTAACTCTAATTTAAACATTAGTAACAATACTTCTTGGATACTTAAATCTGTCAAAGTTTCATTTAACGTGTAGAATAAGTTAGGGTCTCCCCACGCTAAGACAGAACCTTTATCATATGTAGATATGAGCCAGCCTTCTTTAGAATCATGATGTAATGTATACGTAGTATCCGTATCAGTTACCAACACGATAGTTACTTTAATATCATTAACTCTATCGTCTAAGTTATCAGCTAAGTAATTACCAACATCTCCACCTATACCATTAATTAGAGTTCTAAACTCATGAGTTAGATATCCAGCACAAAAGAAACCAGAGACAGGTATTTTTAACTTGGTATCTTTATCTTCAGGATTAACTACAGAAACATATCCATTCATAGTAATATACTTGATATGGTATGTTGGGTTTAGGTCATCTAACGTAACCTTAGTATCTGAGTAGAATAAACCATCATCATCTCTAACAATTATAGTCATAGTTTAAACTCCAATTTAACTTCCTCTTTAGCAATAGAACCTAAGGGTATATAGTCTCTTTCTAAAGTAGGTAAGTCTATAGTCTTAATGTTATTACTCTTATCGCCATTTAACACACTGCGTAGTTTTAAAAGAGATATAATATCGCAGTCGTACATTTTACGTAACATTGACGTTATCTCAACATTAGAACTTACTATATTAATCCATGTACCAGACCACCCATCTTTACTATTATGAATTATTCTACATAATCGATACTTACCTTCATCAGTAACTACAACTACGTATATGGTTAAGTCTACACTTCCAATAGACATGAAGTTATTATCTAATATACTTACCATGTCCCCTGTAGATGTGGCTATTATTTCATTTAAGTCATGAACTATACTTATTAGACCAAGTACCGCCTCACAACCATCTAAAGTAACTTCCTTACCTCTGAGGTCAGTAACTCGCTCACTAATCCCATTTACTTCATCAAGATACACTAATTTGTTATCTTCTATAGTTATGAAATCAATCATCGGATTTACCCTTTATAAATTTAATATGTAAATAAGGAGAGACTAATGTCTCTCCTGTAATATAGTTAACTTTAAATGATAACGTCATCTAACTGTAATGTAACTACTGTATCTTGGTCTAATAAACCACTAGATAGTAAGTCATTATATTCGCTAGATTTAACACAGAACAACTGCATCAATGTTAAATGAATTGCTGTTAACTTCTCATCAGTAATAGATTCATCGGCCAACATTTCAACATAACCTGGGGCTGAAAAGAACTGAGCTATTTTAAATACAGGCGCATTGGCTGTAAATAGTACATCTGACTGATGTCTAACTAAGCCAACATCACGCATACCCATACCAAAGTCATCTTGACCGTAGTCTGCAACCGACATCATGTAATACTCAAACATTACATCTGGCTCAGCGATAGGATAGATGGGTGTCGTCGCTAATTGATTTTTAGTTGTTGCGATATTGAAAGCCATTAGAAGTTCTTGCTGTTGAAGAGTTTCTAATTCACGTACACGTTCTTCCATTTTAAATATTAAATTATCAGGTAGAACTTTACGCAGACTAGGAGCAACCTTATAAGCTGTTTGAAATTCAGCCGTTAGAAGTGCCCAGTTAATAACTTGGTTAGTATTAATCTTTGTTTTTGTTACATTCTTCTTGATGGCTTTAGCAGTCTTATCTAAAGCTCTTACTTCACTTGCTGTTTGTACAGACATTATACGTTTCCTTTGACTAAAATAAAATAATACATAGATACTTGCTCTACATGTAAATTAATATATCTAAAGATACTTATGGAAGTACACTTAGATATATAGCCTAGGTAATCCCTAGGCTATAATTATTTGATATTATACTACGATACTAAGAGTACCAGATAACATCTCATCACTTGAACCAGATACACGAACCACATAATTATCAGTAGTTACTAGTACGATTGTTTCCAATGTGTAAGCCGCTGTAAAATGTTTCTTAATTTCATCTAACAGGTCAGCATTCAAAACAGTCCACGGAACAGATAGAGTACCTGCATGTGGATTTAATCCAAGTTCTTGCATACTTGAAGGTAATGCGTAAACCACTGTTGTTTCTTTATAAGGTAATAGAACATCTACTAGCTTAAGTGGGTCAGCACCTTCTTCAAGACGAATGTTACCGCCATCTTTACTATTAGTTACTTTGTACGGAGTTACCGTATTGTAATGTTTAATAATAGATTTGGCTTGCTCAGTTACAGGATTAATAGATTGAGGTAAAAGTACTTTACGCAGAATGAAGTATTCCATCTTAGCAAATAGTACTTTGATGTTGTTTGGTGTGTTTTCTGATTGTAAGTATTCGATTAACTCAACATACTCATCAATGAAAGACACATCAATAATTAAACCTTCAAACATTAATACATCGTTGAATACAGTGTTAAGTTCTTTCATTACTGTACCGTCGATGAAACGTTCAGTACGTAATGTAAGTACACCTTCTTCACGCTTACTAACTAACCAATCGCCTAAGTCCATAACTGTACGTAAGTCACCTTTATCAAGTAACTCATTTAATTCAGTTAATAGTTGACGGTCTTTCTTACTTGTAGCAAGATGGTAGTTAAACTGAGATGTGCTACCTTTAAGGATAGAACGACCCCATTCACCAATACGCTTGTTAGCCGCTTCTGTACGTAACGCTTCTGCAACTTGAATCGGTGTGTAATGCATTAGAGATAGTTCTAAGTCACGCACTACAAATTTATCAGTAGGGTTAACTACCAACGCTTCAGTAGCAACGTTACCATCTTCATCAATCACATCTGTTTTAAACGACGGACTGTTTTCTTCTAAATGATAATTTTCTGGGTTCATACCTTCTTCTCCTATATAGAAGTCTTCGATTACTGGACCACCATCAACATCTGTTAAGTAGTGGTTAATTAAATAGTAATGTCCTTTAACAGAACGGTTATCTGCACGCGACCAATTATTACGATAAGTACTACGCTTACTAGCTACTAATGTATTTGTAAATGCATCAGATGAATCAAGTAAGATATACTCACGATTATTAATCACAACGATGTACGTATCTTCTTCGATTAACGTTAATGTACGCTCACCGAATATTTCCATAGCTGCATCTAAGATAGAGATGTTAAGCATCCACGGTTTAGTACCAATAGCTACAACTGTATCTGAACCAGTCATAGAACCGAACTCACGCTGAGATAACTCATCGTTCTTAGCTCTAGTGTATTTATTCACTAACTGACTATAAGCCATGAACCCTTCACTAGATGCATCGTTAACATCTAACTTAGGATATGACTCTTGAAGCTTTTCTAATTGATTATCGAAGTGTTGTTCGATTTTATCAATGTACTCATCTAACTGATTGTAAGTACAAGGCATAACTTTATTTTCTTGAGTTAATACACCATACTTACTATTCCATCTAAATGATTTAACGTCTAGTACATCGCTCTTATCAAACCCTTCAGTAGGATTTACTTCCCAGCCACCTACTTTATCAAACTGACGTTTAAGTAATTCAGAGAACTGAGGATTGTTAGTATCACCTATAAGACGATTACCTTCAACCTTAACATCCGACTGAATTGTAGTAGTTGGTTTAACTTCTTGAACTGGAGCAGGTGTAGGTACTACTGCTTCTGGTGACATAGAGGTCATTGTATTGGGTTTAATTACAGGTTGAGTATTTAATCCCATACTATCCGCTGCACTATTAGACGCTTGCATTCCAGAAGATTGCTGTTGCATCCCCATTCCCATACCAGTCGACTGCTGCATACCCATACCGGTTGATTGTTGCATACCCATACCCATACTCTGATTAGGCATACCCATACCAGACTGAGGTTGACCACCCATACCGGTACTAAAACCCATACCTGTATTCTGAGTACGTTTAGCAATAGCTGCTTTAGTTAATTCAGTTATAGTATTAACAAAACCGTCATTTTTAATCTGACTGTTTTCTTGTTGAACCCAACCAATAACTTCTTGATTACCAGAATTCATCCAGAACTTAAATTGATTCTTAATATCATCAACTCGGAATATAGCAACTTTAGCTAATAGCGTATGCGCTGCAACGTTACCCGCAAAGTCCTGTGGGAATTTCTTTTTAAACGAAGCACAATACATAAGGTAATTAGTAAGGGCTTCTACGTAAGTGTTAGTCCGACAGTTGTTTTCTGTCAGGATGTTGAAAATTAGATTACTGTAAGATTCAGCAGGTGTATACATACCTATAATAAAGCTTCTGAATTTTTCAGCTAGAATAACTTGTTCTTGGGCTGTAAGTACCGTGCTAACCATAGGAAGAAGTTCTCTAGGTTGTACATGTTGCTGTGGTGCAGGTACTTGATGGGCTTTGTTAGTAAAGCCAAACTGGTGCGATTTATCCATTTGGAATTATTCCTCTTTAAATCCGTAATCGTATTTAATCATTTCTGAAAGTTGTTTTAGCATTGGGTCGTACTTAGGTGAATGCGATAAGTTACCTGACGAGTCAACATTTAGATAAGGGTTAATGAAACTCTTACGTGTTGGGTCAGACTTAGGCATACCATCAACTTGTGCGTAAACTAACAGAGATGGGTGAAGTAAGTTTTCTGGTTTATACATTAACATAGCATCGCGTCCGCTACCTCGTACTGCTTTAGATTGAGGAACTACGTTACGACTAATGTTTAACCATATGTTATCGGTTGGGCATTGTAGTGAGTTTATCTCACCGTTGTTCTTACGTATATCACGTATTAAGCCTTCACGTAACTTGTCTCGAATAATCTTTTCCATCTTATCGTGGGTTGGTGGATTATCCTTACAGTTTTCTAATGCATAACTTAATAAAGTAACTGCTTTGTTAATTGGGGCCATTGTGTAACGTGTACTAACTAAGCGTTTATTTTCCAGACTAGCTGGGTTCTTATTAATAAACGTAGCTTTCTCGTTCTTAATTAACCATGCGAATAACTCATAACTATCGTCAACATCAATACCATCAATATAAAGTTCCTTGCGAGTACTATTATCAATGAGTAAATTAATTGAACGTTCTAGATGGTTATCAATTCGCTCTGCTAACTTAGCATTACTTTCTGGATAATTGAATATAATGTGACCTGCTATATACTTCCACACGTCGGTACTTTCAATTGTATCCTTATCTAAGAAGGTAGTGAAGCTATCGTAGATGTAAAAGAAATTAACTGCTATTTCTGATAGTCTATGGTCGCCTGGTTCACCTTTAAAGATAATATGTAGTTCTGGTTCAGACCAACGCTCACGATTAAGTAAACGAGGTTTCTCTCCAGCGCTACTGTATATTACATACTTATCACGTGGGTACTTTGCAAACGCTTGTTCTTTGCTACCCTGATACACTTCAACATCTAAACCAAAGAACTGTTTAACTGCATTAGTGAATCCATGTTTCAACATTAAGTACACGAAGATTGTAGGTTTAATAGGTATTCTACCTACGCCTTTATCACGTGTTAACTTCTTACCTGTATGTAATTCAGAGATAAGAACATTGTCATTAATGAGGAAATCGTTTTCTAATAAAGGATATGTGGAACGTAGGAAGATGTGCTTAGCTCTGTTTAACGGTACGAACATACCGTCTTTATTTAAGTTAACACCTCTATCGACCATTACTGGCGTAACGAATGATGTCCTACCATCCATTATTAATTTCCCTCCCCTAAGTATATACGGTAAACGTACATACGCGGGTCTTATAGGCTTACCAAAGTATTCGAATTCAATTGCTACCATATATAGATTTGAATCGTCTACTTTAAGCCTAGGACCACCACCCATAGTACGCGTAATAAAACTCTCGCGTATCTCCTCTCTAGGTTCAGCCATACGAATCTGCTTTAGAACTAAATGGTCTCCAAAGCTTGATTTGATTTGATTTAACTGAGCACTCAATACTCCGATAGGGTCTTTAAGTTGATGGTATGCAAAATTATCCGTTATCAACTTATTGAACCTTGGAGCATTACTCTTCTTACTTAAACTGAATAGATTCATCTTATTTTTATCCTTTTACTAGCACAAAGAAAAAACGATTACAGATACTGTACGTTGATTGTTATGCTAGCAATTTAACTGCCCCAAAGATAGCGGCTGCTATAGCACCAATCCCTCCAATAATTTTGGCTGGCATTGAGATACCTTCGCTGGTATCCTTTCTAGTATAAGACCTACCTTCATAGTAGTCCTTACGGTGGTCACTCACTGCATCTAAAGCTTCTTTACGTAAAGCAGCTTCTTCTTTAGCTTTTGCAATCAAGGCTTTCAAATTCAAGACGTCGTTCTCTTGCGCTTTCAGCTTCATTTCCATTTCATGGCGTTCGGCTTCAATTAACGCATTTCGATGACCGTTTGTTTTTGCATCATGTGGATTAGTAAACAACGTAAATGGGCTGGTAAATTTACCAGACCCATCATACGTGCATTCATTTAAATCGTACCTAGCCTCACGGCTACCATCGACTGGCGTTCGGGTATCTAAGACATGGACTCCATCGGATAAATTACCCGCATCCTCGGATGTTCTGGAGAATAACTTATATACGCGGTTCTCTACGTTAATAAAGTATGGCGAATTCGGATTGACGTTATCTACGATAACTATGCCAATTGAAAGGTCAACTGTACTAACGATGCGGTCAGAAGATTGGTAGGTGCCAGCAGGGACAGCTCGCGAGGTATCCGGAAATACGTCGACAAAAGTGAGCGGCCTATTGAAACTGATGAGCAAACCTAGTTCTTGACTAAAAATGACTTCTCCATATGCGCAATCACTCGGGTTAACCGAATACTGCGTTGTCGCACGTCGTGCAACCATAGGGGTATTAACTTCTTGAAATTGATTATCTTGATTATCAAAAGAAAGTTGAGCCGACAACATACAATGATAAGACACCTTCATATGAAGATATCCATCGTGTTTAGCTTCAGCTGGTAGCGAGGGAATAGCTTGATGGGCACCATGCCTATCTTTCAAGTAAACAGTTTTACCTGTCTTATTGATATAGCTAATTTCCGTAAATGGTACTAGACCATCTACTGAACTATTTCTAGTTTCAGGACCTACCGCTTCTCTAGGTAAAGTCATGTGAATCATAACTTATCTCCAAAGAAGTATTTCTTTTAATTAAGATTTATAGAATAATACAACATACTCTAAGTGTACTAAATTATTGATTTCCTTAAGTATACCGTTTTCAGGTAAGGCTTAAGTACATCTCATAAAGACCATTTACTATAGTGGAACTCCCAACTAAAGTATAGTTTTAACTAGAATAGATTACTCTACCATTTATATTATATATAGGTATAAATATTTAGCCACACTTAAAAGACGTAAGTTAGACAGGGCTAATGCCCTGTCTAATTATTTACTTAAGTTAGCATTATGCTTTTCCATGATAGCCGCTTTCTCTTCTAGTAACTGGGGTATCTGTTTCAGCTGACGGTTTATTATATAAAAAGGTTGATTTAACCATGTGTTAAAATCAATACCTGTAGCCTTGTATATATCTAGTAAATAAAACTTCCGATATAAATACTGATATAAACCACCTTCAAATCCAGACTCCTCTATAAAGAATGCAGATAAACCAAACTTACTTTTCTTAGGTCCAGTGTCAACCAAGGGAACTAATTTAAACTTATCTACGTAGAGTTGTTCTATGTCTATAAGTAGTTCTTTTGGTGACTTAGATAAGTCTAGAGAACACAAAGAATCAACTAACCATTCAGTGTGTTCTATAAGACTATCTACGTAGTCAGATCCGTAAGTTCGAAATGCATTGATAGCATTCCCTGATCTATCTGATGGATAAAAAAAAGCGACTCAATATCTAGAGGAACTAGAATTGATTTAACTTCATCTTCACCACAAACAGGACATGGATACTCAGGAACACCGATAGTTACAGGATTACCTGAGTAGATGTACTTATTGATTGCTTCAAATACATCATTAACTTTCTCATCAGAATATATTTCTTTAAGAACTTTAATAATTGTATCTTGGTCTATAACAGTCAATTGTACTTCTCGCGTTTCTTCATCTAATATAGTAATAGATTTAAACCAACCACCGAATTGAGCCAATACGTTGGTATTAAGTGTATTATTAACAACACGCTTACGTACTTCAGGATCGTCTTTGTTGGCAATGAAACGATTAATCGCTTTATTAATATTAGCAGCCCAAGTAATACCTGAACGGATATTATTTTCTAAGTTACAGTTTTGGAAGTCAAAACGATAAACAGAACCATTTTTAGAGAATTCAAAGAAATCTTTTTCTGTGTTAAAATCAGCTTGATACTCTTCTAATTCAACATCAGTCACTTTCTCGCTAATAGGACGAGTAATGATTTCTAATTGTTTATCTGTTAGTAAACCATGGTCTACATGGAAACAGCGAGCAGCATTAACATAACCGGTAGTAACATGACGACACTTAGTCTTTGTATTAGTACATGGTATATTAGCACTAAAGCCATCAGGGAAAGAACCAACCATAACCGCAGTTAATAGACTCTTATAATCACGAGACTTAATACGTTTACGTATAGCATCTATATCTGTATCACGAACACCATCGATATTATGAGATACTACTGCTCGTAATATCGCATTTATAATATCACGACGTAAGTAAGAGCTATTAAAGCCCATAGATGTACCAATGGTCATACGACCAAATTCACCTTTATTAACTAGTAACTGCTCATCAAGAATAGCTAAGTCATCACCAGATAGACGGTTAATACGTAATCTGAAACCACTATTAACTAAAGGTACTTCTATTTGACCAGACATACCCATATTAGTAGTAATGGCAAGCACAGCTGCTTCGCCTACTAAAGTGCTACCATTTAACTTAGGTTTAGACTTACTAATTGCAGACTTACGAACTTCACCATCTTTATTTGTACCAGAAATGATATTGCTAACTTTACCTTTATGTGTAGAGTATAAGGCTTCATTGGTATCCACTACGTAGTCACTAATCATAACAGAAGTAGCCGCATCGGTTTCAACTATACCATCAGGATGTAACTTATCAATATACGACTCGTCGTATAAAGAAGACGATAATACTAATGTATTAAGTGGTGATACAGGTACATCTTTAGAAACAGTAACAATCGGACGAGAAGGGTCTATTTCTAAATCACATTCTTCGAAACCTAAAAACTCAGGGGGAGTGACAGTAACCGGTTTATCTTTAGGTGTCGGTAAATCTTCGGTTGTTGTTTCTTCAACATTCACCGTTTTTTGTTTTTCTTCTTCTGGGGTTTCTTTCTTATCAGACATAATTACTCAACCTCTGTTAGTTCTGATGATAGTTCTGGAGCTTCTTCAACCTTAGGTTGATTTAAATCCAGTTCATAAGTTTCAATAAGTTCGCGATACACACCTTGTATAGAACCCATCCAACCAGTAGCGTCTAAGATTTGACCATTCAAATCAAGTGTCCATTGGTCTACTTTCAAAGAGTTACCTACGAAGTGTGCTGGTGGAGAACTAATATATTCTCTTTCTAGTTCTTCTAACGTATCAATTGTTTTATTAATACCTGACGTTAGAGCTTCAAGCACTTCTTCATGCTCAGGTTTGATTTCCACACCTTCATCACGCTTAGCATTTAATGCCTTAGTAATCATGATACAGACGTTATTAGTCATACCGACCATGCGAATAGATTCAACGTAACTTGTCACACCTACATTAATATCGCGTGTGTACTGCTTACGTGTGTAAACTGTTTTTTCTTTGTAGAATTAGTTTTCTTATTACCAGCCATTGTGCTTTCCTTCCTTATCTTAAGGTTTATGATAATTAACAACATAATATTGGAGCGAAATGTAATGCTGTACAAATACATTGAGGACAACTTCACCCCTGAACGTGCAAAGCAATTACTACTATCTATAGAGTTGTTAGGTAAGTTTAATGTTAATGAAGTAGAAGAGCAAATGGAAGAATATGCTTTTCATATTGAAAACTTAGATACCGTAGGTAGAGTAGGCGGTATCAATAACGTTATTAAAGTAGAGCTATTTAATGTACTTAACCTACACGGTATCCTTTTAAACGATTCATCGGATAATCTTAAAGTACTCTACGATATGACCGATACTCTAAAGTTAGTATCTGAAGAATACGATCCGTCTTATGTATTAGCTAACATGAATTTTGAATTAGACGATACGAATGAAGCGGTGGATGTATTCGCTGAGTTAGTTAATCTATTAACAGATTCATCTGTAGATTCGGTTCTAGATGAAACTTTCAGTGTAGATGATGATATCATTAAAAATATAGTTATCAATCTAGAAGACCGTAGAGTCTCTGTACCTGATTTTGAGGATACTTCTGAATACGTCGAACGATATAAGGAATTCCTTAAAGGAAAGCGTTACGGTTTAGTATACGAGCTTATAAGAGCTAATGTGGAAGTCGGCTCTATGGAATTTAATTCATTATTTGTTTTAGTGGAAGATGGACTATATAAACTACACCGTGATGACTTAATCTTTGAATTAATATCTTTAATCTTAATTAGTAATGTTGAAACAACAGAACTTAGTGAAACCTTTAATCGTGTTGGTCGTTTAGTTGGTCAAACAGAAGCAGAAGGTAAACTATTTACATCTGACTTACGTAAGACATACACTGAAACTGTAGGAAGGTCACTATGAAGTCAATCAGCTTATTAGAGTACTTAAAACTCTGTATAGATAGTAAACTATACTTCCGTCGTAGTTGGCGGTTACGTATGGTTATGAATGTTATTGAATCTAAGTCTAAATACGACTTACTACTATCTATAGATAAAACCAGTTATGTGTTTAGTCTGAATGATGAAATGTATAAGTTAGAAGGTGTTAGTATTTCTAAACCACCTATAACATGGCGTACGGAATTAACCTTACCTAAAGGATTCATTCCTAATATTAAGTCGGAAGTTAAAACCACATATGGTAGACTACTACTTAATATAATCGGTTTTACTGAAATGTTTGGTGATGTAATACCTTATCATAATGATGAGTTTACAGATAAGACATTCCATAAAGCATACAATGACTTATATGCAGCAGGTAAGATTGATGATGCAGATAAGATAATTAAAAGTATTAGCTGGTTACATATGCTGGAAGCCGATGCTGAGATGGGTGTACCTGCTGCTTCTATTGAAACCTTTACCACCCATCCAGATATGCGTAAAACTTTAAATGCTGAGTTTGAGAAGAACAAGGATGATTTAAACAATCCGGCTACTCAAGCTAAGATTGATAAGGTAGGTGTTGATTTAGATAAGGAGTATATTAAAGGTACTCAGGCCGAAGCTTTCTTTATCTCTGGTAAATTACATACCGTTGTACGTAAGAAAACTAAGATGTTATATGGTAGTGAAACTGGATTAGACGGTAAACCGACTGACCTTATAACCAAACCATTAGAAGAAGGTTTAGACCTTGACCATATTGAGAGTTGGGTAAACGTAGCTAGAAACGGTTCTCTATCTCGTGGTGGTCTTACTGCATTAGGTGGTTATGGTGTTAAGGTTGATGAACGTGCATACGGTCACTTGGAAGTATCCGAAGTTAAAGACTGTAAAACTAAGAAAGGTTTAACTGTCAAATTAGAACCTTATACTTACTCTATGTATGCTGGTATGTATCTACTTAAAGACGGGTCAGTACTAGCTACCGATTGGTTAAAGGGTAACATCGGTAAGGAGATAGTTATACGTGCTCCTAGTCACTGTATACTTAAGAATGATTATTGTCATAAGTGCATGGGCGAAGCTACCGCTAAAGAGAAATACGGTATACCTAACGGCGTTACTCAAATAGATAGTAATTCTATGGGTGCTATGATGTCGGCTGCTCACGGTAAAGCTGTAGAGGTTGTTAAAGTCCCTTTTAGTTAAAAAAAATAATCGAAGTTAAATAGACCACGACGTAATGTCGTGGTCTATTATTATGTTTTAGTAGGTTATGAATAACGTACTGGTATCCTCTAGTAAGAACATTATCTCATTATTTAGTATTTCAATATCTACTGATGAGGTGACACCAACTGTTATAGACTGACCGTTATCGTCTTTAAGGATGTAATGTTCATTTAAGAACTTAACTTCATCTGCTTTCTGGTGTGATTCTATTGTTAAACCATACTCCACAAAGAACGATACTAAATTAGATAAGGTCAATTTATCTTCTTTAATATAACTAGCTCCCCAAATGACCAAGGTTATCGTACCTTCCTCAATTTGAATACTATAGTCTGCATTACTACAACGCATCATTACCGATGAGTCAGTATTATGGATTATATCTAATCGGCCACACTTGTTAACCGTATTACTTATCTTAGCCATTATAGTTCTCCTGCTACAACTTTATTACAGAGACCGTATAACTTAGTCATTATAGCAAGTTCTGTTAATAGATGACTAACTTCATACTCACCGTCGGTTACATAGAATCTATCGTTATTTAAATTCATAACAATCTTAGCTGTACCCACTACCCACGTGATGGTACTTCTATCAGATGAGATATGTTGACTATAAGTACCACCTTCATTAGTATAGATTATACCATCCTCAACTTCTTTATATACAATACCTACAGACGCTATAGCGTCCATATGTGATTGTTCAGAACAGCTAATTACATACTCACCGTTAACGAATGTACCTTCTGGTGTTTGAATAAAGACGTTATCATTAGCAGTTAGACGATGAGCATAGATACCCGTTTCATATTCTATTAATTCACCTTTAACAGGAAGAGTTGTTTCTGCAATTACTTTACCGTTTTCTATTTTATTTAATAATGTATTCATGATTAGGTTTCCCTTATTAAGTTTAATTTAATTGGTTAATTCATTTATATAATATATAGATGTAATCGTATAGTCACACAACTATACAAATTATTATGTAAGTTCGCGAAGCTTATCTTAAATTCTTTATTAACGTTAATGAGGTATAAAAATGGCTAGAATGTCAAAAGCAGAAAAAGAAGCTAAAGCTAAAGCAGAAGCTGCAAAGCAAGAAGCTCTTAAATCACAAGCGACTGAAGGTGAAGAGGGTACAGGTGATACTGGTACTAATACACCTAACACAATTTTCACTGGTGCTAACGATGCTGGTACAGAAGGTAATTCAGAAGGTTCAGACGAAGGTGATGCGGGTACTGAAGGTAACACTGAATCAGAAGCGCCGGAACCTATGGAAGAAGAAGGTGAAGTGGTTCAAGATTACAGTGCTGAATCTGTAGCTAAAGTATTAGTTATCGACGATGATGAATTCTTAACTAAACGTATTGCTGCGCGTCTAAGTAACTTCTGCGTTATTGTAATTGGTCCGAATGATATTGCTGCTATGCCTTCTGCTGCTAACAATATGGCGGATTTAGTTGGTATGATTAATAAGAGCAATACAGTTCAGTTCATTAAGATCATTAAAGGTCTTACTGAATTTATTAATGACGACCTTGAAACATTCGGTAATAAATCACCGTTCTTTGGTATTCGTCCATTCCGACCGTTCTTAGGCGGATGTCCACCAGCATGTAGTTTCTTAGAAGCTATCCAGCGTCTTTCTCCAACTAAGACGCGTAAGAAAACAATTAAGAGCTTTGATCCAACAGCACTTAATAAATTCTTAAATGAAGATAAGAAAGAACTGTTTATTTCTTACTTCTCTGAGTAAAAAAAATAATTGTTAAAGTTAAAGGATACCCATTAGGGTATCCTTTATTATGGCCTTAAATACATATCTACTGTAGTCGTGGAGCCAGCTTTACTCCAACTTAATGTACCTCTGACAGTATTAAAGAATAACTCTCCTTTCAGTCTTTCATGAGTTATATACAATCCACCTGAACTTGACTCCTGTGCTAGGAATCCAGTAGTACCTCTAACCGCTGAGCATAGTCTAGACGACTCTAAGTGAGTTAGATAAATCTCTTCTTTACCCCACTCAGTTATTACTACCCCTACTTCGGCTAATTGTATAGTCGATGTATCGCCATGTACACGCACTACAGCTTCATTATTATTATTTAATAATTCCACACCATTAAATACTTCGAAACGTTCTTGTAATTCCATTTTACTAATCACTCCACCTTATTAGAATTTACCAGAGTTAATAGTTCATCTCCAGTTAAACCTAAATTGTTAGCTTTAATATTATCGTACTTAACTATTACCGCTCTTAGGAAGTCTACACATTTAATATTGTTACCGAATTCTAAATGTAAAAATCCATCCTCATCGAGTGAGAACTCATAAGGTTCTATATAATCCTCAGGAGGAAGAGGCATACAGTCTATATCGGTATCTAACACTATAGTTAAAAACACATTAACTATTTCACTAATGTCCGCACTTAAGAATGCTACTTTATTAAAGAACGAGTATAGTGTTGGTAGGTCTAGTCCTGTATTAAGAGATATAGCTTTAATCTTAAGATTAAATTCTTTATCTAATTGATGTTGCCAGTTTACATCAGTAGGTTCAAGTTCATCCTTAAAGGCCGCCACTAGGTTCTTAGTTGTTAATTTACTAACCCAGTTAGGACTAACCATCTTCTTAGATAGTTTACCAGAGATTAATAGTACAAGGTCAGCCATAGTCAAATCATTATCATTCATTTTAATTCTCCAAGTTTATTTGATTAATTTAATTCAGTATTATTATATATAGACGTAATAAAATAGGGAGAACCTAAGTCCTCCCTATAATTAAGTTATTACTAATCCATTAGGTTCTACTAATACTTCAGGAAGCTCTCTTTCGGTTGTATCTAAGTCAATCAGTATTATAGATGTATCATCAGTTACACCTGTAGTACTATCAATCATTTCCTTAAACTCACCCCAAGTCATTCTAGTATTCATAAGATAGTACCTCTAAATCATTAACACTCAATATTATTTAGAGTTATCCCAGCTAACTAGTACATCTTGTAGATGTGGTAATCCAAGTACACGATAACAGAAATCTATACTATTATCACCATTACTACTTAAGTTAAGACCAACCTCACGCATGATTTCCTCAGGGATACCTTTAACTTTAATCAGTTCAGTAACTGTTGTAGTCTTAGATATATTAAGTAATCGTGAGTTAGATGGGTAACTAGATGTTAAATCTCCATCATCGTTAGATGGGGAGAATAAAGTAGGGATATCACTATCTGCTAAAGCCGGTGTTTCTAGCTGGTCATGGTAACTACTATTAAGTGTTATAATCCAGTTGTCACCTTGATAGATATGATTATCTACATCTTCACGCATCTGGTCAGAGGTAGTTCCTACAATATGACCTGACTTTAAGAATGAGAAATGTTGAGCATTACATAACTTACGAGGGTTCTTTTTGAAGTCGCCAATAGGATGATAGGTTAAGTTAGAGTAAGCCTGAGCACGTATCTCGTAAGACTTAGCTTCCAGTATCATCGGTTCAATAACATCCATTGTAGCGTATAGGGCGTACTCTAAGATATGGTTGTTAGACATTTCTTTATGCCATGTTCCCATATCCGATTCAGCTAAAGCATTTAACTTAGGAACTAGTCTAAGTTTCTTCATCATAAGTTCTAATCTCATGATGAACTCAAACGAGTAAGATGGTAGATTAGGTTTATGTGCACGGTTAGTATGGTAACAACACATCATATCAATGAATTGCCAACTAGCCATGTTACTTAATACATGCCATTGTTCAGAAGGACTCTTAGGTTTCTTATTACCATTAGCATCAATGGTTTCAGTTAAACCTTTGTCTAATCTACAGTTTCTATATTCCTTAGGTACAGACGGGTCATTCATGAAGTCTGCTGGGTCAACCATGTATTCTTCACACAGCGCCATGATTATTTCTAAATCAGAAATACCGTTCCAGAAGGTAAGGTAGTCAGGCATCGTTGTATGTGTATGTTTGAATAACTTACGAACTACATCTAGGTCTAAGTCTACAACTTCAACATGTAGTTCTGGGTAAATACGAGCAACGTTCTTATTAATTAACTTACCATCAGCATTAGTTCTTTCGTAGAACTCATCAACTAAAGGAATTACTTCCTTCTTAAAGTCCTCTTGTAGTTTATTAATAAACGCAGTAGTACTGTATCCGCAGTTAGCTATTTTATCTTTACGTATAGTGAGATATACTTTATTCTCATACATGTACGTACCGATAGATGGTTTACCTGTATCAACATCCCACTCATAATCCATAACAGCAACTGTAGGCATTAACTCAGAGTCACCATATGTTTCTATGTACTTATGTAGTATAAGGGTTGTTACGTTGATGTCTGCTCCATACAGACTAGGATTACGTGCCATTCTACGTAAACCATTCTTACGTATATTAAGTGCTTTAGCAATTGAAGGGATTAAACACGCTTGGTTTGTTTTTATTCTACTACAACGACTTATTTTTTCCCATTCTTTCTTAGACTTATGGTCTCTATATCTAGGTTTAGTTACATAGAAATCACGTTGGTAATTTTCAAAGAACCTTAAGTTTTCTTTAATGGTTCCGTCTTCCAATAACTGCTTTTCTTTAACTAGTACCATATCGTTCTTAGGACGATCTCGGTGTTGAGAGTAACTAGCATGTACTCCCATTATAAATTTAGGCTTACTCATCTTTAAACTCACATTAGATAGTATAAAACATATTAACGTACTTTATATGTCCTAGTACTATTCACTCGCTCTGGAGATGGCAATGAGTTTTGATGTAAATAATCGTAAGATGGATGGGGATAAGTCAGTTCAAAGCTTAACCATTCAAGGTATTATCTTAACCTTAAGAGATAAAATGACGTACGCTAATATAACTAAACCTACTGTATGTAAAGAACTTACAGATGGAATTAATGAAGTATTTAATAGTAACTTCACAGTGTACATTGACCCAACTATTAGTCAGAATGCTAATGTTAGTATTCCGATGATTGATAAAAACAATCCGATGTGGCAACAGGTTTACCGCGATAACTATTCCGAACATTTAGATAGTGAAGCCAACAAAGAGCTATACCGTGCATCAGGTAAAGACTTAACTGGTCATATCGATGATAAAGGTCGCTTCCATGGATTTATGGCTAAAGCTCCAAGTCGCCTAACAGTCAGTTTAGATATGTTACATACTAAAACTAAATGGCAACTAAAGCCTGCTGGAGCCGTGGGTATTATCCTACATGAAATCGGCCACTTTACAAACTTCATGAAAGGTTTGGGCTGGTCAGTTAGAACTAACTACGTCTTACAACAAGTTAATAACCGTATGATGGGTATTGGTGATTCTTCTGGTCGAGTTAAGTTACTTAAAGAAGTAGCTAAGTCTGAAGAAATTAATATTCACGACGACATTGATTATATCGCTAATGTTAACGATGAGAAAACTACAACTACAGTTATTGTAGGTGGCTTACTTAATCGTATGCGTAGTGAGTTAGGTTCAGATGTATACGACGCACGCGGCTTTGAGGCATTAAGTGATAACTTCGCTGCAAGTCATGGTAATGGTTTAGACTTAGTAATAGCTTTAGACACAATGCCTGGTTCTCGCTTTCAGAAGTTTGGAACAACTGAGCCATTAATCCTTGATGGTCTTAAAGGTATGATGATGTTAGCATCCGCTGTGTTAAATCCAGCAGGGGCTTCAGTTCTAATGATGTTATCTCTTATGTTTTATGCACCAGAGAAGAAGATATACGACGACCCTAAAGACCGCTTTAAGCGTGTTGCGGATAATCTAATCACTTCTCTTAGCTCTAATCGTAAAGGCGATAACAAGAAGCTTATAGAGCAGATAGAAAGCATTCATGAGATTATGGAACAGTACCATAACAAACGTGGTGTTATTGAATCAATCTATGAAACAGTTATGCCTTCTGGTAGACGAGACCGTAGTTTACGTGAGCTTAACCAGAACCTAGAAGATTTCGCAAGTAATAAACTATATTTGGCGGCTGCTAAATTTAAAGATATGGGGTAAAAGAATCATGAACGAAGAACAAATGAAGCAAGTAGAAGTAATGAGTAATAAAGTTAAGTCTGAAACTCAAATACTAAATAAGAAGTGTAATAACCCTTCTAAGATTAATCGCCTTATCGCATTAGGTTTATCATCATACATTGGTTTCAAGGTTTTAGATGTACCTACCGATGAAGGTATCATTGCACGTAGTTATTACCAGACTAACCTAGAACCATCTGTACATCATTTAGTTAGTATGGTTAATGAGCATGTTCTAATCGATACTAAAGCCGTTATTGACCTAACGTTTAAAGTATGGTATCAACGTCTTCTTTTAGTACGTGGTGAAGTTACTGAAAAGTACATCATGGATATGCTAGAAGAAAGTCCAGTCTTATCTAAAGAAGACCAAGATTGTTGTGATGAGCGTTCTGACTTACTACTTTAATTTTTAGGGAGTTTAATTATGCATGTTGATGATTTAATGTTTGTCATTGAACTTGAACGAGCTAATATGGTTAAGTTGGTTGAAATCGAAACAGGTATATCTATTGAGAATCAATCAGGTGACTTGTTAAGCTCCCTACAATCACGTTATGAGGAATCCTTAACTAAAGGTGTTTGTTATAACGATATTAGCTGGTTGAAAAACTTCACAGCGTTTGAACCTATAACTAAACATCTATCTGCAAGTGATTATCCAACTGAGCCTAGTTTAGTCGGTGTAGTTAACTACAGACAGGTATTGAAAGGTTGTATATCTGTAATTAAAAATAAAGGGTAACTTATAATGGAAAAGATTTTAGAAGAGATTAATGAGTTACATGTAGCCATTGAATCTGAATTAAAGGCGCTATCGGATGATACGTTAGAGCTTAGAGACTTAGAACAGACCCATCTTAAAGTAGAACGTCTTTTTGATACCATCCGTCAGGAAGGTATTTGTCGTAAGGATGTTGTGGCCTTAAATGAATTAGGTCTTATTGAAGCTGAAGAAAAGTATTACAGTGAAGTGCGTAGCTCTATCGGTATGGGTGTAGCATTGGAAGCAGAAGGTAAAGCTAACTGGATGACTATTGTCCTTGGCGGTATCATTGCGGCTCTTGTGGCACTATTGGCTTTTATAGTTGGTAAGTTCATCGGTTACTTTTTCGGTTCTAGTTCTTCTTTGTCTTCTGCGGGTGATAAAGCTAATAGTAAAACACCATTAGAGTTATCTGATACAAAAGAAACAGTTAAGGTTGACTTAGCTAAATCCAAAGGTTCTAGTAAGTCAGGTGACTTAGACGTCGTAGCATTACACACACTAGGCGATAAGTTCTTAACTGGTGAAAGTCTAATTACTCTTTATGAAGCTGCTAAGGATGCTACTAAGGACCTTAAGGAGACTATTGGTGAGTTATCTAACAGTGGTGAGTTGCAAGACCGCCTTAATAAGTTAGTAGGTGATGCTGATTTAACTAATAAAGATGTTTTAGAAAAACTGTCTAAAGATATGCCATTGTCTAATATTACTATTGACCTTGTTAAAAACACCTACGATATTATGCAAAGTGTAATGGGTGAAAACTTAACATCAGTTAGTACTAGCGACCGTAATGGTGAAGAACTTAAAGATGGTACTATTATGGCTCGCTCTCAGCAAGTCTGTAACTACCGAGCATCTGAAATATTTTCATCTAAGTTGACTGCTAAAACTGAAATCGAGTTAATTCTTGATGATGGTTATGTTAAAGCTGGCGTTGAAGAAAAAGACTTTAAGTCTTTGGAAGGTGAACTTAAAGGTCTTCAGAAATACCAGAAAGAATTTAAATCTGGTAAGTTAGACTTATTTAGTAATAGCGTTAAAGGTCAGTTTGGTCCTGCAACATTAGGTAGTAAGTCTACTAAGTTCTATATCCGTAAATACCTTAACTATCAAGTAGTTTACCCTGCTCAGTATATTAATACTCTAGTTGGTAAATGTTTAACTACTCTTATGAAAGCTCATCTTAAGTATGCAAGCATTCAAGTTAAAGTTAAAAATAATGCAGCTAAGACATTCTTCTCTGGCGACATAGCTAAGATTGTCACTATGGTTAAAGATGATAAAGCTTTATCTACAGAACAACAGAAGGACTTCTTAGACAGACTTAAGTCTTTTGAAGGAACAACTATTACAGAAGCCTGTGATATACTTGCTAAGTTGGCTGCGGACTACGATAAGATTGTAGATGGTAATGGTGCTAAGGTTATTAATATAACCACCGGTAACAGTTCATCGGGTGTTACTAGCTCTGCTGATTTATTCTCTACAATAGTAGAAGTGTAAAGTTATACATGAATTAGGTAGGGCTTTCGCCCTACCTAATATACGTCTCTATTGTGAGAGTTTGAATAGAACATTAATACTTGGTTCTAACTTAACCTTATTATCTAAACCTAGAGTCAGTTCCGCTTTCACACCTATACGGTCAGTCGAATTTACTAATTCAAAATTAATAATATCACTTCTACCATTAATCGATGTAATATCAAATCCTTTAACGCTATCCCCTATCTTATCATTGATAAGACTAGTTAGTTCATTAGTTGCAAATGTATTACCTACAACATAATTACTGATAGTCTCATTGATGTTAGATATTATAAGATTACGAAGTGATGTATCCTTATAAGAAACAGAGTCCGCTAATACTGTAATATTAAAACTCATACCACTACTAAGCGATGCTGTGGTTTCTGAATCAAATCTAACAAGTACCTTACCCAAACTATTACTTAAGTTATATTTAAGTTCCGCTAAACCCAACATGTTTTCTTCTAGAGGTATAATATCATCTTCTATATCATACAGAATAGAATCTTTAATATCCTGCATGTAAGTACCGACTTTACTATACTTAAAATCAATTAATATTAACTTAGTAAGTAATTGGTAGTTATCTCGACTAATCGGAATAGGGATACCATTACCATCAGTTATAACATTACCTGCTCTAGCTGAGTAAACAGGAGTGACTCCGTCCTCTTCAAACATCTGGTCTCCAGCAGAATGTAACTTGTTATAGAGTATCGGTGGCTGAGTATCGTCAGTTTCATAATCTGGATTAGGATTAAAGACTAAGTAACCATCGCTATCTGTTTCATATACATCTTCCGGATAATAAGCTAACTGGTCATTCTCATATGTCTGATACTGAACATTACCAGCGTAAGTTTTAGTTGGCGTATACAGTGAGTTAAGTATTGTACCAAACTTCAAATCAAAAGACTCAAGCGTTATAGTTTGATACTCCGAAGGTAACTTTGCACCATCTGTATAGTTCTTATATAACGAATCTTCTTCGCTGGGTAAATTCTTAACCAAGTTATAAGTTAGATTAAACGTATCCGTTAGGTTAGCTTTATAAGAGCCATTTATACCTAGTAACGAGGTAATTTCTATTGTACCTATGTAACTTAGTCCGTAGTTACTATTGAGGTCAAATGAATAATTAAACTCGCCTGACTCACCTCTACCAGTAAACGTTGCGTTGATAGAGTAAGAATTACCTTTTGAATCAGTAACCTTTAATTGCGGTATAAATGAGTTGTCCTCATAACCTAGGAACGTGTCATTGGTGATTGCAGTTATATCTAAACGATAACCTGTATCAGTTTTAATTAAAGAATAATTACTAGTACTAATTAGACCCGTATTGTATTGGTTAGTACCTATGAAGTCACGAGATACAACCTCCACATCATCCATATCAAAAACTGTAACTAGATGTTCGTTATCTAGTTCTTCAATTAGATAGTAGAATGGAGTCTTAAGATAATGATTGGTGTTAAGTTCCTTTAGTAAGTTTTCAGTATTCATACTTTCTAAAGTAACAACCTCATTATTAGTTAGCATACTAACTACGCCATTATCTAGCTTAGCAATAGCGTTAGGGGTTATAGTAAAGTTATTACCATTAGACACAGACCCATGTATGGAACCCACATCCTTTAATAATACATCTAAACCACCCGACTCAATAACCACAGAAGAAGTTTCTAAGGTTAGATTGTCTAAACGCTTACTAGCTAAATAAACGTTATCAGACGGATAGTTAAGTTCATGTACCAATGAATAACCTAATACGTCTAAACGTCTACCTAAGTTAGCCCTAGTAATAGGAACATCACCTTCATCAGATGAAGTTACTAACGTTCTTAGTTCTTCCAATGTAGGTATGTCTGCACCACCTACCAATATGTCCGTACCGTAAGCGTAAACTGTTTCAAAACTACTTAGAGGTGCTGTGAGTAAGTCGTAACGGTAATCATCATTCGTAAACTCAACCGCCCAATCAGAAGGTAGACTTAATTTGTAGTCTTCTTCAATATTACCTTTGGTGGTCATTAATACAACTTTAACTTCAGTACCTATAAGACCACGACTAAAGTATATTTGTGGTATATGAAGGTTTAATTGATTGCCTTCTAATTTTACAACTACAGTAGCTAAGTTACTGTAGGAACTATAGATGAATTCACTAAAACATGTATCTAGTTCAATCCAATCATTACCACTACGACTAAATACTCTAGCATGGTAATACTGGTCTGTTACTGTGTACGACTTATTAAAGCCTAAAGTCTGGTTTATAGGATAATTAAAAGTTTGACGTTTAAATTGATAAACCTTTAATGGTAACTGAATAATCATCTTACTAAAATCATTATTAGTATCATCTGGATTTAGGTAACTAATCTCTATAACAGGGTTATCTAATTCCTTTAAAGGATTATTATTATCAATGTAATTTACATCGATAGTTTGATTATCCATTAGTGTTATTTGTACAGCATGATGTAATGCGAAGTAAGTATCATCTTGATAAGTTATGATTGTATTTTCAGGAATAACTACTCGTTTATTACCGTTGGCTAAAGTCATACCAAAGCGATTAATATCGGTAACACCTAAACCTAAAGTCACCGTGGTACTTGTCGGTTCAGCATGAATTGTATTTAGAGTTCTATAGTCTAAATGTCTAGCTATAGACTCATGAGTATCCGCGTAGTTAGGATTAAGGTATTTATTAACTAAGTCAATTTCAGAGTTATTAACTGTTGTACAGATAACCTGATGTTCTAATAGACTAACAAGTGGCATCGTAGCAGTGGAAGGAATAAATGAATCTTCCATAGCCTCTAAGCTTTGTCTAAATATAAGTTCAGGTTCAAACTTATTTTTAGCTATTAATGTTTCTAAATTTTTAAAGTCCATAATAAACCTTCTTAATTATAATTGACCGAATAACAGTTCTAATTCGGCATCAGTTAATTCTTGAGTGGCTGCATATAAATCATCATCACGTTTACGTTGAATAGCCAGAAGTATCTCATCTGATATCGCGCCTTGTTTAAGATAATTAAATATAGCCTTAGGAACCCATATCTCAAACTCTAACGTTTGTAGATTTATTCTTGGATAACCATGGTATTGGAATGTTGCTGCATCTGCTAAACTTTTACTAGTAGTATCTGTACCAACTTTAACATATGTTAGTTCACGTATACCGTCTTTCATTAACGGATTGAACCTTTCAACTAACTGATTAAAACATAATAGTACTATTGGGTCGTTATGATAAGCACCTACACATGACCAACTAGCGCTTATGGTATCGTATCCCTGATTGTTTGGTTTATCAGTTGAATAGTTCATTACAGCACCCTGACTAGCAGAGCGAGGATAACCATAGCCGGACATAGTAAACTGATTAACACGTGTTCCAGTAGAATCGAAGGCGAATCTATAAATACGCATCGCGTAGTCTAATCTGTTATGTTGAACATTCTTCATATGTGGAGATGCTGACCAACTATGTACTTTATCTTGCCAGTGCGCTAAGTAACTATAAATTTGGTTAATGGCATCACCCGGTAAGTTTATATGGGTTGCAGATAAATCGAATTTCTGGAACTTCTTAACTCTACCTCTAGCAGCTATAGATGTAGAACCAGCTCTACCTGGAGTACTTACAAACTCGTCCATAACGTAATCTGGCCAACCGTCTAGACTAGTTAAAGTATTGTCTAAGATACCTAAAAATGGGTACTGTGGGTCATTCAACATACTGTTACGTTTAGTCCATGCACCTCTCGGATCTAACATGTCTCTTATAGTAGATCCTAAACTATATGGGTCTTCTACTAATAAAGGGCTAAATTCTCGGATGTGTCCTATATTAGCCGGATGCAAATTTAAATCTGGTGGAGCTATAAAAACTAAACCAGTGTTTTCTTTGAGAACTGGTAGTGAAGGCGGACCCCCAACCCAGTTCTTACTTCGGATGACATTATGTAATGATGTTTCTCTGTTACCTACACCGTTTGCACGGGTAGCAGAACTAAAATTTATGTCATAGTAAGATGGATTACCTGCCATAACTAAGATTCCCCTAATTTATAATCGATTAACATAGAGTTTTAAGGAGTAAGCAAATGTCTAAAGGTACAAATCTTGGACTATTTGGTTTATTTGGTGAGTTCGCTCAGGGTGCACGTACTATTGGTAGAGCTGTTTCAGCGTCACGTAATAGTAGTATCAGTGAATATTTAGGTTCTACTGCTGTAGAACCTACTTGTTTAATTGAAGGAAGTTTAGTGCATCTTGACGTAACTGAAAGCCTAACAATGAGCCTTTTAGAAAGCTACGCATGTATGTATGTGCAAGTAGCAGCACGTTTAAACGCAGTTACTATTGATGCTGTTAAAGTTACCCGTACGCTAGAAAAACTAGCAACAGATAGAGATATCTTAAGTGCAGTAGCAGCTACAGAATCAGAAGGGGCTAATTTTATATCTCTTGGTTTAGAAGCCGGAATCAAAGTGGGTGATAAAGCCTTTACTGCTATTACAGAAAACAATAGCTTGTCAGTTGGTAAACTGGTTAAGTTAGAAGTTAGTAATGGTCGTGAAAGTTTAGATATTCCAGTTAGCATACGTTTCCGTTCGCGTATTGTACCTAGTGATGTTATTGGTGATATCTTCAAAGCTAACCACGCAGACTTTAATATGTTAACTCGTATTAAGTTGTATTCTCGCGAAGAGATTACTCTAGGTGAAGCATTGTCTGGTTCAGATATTATCGCAGCTCAAGAACGTGTACGTGCAGCAGATAAAGAAGGTCTAGTTAAGTCTCACTTTACTTCTGCAATGAAAGATGCGGGTTATGCAGCTATCACAGGTGAAATTCCAATTAACCGTGCTAGTGGCGTTACAATCATTGATACACGTACCGAAGCAGCAGTCAATCGAATCATTCGTGGTAAGATTTCTAATCCTCGTGACCGTGCTAAGTTCTTTGAGGGTACAGCAACTATGGTATTAGCAGTAGTTAATATTGAAGAAGAAGTTGTTGATATTTATTACCGTGGATTCAAAGACGGTAGTACTGAAACATTCCGTAGCTTGATGCGTTCAAGTAAGAACTCTAGTAATGACTTAACACCAGTAGTTAAAGACTTACTTAGTGGTCGAGTAGGTTAGGTCTGATACATACAGGAACTTTTAGTTATGCAATTAACCACAATTAAAAATGCACTTATCAACATTATCCGTGCTGATACTTTGCTAAATCAAACAAATCGAATTAAGTTATCTGCTGATGAAGAGATTGGGCCAGCCCTTGAACGATTCAAAGATACATTCGATAATAAGTTATTATCTCCAGTAGGTAAAGAACTTAGTAAAGAACTTGAACGTTACCATCGTTCTCTTACCGCTAAAACACTTTTTGCTAAGTTGTTAGTTGGTGTAACTGTTATTGCTCGTGAAGCTGCTCTACTTGAGAAGTCTTTAGATAGCGATAATATTGAATCGGTAATGCGTGAAGCTTTAAATGTTAAAGAAGCACAAATCATTCAGTTCATTACATTAGCCGACTACTACCTAGAAGTAGTGCGTGCTCTTATGGTAGTTATCCAAGAAGCTGAAGTATATCATCTTCGTGGTGATAAGCTTGAACGTTCTTCTCTTAAGTATATAGATGAAAACTTTGGTGGTGATAAACTGTCATCAATTGCATCTTTACTTGGTTTCTTTGTAACTAAAGAAAAAGAAGAAGTAGTTAGTAAGATTTACGACTTACCAGATATTAAAGTAGACCCTACAATCTTAAGTACCATTCAGTCAACCGAAGGTAATGTTAAGATTGACCCAGCGGGTTTCAATCCTTTAAATATCTTTAACCCTACTTTTTATGCATTCACTGCACAGAAGTTATGGTCAGAGATTAAGTTCTATCGCTTAGAGAAAGCACAGAAGGAGATGGAGTACTTAGAACTACGTCATCAAGAGCTAGTACTGCTTCGCGAAGGTCGTAATAATCCAGCACTAGAACGTAAGATTGGTATTTACCAAGACGACATTCAAACTCTACGTGTTAAGATAAATCGTATCAAAGAACGTATGGGGTAAGTTATGAAGTCTAACTTTAAAACATTTTTAGCAAATAGTAAGTTAGATGCTATCCCAGAAATCGAATCGTTTCGTAGTGCTAAAACCACTAAAGATATTGTTGCTTCTCTAGTAACGTCTAATGACGATAGTAAAGCATACCCGACTGCACCTAACTATTTAGATTCAGATTACGGTAAAATATTTGAGAAGTGCGACACTACTTTACTAGGCATAACTAATTTCTACTTCCGTGGTATTAGTACGATTTTTGGTGATAAACCATTTGAAGCTTTCATATTAAACAAAACTTATAGGGAAGACATCTGTTATAGTGCCTCGCGCCTTGACTTCTTTTCTTACATTGCAAGTTGGCAACCGTTCTTACGTGAGCTAATAATCGATACCTGTAATTTTGTTGTAACGGGTAAACGCGACATACATCCTCGTATACTATTAGACATGAGTCGTAGTTATGCGGAAAGTTGTAATGAATCACCTAAGGGTATTCTGTTTCCAGAGCTTAATGTTAAACAGCGATTTGAGTGGAAAGAAATAGAAAACATGACAAGTCAAGAGTTCTTCAATGCTTGGATTCGTCAGAAAGGTGGATTACAGGACTTAATATGTAGTCATAAAACCATGTTAGGTCTTTAACTTCGAATAAATTAATTTTTAATTCCTTTAATACTTTAAGAGGTAAACTATGGGTATTCTTAACCAATTAGGTTTAGCAGGTAACACTCCGGCTAACGTAGGTAACGAAAGTGCAGGTAAGACTGCAAGCACAGCTCTATTAATCAGCCTAGCAATGATGCACTCAGATGTAGCAATTGGCGAAGCAGAACTAGAACTACAATCAATCAACGCTGACTGTGAGCGCCTTGAAGGTTTACATAACGTTCAACAACGTCTTACTAACATGGTTTCTCGTGTAGAAAACATTGCAGTAGATGGTCTAACTCAACGCGAAGCTGGTTTTGTAACTGATTCAGTAAATGAAATCAATGCAGAACTTGGCGCAGATTTAATTGCAATGCCTGCTCTTGAATCATTCGGCGATAAAATCTCAGCGAAGAACTACACAAGTGTAGGTCTTGAAGCAGCAGACGGTGGCCTAGCTAAAGCTTGGGATTACATCATCGCTACTCTTAAGAAAATCAAAGACATGTTCGCCACATGGTGGGATAAATTCTTCGGTTCTGTTGAGAAGTTAAAATCTTACGCAGAAAAAGTTAAGTCTGGTGCTGAAAAGTACAACGACGACAAAGAAGATAAGAAAATTACCATCAAAGGTAAAACTCTTTACACTGGCGGTTCTAAACCAACAGCTGCATCTATTAAAGCAGGTATGACTAAAGTAGAAGCTTCGGTTTCTGGTTTCATCGGTGCACACGGTAAAGTTGTTGAAGCTACAACCGATGCTCTTGAAAAGGCAATGGATGGCGCAGATGGTACAGCAGCTAAACTTAAGAGCGCAGCAGATACTATTAGTGCTAAAGATGATGTTAAGAAGTACTTAGCCGCAACTCATCTAGCTGCAAGTGTTCCAGCAACAGGTGTTGTATTTGGCGCAGACGTAATGGGCGATAAAACTGTTGTAGTTTCTGATGCTGGTGAAGTTACAGTAGAAGATACAACTGCTTCTCGTGCTGACTTCTATAAGGCACTTGCTAAAGTATCTTATAAAGTTAAAGGTTCAGACGATAAGAAAGACACTAAAGATGTAACAATCGATCGTCTATCTAAATCTGACGTTGAAGATATTGCTGATAAAGCTATTGAATTAGCAGACGGTATCTTAGAACTACGTAAGTCTCGTCAAGATGCTCGTAAGTATGCAGACGACATTACTAAAGCAGCTGAAGGTCTTAAGAAAGATGCTACATCTTTAGAAGACGAAGATAAAGCTAATCGCGGTGAATTAACTGCAATGTCTAAAGCTTCAACAAGTGTTCTTAAAGAAGTATCTGGTGGTGCTGTTGCATCTTGGACTTCACACATTGTTAACGTAGCAAACGCGGCTCTTAAAGCAGCAGAACAATCAATCTAATATAACTAAGCGCAAGTTTAGAAGTATTATGTTTTTAAGCCTTAGTCTATTAGGTTAATAACTTTTTAGGCTAAGGTAAAACTTTCTCTTATTTTTTAGGAATTAAAAATATGTCAATCTTAGCTGGTATTACTGGTGTATCTCACCAAGCGGTTGCTGCTGTTCTTTCTGCCGATGCAGAAGGTGCTCTTGCAGAACAAGTACAATCAAAATTACAAACTATCGGTCAATCTTTAGATACTGCTGGTGCTCGCCTTGAAAACCTTTTAGATGTATCTGCTGCGTTTGATGCGGTTGGTGTTGAAGACGCTTCTACACGTAAGCTTGCTCGCGTGATGATGGCTCAAGCTTTAGCTAACATGGATATGTCAGAAGAACTAGCAGTTTCAGAAACAGCTGGTATCGAATCTGAAGGTTCTGATGTTGGCCTTGAAGCTTTCTCTACTATCAAAGAATACGCAATCAAAGCGATTGAGTGGATTCAGAAGAAGTGGAAAGAATTTAAAACTTTCGTATCTAAGTACTTTAACAAGTTCTTTGGCGATGTTGAGCGTCTTAAGAAATCTTGGATGAAAATCCTTGAATCTGCTAAAGAATACCAAGCTGGTCATTCTTTAGAAAAGAACGCTAAGCATGAATTCGAAAAAGGTTCTGATGCATTCTTTAAAGAAGATTCTGTTGTTGCTGCGGGCGATTTAGCTGAAGGCGTTCGTCAGTACTTAGCTCTAGCTGAAATCATCAAAGAAAAGACTTTAGGTTACGATGTTATTGAACTTGAACCTTCTGCTCTTCTTACAGATGCTGGTGCTATGAAGTCTGGTGTTTCTTTCACAAACGAAATGAAACTTAGCGCTGTAGTTAATCAACTTGAAGTTATTGCCAAAGAAACTGTTTCAAATAAAGCTCCAGTTAAATTCGTAAAAGACGGTAGCAAGCAATCAGCAGCATTCCTTGGTCGTGTTCGCTTCTATATCTGTAAAGCAGGTGATAAAGCGTATTCTGGTCTTGAAGGTCTTAAAGCATTCCGTTTTGGTTTTGGCGACTTAACAGAAGATCAAAAGTCTAAAACTAAAGTTAAGATGGACTTAGCTACAGCTTCAACTATCGAAGTTATTGCTGATGCGAACATCGAGCTTTTAGATTCTCTTATCAATATCAAGCGTAACAAAGCGTTAGATAAAGCGGAAGCTAAAATCGACAAAGCTTCTAAAGCTTTAGACAAGTGGAAGAAAGATGCTCCTGATGCTGATGAATCAGCAGATAAGCGTACAGCTTACCGTGAAGGCGTTAAGATTGTTACTGAATACTTCTCAGTTTGTCGTCGTCTACTTATTACATTACCTCTTGAGTTCTGTAATCAAGCTAAGATGATTTCAACAATGCAGAAAGATTTTGCTAACAAATCTCTTTCAGCGCATTCTAAAGACTAATAATCTTTAGTTAGCTAAATGGATCAAAAAAAAGAGTAGCCCGAAGGCTACTCTTTTTAACCCGTAAAAGTTAGAATTCAGATTCTACTATACCATCGTCAACTAGATTGGATGGGATAAGCTGTATTAGTGATAAGTTGTCATTAACAACATACAGGTCTTCTGGACGTTCACCGTAATGATTTAAAACCTGTACGTATTCATCTGGCGCTATTTCTAAATTATTAACTTCATCAGGTTCTACTGCTTGAGTTATATTTAGTAGTGAGTTGTACTCTTCTGTACTTATTAGTCTAGACATCTTTTAAGTTTCCTTTATGATACACGAAAGGTGTGTGAGCAGTTAAGACACTTATGGTTTTCCCCATAGGCATCAATAGAAGTTATTTTAGCGGGACCGAAACATATATCGCATACATGAGACCAGTCATCACATTCAGATTGAGTTTCATCTACATAATTACCGTCTTTAGTTCTCCAACACTGATGTGCAAAGTCAAACCATACTTGATATACGAAATCATGTTCCTGTACGCTCCACTGTAAGGTTTTATTGTTACACTTAACACATTCTACCTCTGAGAGATTTAAGTCGTCTCTAGGGTACTCTGAGTGTTCCTCATGCTTACTGTAATCTTCTTTGCATGATGTACATGTTATATTAGGAGACATTTATATTTTCCTTTTAAAGTTATAGGTTAAATAACCTACTAGGAATTACCCCAGTAGGTTATAGGTTTAAGTTATTACCACTGCATAGCAGGGAATGCTTTTTGTAAATTACTAGCGTATTCATAGAGACAACTGTGCATCTCTAATGAGTTACCTCTAACAGTCTTTACATCGTTATCTATTATGGTAGTACAGCTCCATCCAGTTTCACCCGTAGATAACATAACCTTAATATCTTCACATTCAAGTATCGAAATAAAGTTATGATTAGTTTTATCGTATATGAGTTCTTTCTTATAGGTACTGTCTATTGCCTTTATTCGGATACATAATGGAGAGTTTATAAACTCCACTAATAAACCGCATTGCATATATACATCCCTTAGTCCTTCCAGACTATTGGGGTACTGCGTAGTTGAACCATTAGTGTACAATTCTACCTTGTCACCTTTGATTGTTATTAAGTTGTTATGGATTTCTTGGGTTATTTCCATCAACCTATTACCAGCATCTAACTTTACAGTTACCATGCCTTGAAACCAATATTGGAATGTCTTCATTATTTCTACCTCAGTGGGTTTATATACCGTTGAGGCTAGAATCGAATCCTTCACTACTTTATGAGCCTAGTAATTATTATTGCTCAGACGTTTCTAGCCTGATGTCTTGTTTCATTCGCTACTCCTTAATATGGGGTGTAGGTCGTCCTGTTAGAATACTCTAACATAGTTAAGTTACAAGATGTGTTATTTTATATAATACGTAAGTATTACACTCCTATAATATAGGAGTGTAAATATATAACTTATCGATCTATCAATTTTATAGCAACGTCTTTTTCTAAACAGATAGTTCTTAACATATTCCATGTTGGGTCAGTAGATAAGATAACTAGCTCTTTACTAATCTGACCACTATTAATACTGTTAGTTAGACCAACCGCAATAATAGAGTTAGCACCTGCTTCATACTTAGGTCCCATAGGTATATGTTGAATAGTAACGTTGTAACTATAACGTAAGTCAGATAATATCTCCTCACGACAACTAGAACGTTTAACATCACCGTATACTACTTTAGCGTGATGCTTATAAGTGGTACAAAGAGACTTAGTTAATTTGGCATAGTCATCTGTTGTAGTTTTAGCTAACCAACTTAAATCAATGTACAATATCTTCAATTTTCTTCTCCTTAAAATATGTTAATTTAACATGAGCATTATAATTAGGTTCGACTATTACCTGTGTAGCATCGAATACAATAGTATCCCTTGGACCAAGTGAGTTACGTACAGCCGCATCATGATGAACTAAGAATACATTACTACATCCATAGTTAGCTAATAGTTCTCTTATAAAGCTAGCTAGTTTTTGATTGTGTACTGTATCAAAACCACCACCTACTTCATCTAGGAATAAAGGTAAACCATTTAAACCTAAACTAATTCTAGTACATAACATAACAGCTAAATTAATAACTGATACTTGAGACTTACTACCTTTAGATACATCAGGTATAGGTTTACCACCAACCGTGAAAGGGAACTTATAGTCCATTCCTTTCTTACCTTCAATAGAACAAGGTAGGATAGTTAGTGGATAACCCCATAACTTAGCTATAACTAGACTTAATTGTTTAGCAAAGGCATCAACGTAGCCAATCAACTGTTCTGCAATTAAACCAGTAGATGGACTAAACGCCATTTCTAATACTTTAAAACGTTCAATACGTTCTTTAGTATTATCCAACATCCCCTGTAAACTACTTATAAGATTAACAAGAATCTCATTATCATTAACTTTCTTAGTTACATTAGCTAACTGTACTTGTAAATCGCCCTCAATAGCTTCTAGAGCTACATTAGACATTACTTTGATATGACGTTCCCTAAGTTCACCAAGAGACGTTAGGTTGTCTTTCAGCTCCGTTAATAAACTAACATGTTTCTTATATAAAGAACCAGTATCAGTAATGGTAATAAGTAAGTCTTCTTTTTCTTTACGTATTCCCCTAAGAGACGCAATCTCTTCTTCTAAAGCTTTAACTTCTTTATCTAACTCACCAACATCACCAAACCCCTTAACAATATCATGTTCTTTCTTTAAGGCATTAAGTTTAGCTAGTTCTTCTTTACTAGTTAGACCAACTTCTAATTGATAAGCAGTACGACCATCTTTATCTAACTGTTTAGTTATTTCGTTTATATCTGCTATTTCGTTAACGTAGTTATGTATAAAAGACCTATACCAAATACAGTCTTCATTAAGTTCTGCGTTAATATAATCTTCAACATACTTACGTCTAGCTATTACTGAGTCGTATGATTCAATATCGTACGTTAAATGTTTTATTTCTTCTTCTAACTTATTAAGTTGTTTGGTGATAGAATCTATCTTACTGACTAGAGTATCACAACTTACTTTATTAGGAGAGAATGAAGTAGAACATTCAGGACATTCTACTATATGCTTATCATCAAGTTCAGAAAGCTCCCTATTCATCTGAGTGGACTGATACTCTAAACGCATCTGTAAGTCCATCTTCTCCTTAAGAGTTACTGAGAGAGCTTTATACTTCTCTGAGTCGTAAGGTAGAACAAGAGAATCTGTGTTGTAGTCTTTATCCGATATAAGATGATTAGATAACTGTCGTGGTAACATACCAATAGATGCTGATAAACTAAGAGCTAATTCAGAACTAGTTAAGTATTTAATTAAATCTTTATTAGAAGCTTGAGCTATATAACGTCTAGCATCATTTTGAATATCAGTAAAGTAGCTTATCTCCTTATCTACTTTAGTTATATCTATACCTTTACCTGTATCTAGTTTACGTAATAGACTAGTTTTATCTTCTAGCCTAGTAACTAAACTATCAACTTTATCAGTAACAGACTGTATTTCGCTCTTAACAGCTACATGGTAGTCACGTAATGATTCTAAGCTAGATACATCGCTAAAAGGATTAATAAAGCGTGAGAGTCTATTGTAGCTAAGTTGTGTATCTTTACACTTTTGTTCTAAGTTACGTATGTTACTTATAAGACGATTAGCTTCTTCTTTACTTATAGAAGTGTCACGGCTAAGTAGAAGTTCCTTAACTAACTTACTATACTTATCTTTATGACTTACTAATTCTAATACTTCTTCTTCTCTAAGTAATTTGCTAGCTTCTGTAGTGAGCTGAATGTTTATATGTTTAGCTGCACCTTTTAAACTGTTTAACTCTGAGGTAATTTTCTTGTAAGTTTGAAATGGATAATCGAAGTCTATACCGCTGATAGTTTCAATCCAAGTACGACGTACATTCTTATCCGAATCGGTAAATGTAATATTACCCATTGCAGCATCCCATAAGAAAGGAGTCAGACCAAATAATTGTTTAACTATAGCTAACTGCTGAGTTATAGTACCACCATCATTTAAGTTCTCGCCTGTATCTTCGTTATATAAATAATTACGCTTATGGTCACTTACAAACTTGTACTTAACTTCATTAAATCTAAATCTTACAATCTTGTACCCACCTACATCAAATAAACTCTTTTCAATAGGGAAGATATTTAATTCGCTAATAAATGTTGTTTTACCACAACCATTTGTACTGTTTAGGATTTGTAGCTTCTTATCAAATGAAGCCTTTAAGTTTCTAATTCTAGGTTTACTAAATCCTAAGAAGTTTTCAAGCTCAATCGAATCTATGTATAGATTGAGAGCATTAGTACTATCACTGATAGTCTCTGACATAAGGAATACCTTTTCATGCTAATTCGGTTACATACCTAGTCAGACGGATGTTAAAGTAAAAAAAAGAAGAGCCTAAGCTCTCCTTATATAATCCATATCAGGATTTAAATATCTGGTGTAAATCTTAATATGTCATCTGAGTAACCAAGAAGTAAATCGTCCATACCATCTATATCAGTTTCAACTAGATTAAGTTTACAGAAATTAACCGCATGTTTCATTTTCTTGAATATACGTAGTTTGGTATTTTCCTGATTGAAGATATCGCGATGTAGTTTAATCTTTACTTTATCTTCTGTTCTTCTAATGCGTGTTGTAAAGTCTACCGCAGGAATGTATTGTACATGAGATACCAAGCAGACCTTATCTTCATCCGATACTGGTACAGTTATACCTAAGCTGTTAAGTACGCCTATAGCTCTATCGCCCTGTAGAGTTTCAATCTTAGAATCAGAATAAGGTAACTTGATTTCACCAGTTCCTATAATATGTAACGACTTATACTCAGTAGAATCCATAGACTTACGTAGTACTGTCATAGGGTAGATGTGTGTACCATCTGTAATAAATACCTTCTGACCTGAGTGTAGCTCTTTAAATTTAACTTTTACTTTTTGAGTTTTCATTTTATATACCTTATTTAAATGGGTTAGTAGGTAGGAGTATAAACCCCTACCTAAGTTTAGAATTATATTCCGCGCACTTCTGCAATTAACGTACCTTTTTCTATCTTAATATCGGTGAACGAGTAAGAATGAATTAATAAAGAACCTAGACCGCGTCTAGATATTAATTCAACAGAAAAGTTATCAGTATCGCTAGTACCTAACATATGGAATAAATTTAAAGGTGTACTAGAGGCTAGACTAATACCCAGCTCTATTACTGTAATTACGTTTGCCGGTAAAGTAATATCGTCTTTAGCTAAAATATTCCAGTACAGACCACAGTCAACAACATCTACAAATAAAGATTCACCAGTCTTTACTAGTTTAGCTCTACCGTTGGTAAGTAGTGAATAGATATCGTTAAGTGTCTGATGTACTTCATCGCTAACTTTTAGAACACGACGACAGATGTCAATATTTGAACATATCTTAAATTCAATTATCTCATCAGATGTGTTAGGTAGTATAGCTGCGAATTCGTTACGGAAACGAGCTAGTCGACCGAGAAGTAAACCAGTCCATAGTTCTAATGCTTTATCGATGTTATGATTAGCCTTGGAGACATGAAGAGCATTTTCTACGTCTAACTTGTCACGTTCCATTCTTCGTTGATTTCTAACTTCTTTATAGTCTCTCTCTTCTTCTTGAGCCTTAGCTATAACGTCATTATCTATAGCTTTTAGTTCATTCAGCATAGACTTAAGTGCTTCATCATTTAAGTTAGAACATGCTAACCTAACAAATTCTTTACCTGAAGGATAAGAATGTTCCTCCCAGCCTTCCACTGCTGCTAGAGGTATCATTCTTAACAGTGGTAAGGTAAGTACTTCGGTGACATCTAAGTCATCCCCGCACCCACCGATTATACGTTCTATCTCATCAGAGATAGCCTTCTTAATCTTAGTTGTACTCATTTTTAATACCCTTCTTTAAAGTATAGTTATAAATGCGGCTATAATTGCCGCTAGAGATTTATATTTTAACATCTCACGCATATGGTAAATGTCATCGGATATATACCCGTAGTTTTTCTTTTCTTCTTCAATACCACGATGTTCCCAGACCATAGTCGGTAATGTATAGAAGTTAATAAAGATAAAGCTAATAACGGTTACGTTAATTCGGTCAAAGCCAAACCACCATTCCTGATTTTCTATATACCAACTAATAAGTAAAAGAGACCATGATACTATTAGAGTTACCGCTAGTAACAAGTTAAACTTTTTCATACATAATGTCCTGTACGTTAGTTACATAGACCGCTGTGTTATTTGTTAAGTGTCTATATATTTCAACTTCACCTGAACAATTAGAAATACCGAAGTACTGACCAACTGTAGTGTTATTAATACCTGCATCAATTGAACCTACTCTCATCCAAGGACTATTAGTATTAAACCTTTCAGATAAACCAGTAACCTTAGAATATAGATGGTGTCCGTAGTGTGTGTGTGTAAACTTGAACAAGATAAAACTGTAGATGATAATTATCGCATACCATCCATTGATATTGAATCTTAATTCAGGATTGTCTGTTATATACGAGGCAATCAATAGAGACCATAGAACTGTTATAGTTACAGTCAGTAATTTAGTTACTATAGAGTGTTTACCCAGAGTAATAGTCTGAGTTAATTCGTTTTTCATTTTGTTCCCCAGAATTGAAAGAGTTGCTAATATTATTAGAGTTACAATTAGTTCGATATTAAACATGTGATAATCCTTATTTTGTTTATATTAATATACTTATACACTTCTATAATATATAGATATAATATATTAGAGTTTAGGAAACTCTAGAATTGTATACATCTCGTCCTGCACTCTGAACTTATTTAACATTGGGTTAAGGTCAGGGTTTATATCGGTAGGTTTTATTGTAAACTTAGTAACGGGTAAATCCTTATCTACATCCAACCAGTAATGCATATTGGTAGGATTACGTATTATTAAACTTCCCCAAACTAAGGTCTTTAAATTTACTACGTCGGTGCAGAGTATAGTTAGGGAGTCTACCGACTTATCCCTAACTACAAACTTACCATCAACGCAATCTGTTATAGTTACGTTGTTTCCCCATATCTTAGGATTAACCTCATGTAATTCTTTTAAGATAGCATCTAGAACTTCTGGTGCTTTTGTAGATTGAACTAGAGCATGACGCTTAGTGATGTTCTGCTCACCTATAGTAGCCATCGACTGATAGATATAAGCGTATGCCTTATATTCTGAATCAATGTTATCTTCTGGATTAACTATATCGAAGTTATCATTACGATGTATACGTCGCTCCTTAAGAACATCAAGAGGAGGCATTAACCATACAGTACTATCTGCTATATACTCAGACGCAGTTGCTAAATGTACTTCACGTACAAAGTCAACGCCATGTAAAGCATGTTGAGTAACTAATGTACTAAAGATACTACGATTAACAATGATTAAGATATCTTCTTCTAAAAGAGGCTCTATCTCTTTCTTGAACAACTCAACTCTAGCTGCTTGAAATAGTAAAGCTTCACACTCACGCGTTCTAACTATATCTGATTTTATCAACGCACGGATTGCATGAGCCATAGGAGCAGACTCTAAGTTACTATCATCGCCACCCGGTTCTCTAACTACTTTAAACTTAACCCCACGTAAAGTTAAGTCTCTGGCTAGGTTTGTTATAGCAAAGTCTTTACCTGCGCCTTTTGGACCTTCTACGTATATAATTGTTGCCTTAGGCATTTTTTATTCCTTATTTAATTACTTTAAAATCAATAGCGTACTGAGTTAACATAAACGCTTCATCTGACACGTCGAACTTAGATAACGTATAGTACCGTTTACCTTTAGTACCCTTTATAGGATCGTATATAGTTCGTTTACCATCTATTTGTTCTAAGATGATATTATGCAATGCACCCAATTCATTTAAGCTAGCAACGCATAGGACATATATACCATCGTCGACTACACGTTCTAATGTATTACACTCGGTAACGTTAACTCCATTTTCTCTAAGAAAGTCAGAAGATGTAATCTGACCTTTTAGATTTTTAACATGGAATGTTTTAAGTAACGATAATATAGGTACATCTAATATCATAGCTATACATGCTGTAGTACAGGTATGGTTATCTATTTGAGTTTTAAGATTTAAGGGCATTTAATTCTTTCCTTGCCGCTGCTGATGCACCACGTAGTAAGAAACGACTACCATATTGTGCATGATAAAATAACCAACCTTCATCTGTAGTAATCACAAACGCGTAACTAACCGTATACTGGTCAATCATCCATGTAAGTAATTCTACTTTAGGATTATCTTTAACTAGTTTGTTTAAGAAGTTACGCTCAGGTAAGTCATACTTAACTAGTGCTTTAATGCTGATAACTTTATCAGTTTCAGGTAATTTAACATTATCTAGTTTAAAGAATTTAGTTTTACTAGTGAATTCAGAATTTAGTTTTAACTTACCACCATCATCGTAGTAGAATACATCAGTTAAGTCAGTAACAGCCATATTAGATGATTCTGCTTTACCGTGGATGTGTGCAAGTAGTCTAGTCTGATTCTGTTCTAACTCACGCTTAATCTTAAAAGCCAAACGTGGTGGATTAAATACATAACTCAAGTCTTTACGTGGACAATTCAAAGTAAAGATATCCCCATGGATACTATGACCTAATACATCAAAGTTACCATCGTCGATATAGTTACTAGTACCCGGACTAAATAGTTCACGACGTCGATACGCTACCATCTGCTCTGTACTATAAAGACCCTTACATACTTCACGTTGATATTTAAATACACCTTCCATGTAAGCATTAGGTTCTTTAAGAATCATAACGTTGTAACGGTCTTCCGCACTTAACTTACCTAATACACGTAGACGTTTATTGTTACCAGTAAAA